CCGTGAAAATTAACTCTATTGCATTAGAGAGTGTAAGTTACAAAGCAGGTGCATACCACCTGATTCTTAATGTAGAAGGTCCTGACATGGGATCAGAATTTGAAGGATTCTTAGTAGACAAAGACAAACCTACTGGTCCCCGTTACAAAGGCCAGATTGGTAAAGTTAAGTTTGGCTTTTATCCTTTCTCTGATGGTGAAACCAAAACTGGTATCAAGATCAGTAGAGATTTGAGTATTTTACGTGCAGTACAGCAGTTATGTATTGCCGGAAATAAACTTGAGTGGTTTGAAGAAGCAGATGGTAAGTTTGCAACTATTGAAGATTTTGTTAAAGCAGCCGGTACAATCATTTCTGATGATACCTTATTTAACATGTGCATCAATGGTAAAGAGTATGAGAAGAATGGTTATATCAACTATGATTTATTCTTACCAAAGTCTAGCAAAGAGGCCTATGCTGTAGAGTCTGCAGCTGCAAGCCCAAGTAAATTAATCTCTTACAATCCTGAGTTACATATCAAGAAAGCTAAGGTAGAAACAGTAGCATCATTTGGTGATACTAATCCTTTTACCTCTGATTCTGGTACATCTACAGGATTTGAGTTTTAAGTTTTAAAGTTTATTATATAAAAGGGGGATTATATGGTCCCCCTTTTTTATTATTGCAGTTATGATTAGTACGAAGATCCTAATTCCGGATATAAAGTCAGTACCTATTACATGGGTATTTGAGCATTATTGTAGATTAGATCAGAAGTTAACTGGTCAAGATATTAAGATAAAGTCCGTCTTTAATCCTAGTGAAAGAACTCCTAGTATGTGTATTTACTTTAAACAAGATAAAGAAAAATATTACTACAAAGATTTCTCAACGGATAATGGTGGTGATTGTATTGATTTAGTACAGAAGATGCTTGCTATAGATAGCCGGTTAAATGCCATGCATAAGATTGTAAGAGATTACAATGAATTTGTATTACATAACAACGGTGGCTATGATTTACAAGTGTTTAAACAGTACAATAAATACAAGATTGATAGATATGAAGTTAGGCAATGGAATACACTAGATAAAGATTACTGGAGTAAATATGGTATAGGTTCTAAAATGCTAGAGCACTATAACATAAAACCTCTAAGTACTTATAGTATGTTTAAAGAAGAGGATGGTATATATAAAGTCTTAAATATTGAAGGCTCTAATATATATGGTTACTTCAAGAAAGATGGTACACTAGTTAAAATCTATCAGCCTAAAGTTCAGAAGAAGAAATTCTTAAAAGTAAAAGATTATGTACAAGGTAGTGAGCAACTATTGGGTAATGATTTATTAGTAATTGTATCCTCTCTTAAAGATGGTATGTGTTTAAAGAAGATGTATCCCCATATAGATTTTCTGGCACCAGATTCTGAGAATACAATGATTAAGAAAGAATATCTAAATGTCATTAGTGGTAACTATAAAAGTTGCTATATACTATTTGATAATGATGATGCCGGTAATAGAGCTACAATAAAGTATTGTAATCAATTTCCTTATTTAAAATATTTATATTTGCCTTTCTCTAAAGACATCTCTGATTCTGTAAAGGATCATGGATATCAAAAGATAAAAGAATATTTAGATAATTACTATGACAACATTTATCATACCGGGTAACACACCTTCTAGTAAGAATGGTAGAGTATGGACAGGCAAATACAGTATTGCAAGCGCTGCCACAAGAAAGTGGAAACTTGCTACTGATGAGCACTGGAAAGCACAAGCCAAACAGTTTAGAAAAGAATCTAAAGATCTTGGTAAACCATTGTATATAGAGTTTAAGTTCTATAGAAAGAGCAGACATAAGTTTGACTTGATTAACATAGCACAGGCTGTACAAGATGCAATGGTAAACTATGATTGGATAGATGATGATAACGCTGATGAACTAGTGCCAGTATTTGCTACTTATGAGTATGATAATAAAAACCCAAGAGTTGAAATTAAAATCCTAAAGAAATGGAAGTAAAAAAGAAGATTAAGGTAATGTATGCTTTTAGTCAAGCTGCGGCTCTTTATGTAGACATTCATGGTTGGGATGCATTGTTTAGTAATAAACATGAATCAATGCAGGTAGACTATGATTATGGTATTAAAGAATTTGATACTAAGAAAGAAGCAGAAGCCTATGTTAATGGTGTAAATGATGCAAATGGTTGGACAGACCCTGTAGCAGAGATTGTGTGAAAGAATCAGATTTAAAAGAAATTAGAAAGGCTTATATATTAGCTAAAGCACTTAATGTGCAGTATCAGTTTATTAGAGAACTTGTAAATCCAGAACTTAAAAAATCTGTAAACGAGGCAAAAGCTAAGAACTCTCATGTGATATCTATAGTTAACAGGTATTTCTCTAAGAGGAATGTAGATGGATCATTTGTAGATCAAGAAGAGGAATTAGCATTTCAGTTTTTAGAAGAACTGGATAAGATTACAAAACTTTAAAACCAATTTACTATGAAAAAAGACGAAGAACTGGCATTAGCCGGGAAAGAACTTATGCTTGAACAACCCTTCTATGGTATGTTCTTGATAGGTCTCAACAAAGAATGGAATGACAAAATTCCTACCGCTGGTGTCAGCAAACACAATATTAACTACAAGCTTGTAATTAACACAGAATTCTGGGCAAGCTTACCTCATGATCACAAGAAAGGCTTATTGTGGCATGAGTTATTACATATTGTGTTTGATCACCTTAATTTACGAGATGAGTTTGCAGACAAACAGTTATTTAATATAGCTGCTGACTGTGAGCTTAATCAATACATTACTCCAAGTTGTCTTCCTGACGGTGCAATCTTACCAAGCTCATTTCCTAATTTAAATCTTCAATTTAGGGCAGGTACTAGATACTACTATGACATGCTACAACAGAATAAAGATGATGAAGATGTACAAAACATGACAGGCGGTGCTGGTGATATGCATCCCACATGGGAAGAGTTTGATAACTTAAGTGATTCTGAAAAGAAACTACTTAAATCTCAAGCTGAGTATCAACTTAGAGAAGCCGCAGAAGAATGTCTCAAATCTAGAGGTCATTTACCTGGAGAGATTAGTGAGATTTATAAAAGAATTACTGAGATTACTCCAAGTAAATTTAACTGGAAGGCTTATCTTAGAAGATTTGCTGGTAACTCTTATATAGTTGAGACTAAACTTTCTAGAAAGAAAATTAACAAAAGATATCCGGATGCTCCCGGACTAAAATTTAAACCCAAGAAACATATCTTGGTTGCAATAGATACATCTGGTAGTGTGAGCAATGATGAACTTGTAGAGTTCTTCAATGAAATTAAACACATGCATAAAACCGGAACAGAGATTACAGTATTACAGTGTGATACAGAGATTACTAGTGTTGAGAGTTATAACCCTAAGAAGGATGTAGAAGTCAAAGGTCGTGGAGGTACTGAGTTTGATCCCGTACTAGAATATTATAACAAGAATACTAAAAGATACACATGTCTTATTTATTTAACAGATGGTGAATGTTATACAACAGTTACACCAAGAGGTAGAATGCTTTGGGTTATTTCTTCAAAAGCCCAAATCAATGAGCAACTACCCGGTCCCCAAATCCAATTAAATTAAAAACCCTAAAAACATGGCACAAGTAAAATTAAACAGCGCTGAATTAAAAGATTTCATTAAGCACGTAATTAACAACAACAGATTCATTCAAGGTCAAGGTAAAGTACCAACAGCTTTGAATGTAGTAGGTAATGCAGGTCTTGGTAAAACTACAATTGTCTCTAACCTTGCAAAAGAAGAGGGTATGCAGTTTGTAAAAATTAACCTTGCAATGATAGAAGAGTTATCAGATCTAGTAGGATTTCCAGTTAAGGAATTTCAGATTGGTAAAGATACTCCTGATGGTCTTAAGACTAAGTGGGTAACTGAGATGGAAGCTGAGCTAGCAGTTAAGGCCGGGTTTAAACTAACCGGTGCAAGGCGCACTGCTTATTGTGCACCTGAATGGATTTCTGGTAAAGGTGAGTCTGGTATCTTATTATTAGATGATTACACTCGTGCAGATCCTAGAATGATCCAAGCATGTATGGATTTGATTAACACTCAGGAGTATATCTCATGGAAGTTACCTAAAGACTGGACTATCATCCTAACTACTAACCCTGATGGTGGTGACTATCACGTAAATAGTATGGACGTAGCACAAACTACTCGCTTTATTTCTTGTGACTTAAAGTTTGATGTAGACTGTTGGGCACAGTGGGCAGAAGAAACAGCTATGGATGGCAGATGTATTAACTTCATCTTGAAGCATCCTGAAGTTGTTACTGAGTCTACTAACCCACGTGCAATTACTACATTCTTTAATGCTATCTCTAGCTTTGAGAAGTTTGAAGATAACCTACCTATGATCCAAATGATTGGTGAAGGTTCTGTTGGTGCAGACATGACTAGCTTGTTTACTTTGTTTATCAATAACAAACTGGACCAGTTGATGTCTCCTAAAGACATTATCTTACATGACAATGAGGACTATATCATAGGTACTTTGAAGTCTACAGTTGGTAGAGGTGACGATTACCGGGCAGACATTGCTAGTATTATGAGTACTAGGATTGTAAACTTTGCCTTGGCACACTTCAAAACAAATCCTATGAAGAGTGAAGTAATCAAACGTTTTGAGAAATTAGTGGTGGATGAGATATTTGCTATTGACCTTAAGTATATGATTGTAAGAAATCTTATTAATGGTAACAAGCAAAAATTTCAAAAGCTTATGTTGAACGATAAAGTTATGGAGTACACAATCCGATGAAAAATTTGTATTTAAGAATAGATGGTAATAAGTTTCAAAAGAAAGTAGGTGATACTTATTCTCCTTATGGTTTTAGTAGTAGTAACTATAAAGACTTGTTAGAGTCTCTTAAGTTAGAAAGCGTTAATATTGTAGATCCAACAATCTTTGATGGATTAAATACATCATCACAAAGTCTTGTAGCTGGTGACAAAGTATTTATAATGCCGGGGGTAACCATCCCTCGGTATAAAATACGGGAAACTGGTAAAGAGATTGGTTTTGATATAGTAAGAAATCAAACTAAAGCAACCAAAGTAGTCTTTAACAAGAAACAGGTTATAGAGGAAATGATAGACAAAAGAAATGAGATGGGAATACCTATTAATAGTGTAAAACAAATGTTTGAAACTTATAATATTAGTGCTCCTGAACTAGATGATCCAGATACAGGTAGTTATGTTGTTGTAGACTGGTCATTACTTAGAGGACTCAATCATGTCTATAATAGTGTTATATCTGGCAATAGTGATGGTCTAGAAACTAATCATTTTTATACTTATCGCTTTAAAGAAGATGCTTATGAGCAACTAATCAACGACTTGCTAGCTAATACTAAAGTTATCATCTCTGATAAAGATGTAATGAAACAGTGTAATGGTTCTCAACCACTTAACTCTGAATCTTATGCAAGGTTACTAAGTATGTTTAGTTCAAATCAAAATCAGGAAATTGGCTTGGAGTTATTATGTAACTGTGACTATGATCAGTCTATGGTATATATCTTGAAGTTGATATCTAGATTTAATCTACGTAATATGCCCGGTACAAACCATGTAAACTATAAAGCATTTAGACAGTACATGACTACACACTGGGATATTGATCCTAACTATTACAGTGGTGATATTATAGATATTGTTCGTAGATTAGCAGATGGTGGTAAACTTAAAAGAGAATACCTGTCTGAGTTTAAAGAGGATATTCTAAAGCATGTAAAAACATATGGTGAAAATAATATCTTCACTATAAGTGCAATTCAAATGAATGAAACATATAAAGAAAAAATAGTAGAATGACAGATCAAGAGTTAATAGAACAGTTTTATAAAACTAAGTATTACATTAGTTACTCAGGACTAAGCAAACTAAGGTTTAGTCCTAGATTGTTCTTCACTCATTACATCCTCCAACAAAAAGAGGAATCGGTTGGTGCACATTTGGTAGAGGGCAGGTTAATTCACTGCCTTCTACTACAACCGGATGAGTATGATAATCAATTCTATGTAGCTAAAAGTAAACTTCCTTCAGATAATCTTAAGGATATTGTAGATAAAATATTTAGAGAGCACCCTGAATGTAGTGATTTGTCTAACTTTCAAGATGAAATCTTAAACATTTTAATAGAAAAGAACCTTTACCAGACACTAAAAACGGATGAGCAAAGACTAGCCAAGGTAATTACACCAATTACTACTGACTATCTCACTGATCTTATAAATAGTATTGGTAAATCTGTAATTGATCAGAGCACATATGATAAATGCTTACGGGTAGTAACTAAGTTTAAAGCTAATCCGGAAGTTAGATATCATCTAGGTCTAGACATTACAGAGTTTGATGATGTTAAATTTCATAGAGAGTTACCGGCATCTTGTGATTTAGTTGATTACAAGTTTGGTATCAAGGGTATTCTTGACAGTGTAATTGTAGATGATGTAAACAAAGTAATTAAGATAGCAGACGTTAAGACTACTAGTAAGACAATCCCTGAATTCAAAGAGAGTGTAGAGTACTACAACTATTGGATGCAGGCAGCAATGTATGTACTACTAGCTAAATGTCACTTCTTAAAACTTGATTACACTTACGAGTATTCTTTTGTGGTGGTAGACAAGTATGAGCAGATTTATTGCTTTCCTGTTTCTCAGTTAACACTTGATGACTGGAATGAAAGATTTAGAAAAGCGCTAAATGAAGCACATTATCACTATGAAAATAGAGATTATTCTCTACCTTATGAGTATATTGTAAACAAAATAATACTATGAAAAAATTACATGACAAGTACACACAGAAATCCCGGATATTCTTATACCCGGCACTAAACATTAGAAGAGGCAGTCATATCAAACCTATACAGACTTACATTGCATGGGAAGAGATTGTATCTCCTACTGATAGAAAACTTATTTGCGTTTATGATATACAAGATAATGAAGACTATCAAATCTTTGAGAGGGTTAAGTTGTTTGGTAATGATAAATTCTGTGAGTTTAGACAGACTACAGATAACAAGGGTATTTATATTTTTACATTTGATGACCGGGCTTATGACTGGGATAAATTTGTAAAGGGTAAATATTCTCAACTGTCTGATGCTGCTAAAGATGAGATTGAAAGATTCTATGGTAAAGACTCTAGTACTTATGAGTACGTAATGAGCTATCTATACCCTGAAGACTATTTTGATATCTATGCAGAGCTGTTAGGAGTCAATGTAAATATCCTAAAAGGCGTTGGAGAATTATGTGCTCCTTATAACGCTGAAAAAGAAACACTTAAAATACCTGTAGAGAATTTGGAAATGAAAGATTTAATTATTTGATTTGTGTATATGAAAGATAGTATGTTATGTATTAGTTCCGTATGGAACGGTCAGGAGAGTTTTAAGGTTATACCTTTAGTAGAAACTTGTCCTTATGTAGAAATGATTTATGATCCAGAAGCAAGCATGTTGGTTATCATCTCAAAAATTATTAAAGATGCTTACCATATGATTCCTAGAATGGATGATAAAGGTGATGTAGTATTTACTAAGAACAGAAAGAATCCAGAGAAAAGTTACGCGGAAGAGAGAAGACTGGTTGAGTCTTTCCAAGAGTATTATATACATAAGAAAGAAGAGATCTTAGATATCATTGCTAAATTTGCAATGAATCATGATACTTTTAACTTTAGTATCTTGGAAAAAGAATCAGTAGGAATCACGGGTCCAACTCAAGTATAGGGTCTTGAGGATTGCCATATAAACCAACAATTAAGGGGGATGTAATAGTCCCCCTTTTTTTTCTAAAACTATGAAAAGACATTGGGTAATGGATATAGAAACTATGTCAGATTTCTTCTGTGCTGTATTCGAGCACTATAAAGAAGAGTCTGTAACAGAGTTTGTAATATCTTTTAAAGAGAATCAGATTAAAAAGTTAGTAGATTTTATTAATGAGAATATTAAAAGTGAAGAATGGCATATTAGTTTTAATGGTCTTGACTTTGATGCACAAGTAATACAGTACATCATTGATCATGCTCAAGAACTTATTGCACTAGATTCTGCACAAATTACAGATAAACTATATAAAGTAGCGCAAGATATTATCTATAGAAAGAATAATGGCGAGTTTGCTTTGTATAGTCACAAACAATTAAAGATTAACCAGATAGATTTGTTTAAACTTAATCACTGGGACAATCCGGCTAAAAGCTCTAGCCTTAAATGGTTAGAGTACACATTAGATTGGCACAATGTAGAGGAGATGCCCATACATCATAGTGATAGCATAGATACTATTGAAAAACAAGAGATGGTACTAAGCTACTGTAGAAATGATGTAAAGTTCACCAAGAAGATAATGGAGTATAGTAAATCTCAGATTGCTTTACGTGGTGTACTTACAAAAGAATATGGTATTAACCTGTACAGTGCTAGTGAGCCAAGGATATCTAAAGAACTATTTAAGTATTTCTTATCTAAAGCTACCGGGATTAGTAGTTATGAGCTCAACGGTCTTAGAACTAACAGAACTCTTATCAAAGTAAATGATATCATTCTAGACTATGTGAAGTTTAAAACACCAGAGTTGCAGGCGCTGCTAGATAAGTTTAGAACTATTGAGTTAGACCCTAAAGAAACTAAAGGCGGGTTTGCTCATAGTGTAACTTATAAAGGTATGCAGACTGACTTTGGTCTAGGCGGTTTACATGGTGCACGTTCCGGAATCTTTGAAGCCAAGAATGGTATGATAATAATGTCATCAGATGTTGTAAGTTATTATCCTAACCTAGCTATTAAGAATAAATGGGCCCCGGCTCATCTTCCTAAAGAAGAATTCTGTGAGCAGTATGAGTGGTTCTTTACAGAGCGTAAGAAGATCCCTAAGAAAGATCCAAAGAACTACGTATACAAGATCATCTTGAATAGTACTTATGGCCTTAGCAATGATAAGAATAGCTTTCTGTATGATCCTGAGTTTACTATGCGTATTACTATTAATGGTCAGCTAAGTCTATGTATGCTTTATGAGATGATAGCAGAAGGTATACCCGGTGCTATTCCTATCATGCAAAATACAGATGGTCTAGAGATGATGATACCTGAAGAACATAAAGCAAAATATCTTGAGATATGTTCTGAATGGGAAACAATCACTCAGCTAGCACTAGAACATGACCAGTATCAGAAGATGATTATTGGGGATGTAAATAATTACATTGGTATAAATACCCACAGGGAAGCAGATCAAGAAACTCTAATTAGTCTTAAAGAAGATGAGCCCTATTATATTTATACTGATAATGGTTATTCTCCGGTAAAGTGTAAAGGTAGATTTGAGTTTCACCACTTAGCATTACATAAGAATAAATCTTTCTTAATCATCAGGAAGGCGCTCTATAATTACTTTGTATTTAATACCCCGGTAGATAAGACTATTCTGGAATCTAAAAGCATAGTTGACTTCTGTGGTGGTATAAAAGCAAAAGGTGATTGGAGATTTACAAGTAACTGCATGATTAAAGGTGTGCTCATAACAGAACCGTTACAAAAAATAGTGAGATACTATATCTCTAATAAGGGTTGTAAGATACTAAAACAACACAGAGATGGTAGAATCATACAAGTAGAATCAGGTAGATGGTTGCAGACTACATTGAATAAGTTAGATAAAAAAGATTGGGATGGTTATGATATCAACTATGATTATTATATTAACAATGCAATACGTGAAATTATGAATGTATGTCCAGAAAAGATAGCTTACCAACAACTAGAACTAAACTTATGATTAATATAGAAAAACAACCGATTCACAAGACTGAGGTCTTTATTCACAATGGTACTTACATAACTAAGGATGCATGGGAAGATGAGATAGATTTAACACCCTATCCTTTCTCATGCACACTTAGAATAGATCATCTACAACAATCTGTTACTTGTACTGTGGTTTGGCCACAACTAAAGCCACCTGGTACAGCTGATATAGAAGTAGAGATTGAGAAAAAATTAAAAAAGATTTATGTCAATCCTGAATGAAAAAGAAACATTAAAGATCCAGGTGCATAATTTAAAATTAGCACTTAGAAGAAAAGAAGAACAACTTACTAAGATTAAGGAAGAATATAGTAATGAGTTACAAAAGGTAAAGAAAGAGTACGGGATAAAACTATTACATCTACGTATTACTCTCTCACCTAAAAAGGAATTAACAGATAATGTTGTACCCTTGCTTTGTAATATACTACATTCTGTAACAGGTGTATCTGCTAAAGAGATATTAAGTAAGTCCCGTAAAAGAGATTACATTATACCTAGGTATGTGATTATTCATATACTTAGATTAGAAGGTAAAACACTCCAATTTATTGGAAAAACAATTGGTAATCAGCATCACGCAACTATTATACACGCTATTAGAAATGTAGAAGACTGGCATACATATCCGGATTACTACAAGAAAGAAGTGGAAATTTATAATAAAACAAAGAAATTGTTTGAAGAAGTGAAAAACTGATTATATTTGTATTGTCTTCTGATTTTCATAGTAATCACTCAATAATGTGTACTAGGTTATGCCTGTTTCCTAGTACACAGAGTGATTAGAAAACTAAAAACCAAAACAATGAGCACATTTAAACTAAGAGGTAAAAGAATTTTACTAAATAAACCACACAAAGAAACCTTTGGAATTGAATTAACTGAAGCTGCTAAAGCAGAAATGGATGCTGAACTTATGAAAAAATGGACAGCATTAGAAATATATGCTATCGGCACTGATGTAACTGAAGTTAATGTAGGAAACAAAGTATATATCCCTAGCTATACCTTACAATCTGCAGAAATTGTAGACATGCATGATCAAGGTATAAAGATTATGGTTGGGGAACAAGACATTGCCATTATTTGGTAATACTAGGTAACCACTAACCCACTGGTAGTAGGCGTTGATCAGGATGGAAAGCTGAGATCATGTAAGTCCTGCCTAGTTTTTAATCCCAGTGTTTATTATATCTTTCCCAATAGAATTCAGGAATAGTATCTGTATAAGCCTGTACGTAATCACATTTAAATATACTAGTATTCATCTCAGTAAGAGCTATGGTGATAATATCATCATTCTCATAACCCCTATCTAATAATCTCTCTTTTATCCAAGTATAGTTATTACCAGAAAGTACTGCTGCTTCTACTAAAATAATCTTATTATATAACACAGGTAATGCAGTGCTCTCTTTCTTAAACTTTAATTCATAGTAATCTCTCTCCTCACCAGGATAAGGAACATCTACTCCAATCATATCCAACATAGTACCTCCTTCAGAAAGATGGTGTGCGATTTCCATTGCTACCTTAGAAGAATAATCTGGGGACACATTAAGTACCACTGTATCATGGGGATCTACCCTAGGTAACCTGTTGAGCAAGCCTTGTATAAGCTCATACTCTTTTAAAAAATCTATATACATATTAATCACTAAAGGTCTTATATACTTCTAGTATAGGAGAAACTATACTGTGTCTGTGATTCTGTAATAAAGCAAAGACCTTAAATCCCTGAACATGTTCTTCTATACGTGCTAAGAAACTAAAACCAGATGTTTTCTTATCTTTAAGATCTATCTGAGCAATATCACCACAGATTACCATCTTACTTTCTTTACCTAATCTACCTAGAATAGCCTCCATCTGAGAGTGTGTAACGTTCTGGGCCTCATCTACAATGATGAAACTATTTACAAACGTCCTACCTCTTACAAATGCAAAGGGTACAATCTCAATATTACCAAACTCTATTTCTTTATCTATCTTCTCTTTGTTATAGAGACCATATAGATTATGATAAATAGGCGCTAACCAGGGGTCCATTTTTTCTTTAATGTCTCCGGGTAAGAATCCTATATCTTCTTTAGATACAGTAGGTCTAGTAATAATAATCTTGTCAACCTCTTTGTTAAATAACATATCAAGAGCAACTTGACAGGCTACAAGTGTTTTACCTGAGCCTGCCATACCTTTTAATACAGTTATTGGATTGTCTAGAATCAGAGACTTAGCTCTTTTCTGCTCCTCATTTAAAGTTATTTGAAACTTAATAGGATTCTTGGGCCTTCTTTTTGCTTTGAAGACCTCATCTTCATGTGAATTTGATGTCATGCTTGTTCTCCGTTGCAGCAAGGTATAGCATTTTGTTTACATACCGGGCACTGATAGTGACCATGTACAAAAATATACTCTACCCTACTATTACAAAATACACAATAATCAGAAGTTTTTATGCATGAGAGACTCTTGCACTCCTGATTGTCCGTGGTATTTGCTTCCTGGTTTTTTGTCATAAGTCTGGAGAATTTTACCAGCTACACGTTCAAACTTGATTTGACAGATCTTCATGTTTGGATAAATACGTAATGGTTTTACCACACGCATCTCTAATACTAGAGATCCCATAAATCCTGAATCAATAAATCCGGCACAGATGTGAATATCTAAACCTAGTCTACCTAGACTAGACTTACCCATAACTGTAGCACAGATATCTTCTTTTACTCCAATAGTTTCATTACATGAGTAAAGATATAATTCACCTGGCTGTAACACATAACCCTCTTCAGGAATCTCAAATTCCTCTACAGGATTAGGTTGTCTGCAGTCTAAAGTATTACCCGTATATATTTTACATTTAGGGTTTAAAGTTAAATCTACAGAGTTTGGATTTAAATACTCTTGTTTAAAAGGAGAGATAATGATCATACCTCTCTCGTGCTCCAATAAAATTTCAGAATCTGCTAATACCATACTGACAAAGATAGTAATTATTATCTACCTTGACCACGATATTTTGATTCAGGTGTAGCTTTTGGTCCAACGGATTTATGAGCCTTACCTTTTTTCTTATTTACATTTTTAGGTGCAAGGCTTTTAGCTAAACTAGTTCCGCCTTTTTTAGTTTTTGTTGCTGCCATATATATAATATACAGCATTTTTTAAGGATTGCTGCATAGTCTTGTAAAAAACCTTTTTGTTATGTGGTATACCAGATACCTCAACAAACATGGCATTCACAAACATTGTTTTAGTAGCAGTACCCATATAGGTTTTGCCATCAATAACAACTTTAGTTGTAATAATATATTGTCTCTTTAAAAACTGCAATCCTACAATATTTAGTAATTGTTCCGGCATTGCAATTGATACAATCTCTCCAGATACAATACTTCCGGAATCACATAGACTATATTTATCAGAGATTAACTCTTCTAGTGTTGCCTTAGCACCAAACTCTACAGGCCTGTCTAGTAAATACTTTACAGTAGCAGTGTTAGAAACAGTGTCAACTTTGTAGCATTGAGCACTCAGAGAAGTCATCATAATGACTAAAGCGGAAAGTATAAATAGTTTTTTCATGTTAGTAGGTTACTGCTCCAGAGTATCCCGGAGCTATTAAATATAGATTTAAAGTTCCTCCACTAGTTAAAGTAGAAGTTGAGAAGGTAGTTATTCCTGGATATGTAGTACGCACATTACCAGTAGAAGAAGAGATTGTATTGTACTCAGTAGCTGTAAATATTCTTACATCAGAGGCTAACCTCCATCTAGTAAATCTTCCTGACTTCCTAGCAGCTACATAATACTTGTCTGCAATGTTTAATCTTCCGTCATCATTAACATCAAATCTGTGATAAGATAATCCATTGACTGTAGACTTACCTAAGATAATATTAGATACTGTTTGAATATCTGTGCTAGTGTAAGCCTGAATTCTTGTAGGTACATCTACTTGTATATACCATTGCGTACTTGCAGTAGTGGTTCTAGAGAAAGCATAGTATCCTGAAGAGTTAGTATACGCTGTAGCATCTAAAGTCCAAGAAGAGGTTGTAGTAGTTATTGTCCCTACTTCAGAAGATTGATAAGAATGTGCAGATTGCGAAGGTCTTCTCCAGATAAGATATAATCCATCTCCTCCAGAGTATTCTTGCATGCGTGCAATAAACGTATAAGAAGTACCTGCGGTTAAACTCACACTACCGTATTTGTAAGTACCTACTCCTTTACCTCCATAGTATTCAATAATACTTCCTGTGTTTACTAACCACAAATCTGATCCATCATCAGAAGTCATACCAAAAGAATAACTACCAGTTTCTGCAGGAGTAAAAGTAAAAGTAACTTCAGTAGCATAATAATCTCCACTACTAGGAACAGAAGCACCAGCTGATGTTAATGTTGTGTATGCTCCAAAGTTTAAGGAAGAGTTACCAGACATTGTAACAGTGGACCATAAGGTAGTTGCAGCCCAACCTGTATTAAAACATCTATCCATCTCTGATCTTGTAGAGGGATAGGTTGCATACTGAGATGTATTTCCTGTACCGTAGTGAGTTCTATATACTTTAACAGAAGTAGAGTTATTACCTGATGTAGTTGTAGTCCTCTTATAAAGCTTTACAGGAACGTTTATAGCAGCACCTCCATTAGCACTATAGACATAACCTGAGTAGGTAAACTGTCCAAGCAAAGAGTTTGCAAAGAAGAATAAAACAATGATCCACCTCATAACAATAACTTTGCTCCCATTAATACTTGAAAGTTTAGGATATCTTGTCCTGCTACATAAGTTCCTCCTCCTGTAATACCTAAACCAAATGTCTTGGTCATCCTGTAGGTAAAGTTAAAGAAAGGAATTACAATAGGCTTAGCTTCAAATAAAGATTCTGTATAATACTTAGAGTAAGGAGAATAGATTCCAGCTGCAATAATTGTAGCATCTATACTCTTAGTAAGTTTACCCTTGTACATAAATCCACCTATAGCAATTGTAGAAATCATCTCTTCTCCAAATAGTTTACCATAGGTTCCTGCAGCTCCATAGAGTGCTGTAAAGTTTTTAACTGAGTTCACTCTTACAAACAAGAGTGTGTTTGATATTGATTTAGGCATTAGACTTAGACCGTCTGATACAACACTAATGTGTTTGTTGCCTTTTTTATTTGCTCCTATCCATGAACGGACACAGGAGATATTACCGATTTTAGCATTTACCATGTAATCGGCTGAAAAGCCAAGAGAAGAAGTACCATCTCCTTTTACTCTTGTAAAGGAGGCAGTACCTCTTGCATCTTGTGCTCCATCAGACTTAGTCTGAATACCAACTAAATCACCAGTTACTAATATTGCGGGCTTAGCAACTTCGGCTTTAGCTTTATTGGCTGCTTTTGCAGTACCACTAGACTGAGTCTTTTGTTGCTCAGTCTTAGTTTCTTCTACTTGTTGGTCGGAGGGTTTTTCTTCTTGTACTTGCGTTTTTTCTTCGGTTTTACCTCCGCTACCACCACTTCCTCCACCTTGGGAGTTTCCACTACTGCTTCCACTACCACTGGAGTTTCCACTGGAGCCGGAGCCACTGCTTCCTCCATTACCTTCTCCGCTGCCACTACCACTTCCGGGGTTGGTGTTGTCGGAATTCCCACCTTGATTTTCTGGTGGATTTCCTCCATTGCTTCCGTTTCCAGTCTCTCCTGACGAGCTGCTAGAAGAATTAGAATTACTAGAGCTACTACTAGTACGATTCCGAGAATTAGTTCTACTGTCATTATTATTTGTTTTATTGGTTGTCCCTACGTTAGTTCCTGAAGAGGTGCTAGATCCTACATCTATATTTACACTACCAACATTTGAAATAGCCCCTAAGTTCATTACATTGCTTACAATGTTTAGAGTCGTATTTGTTGTGGTAGTTGTAGTAGTAGTTACTCCAACTCCTTGACAGGGTGATGTATTTTTATACTTCAAATATACACTATTTATCCAATTGTCAAATGTTCCATCTTGTAATTCTGTATAAGAGAATGTTTTAACCTGTCCATAGTAAGCAATTACTATAGGACTAGACATATCGGCATTAATAAATTTTAACTCCTGTGTACAAGGATCTGTGTAGGAATACATAAAGCTCTGCCCATTTACGGACAGAGCTATTATCATAAATAGAATTAGTATTTTAGTTTTTAAATACACCTGACTTAATGAGATTTTGGATCACATTAGTGCAAGCAGTTTCAAGAGACTTACGGGTAGCTTTACCTACAGTACTTTGAGAGAATTTCATATCATCCAGAGACTTCAAGAATGATTCACCAGTCTTTGTTGATTCACCTTCACCAGAACCAATATAGATCTGACCTGTTTTAGCATCCACAAAGCGGACCTGTAAACGAATGAAGGTAGTAACCACAACTTTTGACTTAAGACCATCAACTTGCTCGTCTTCATCAACAGCAAAATCAGCCACAGTAACATAAACAAAGTAGTGAGCAGGTTTAATCTTACCTTTTCCATCAATTGGCTCATCAAATACACCTTTTTTAGAGGCTTTGAATTGAGTAACCATTCTTTCTTTGATCTCTGACTTTTCTTCTGTAAATATAAATCTGTTTGTTTCATCCAAATAATCTAGTACTGACTCAGCAAAACCAAGTCCTACATTCTTTTCCTGTAAAGCAGGATACAAAGAAAGAACTTTTGTCATATCTACACTAACTACTTGCACTGTTTTCTTAATAGAATCAGTATAAGAAGAAACTGTAGAGATATCTTTGCTCTCTACAGCTTCTCCATCAGTTGTTGTTTTCATTGAACCACAACCAGCAAGAGTCATGACTACTAAAGTCATAAACTTATTGAACCACTTTTTTACCATGGATCTTCTTCTTTAGGTTCAGGCTTAGCAGCAGGAGCAGCGGCTGGTGCAGGAGCTTGTTTCTCAATAACACGTTCTTTAATAACTGTGTTAGTACCTCCACCATTAGATTGCTTCTGTTGGTTAGTGTTGTTGTTCTGTAAGTTAATCACAACAGGTGCACCGGATGCAGCTTGTTCTGTTTTAGCTTCTTCTTTAGGCTCTTCTCCGCCACCTAAGTGGGTCATAAACCATGCACCTCCTGCAGTTACTGCAGTGGTGACTGCGCCAATGACTGCTTTCTTAGTAGCAGACATTACGCTTTCTTCTTGTTGTTCTTCAGACATAATATTAAGAGTTATTTGGGTTAGATAATGATTCTCCGTCTTCTTCATCCACCTTTTGTATTAGCATCTTGTCACGGTCTTCTGAGTTAAACCAGTAGTCTACTACTTTATTTAAGTTACCTACAAATGCACCAAAAAGAATTAGTAACATCTCTTTCCAGTTCTCTTGGATTTCTATTCCAAAGAATACTGCAGAGTTAATACCAAGGATAATAAAGAAGAACAAACCTAATACAATAGCTGTAATCTTCCAACGGTTTGCTTGCATTTGTTGTAGCATATAATAGAACCTGTTCTTAGGATCTACTACTACGGGTTCTGCTTGGTTAAGACCAAGTGCTTTTTTAATGTTCATTTGTTTACAATAATTTTAGAATGTAATACTTCGTGCTCTGTAACTACAGTAAGTACATATACACCATCAGAAAGACGATCTAAGTTAGCAGTATACTTGTATTTACCTGCAGGCATCTTCTCGTTTAGAATGGTCTGTATACGTCTTCCTACCTCATCAGAGATAGCTACATCTACGTCAGCATCTTGTTTAATCTGGAATTGGATCTGTACTGCACCATCTGTAGGATTAGGGAATACAATTACAGAGTTAAGGTCATTTAAAGAGACAACTCCTTTGTTAATTCTACGTACCTCTACAATACCCATAGCCGGGGTAATGTTCATGTCTTTAGACTTTACATCTCCTACGTATTTAGCACCAGTCCATAAAGCTGCAGTAGCCCAAGAGTCTTGTGGTTTCTTAGCAATAAACTGAAGAGTGAATACTTGCTCTCCATCATTTAAGAAGTTCTCGTTAGTTAAGTCAGCTGCTCCCCAAGATACTGTACCATTAGAAGGGTTTAAGTAAGAAGTCCACTTCATCATCTTTTCGGTGTTTTCTACTTTCTTAAACTCTAAGTAAGCAGTGTCATAACGCAAGTCTAACTGAAGAGCTCCTAACTGCTTACCATCTGTAAGAACTTTAACAGGAACGTTAACTAAGTTACCTTCATCTACAGTTACTTTAGGCATATTGATTTCAATAGTTTCTGCAGGGAAGTCATAAGCTACAGTCTCATCAATAATATAACGCTTAGCATTAGCAGGGTTTGTAATCTTGATAGGAGTCAAACGAGCCATCTTAAAGCCGGTAGAGTTGGCATCTCCTTTAACAGCTACGTAGTAAGTGATAGAATCTTTACCATCAATAGAGTAGTTGAAGTTGTTTACAGTAGCGTAGGTACCAGTCAAGTTAGAAGCAGCTCCATTGATAGCATTGTATTCAGCAACAGTAAAGAACATTACATCTTTCTTAGCATTAGGCCAAGCAGAGAATCTACCTGCTAAACGTCCGTATACAGAGTATACATCAGCAATAGTAATAGATCCATCAGTGTTGTTTACATCCATTGTGTAGTAATCAAATCCTGAAGGAGTGTATTGTGCTAAGATAGATTGGTTAATCTTCTGTGCATCTGCAGTAGAGAATACGTTACCAGGAGTCATTGTATCTCCTTTGACTACCATACGTACATCCCAGTAAGTAGTATCTAAGAATTTACGGAATACTACAACACCAGTAGAGTTAGTTGCTTTAGCTTCTACTTGAGTCCAAGATCCGCTAGGAGATTTCTTTTCTAAAGACACCCACAAGTTCTTAGCATCAGAACCTGTTACGTTCTTAAACTTAGCAGCAAAGCGTAATACTTTTTGGTTGAAGCGACCACCGTAAGAGTAAACTACTAATGTAGTATCGTTACCCCAGTTAGTAGCAGCTTTGTTTGCAAATGATTTAACACCCGCAACTTTCAAAGTCTTAATAGAATCTAAGTTGTTCCATACTGCACTTCCTGCGTGTGTGAAGGTTAAATCAAATGTAGCTCCATTAGAGTAGTTAAAAGTAGCATTAGATCCAGTGTAAGCTAAAGTTACAGTCAAGAATCCTTGTGCATTACTATCTACGTACTGAAGATACTGATCTGTACTAGAGATCTTTAAAGAAGGAACTACAGCAGTAAATGCAGTGTTATCGTAGAATACACGGAACTGCATACCGGTGATCTTCTCAGAAGTAGAGGTATTGTAAAAATGTAAAGGTGCTACTGTCTGTCCTACAGTAGTAGTAGCAACTTGGTAGCCAGAATCAATCACAACCCAGTGGCCTGTACCTGGAGATGTGCTAGAACTTTGCGCAAACATTACGGTTGCAAACAAAGTAGTTACAAGTGAAGAGATAAATTTTTTCATTTTTTTATGTTGTTAATAGCGTGTTCTGTGAGCCAAGGCTCTGGATTTTCTAAGTTTTTTATAAAGCTCAATTCATACATGTAACAAAATGTCTCCTCCTTTTCAGGAATCATCTCTATACCTTTTTTTGCTATATAAAGATGTAGGCTTTCATGTACTAGAACTACAGCAATATTATTTATAGAGTTTAGTTTAATATCATCTACAGCTATGTAGATATGACCTTTACCATTCTCTAGTTGGCAAGAAGAATAGGGACTTATCATAAAAGATACCTGAGTACAATTTGTATCAAGCATCTTATACTTATCTATGTCTACCTTCTTTATTAGTTGAATTGCTGAATCAACTTTTAAATCCCAACCGTCCCCAGCTTTGTCAATTTTGATTTGAGCAAAACAAGGGACGGCTAAGAATAAAAAGAGGTTAATAATTAACCCCTTCATAGATTATTTAATATCTTTAGACTCGATAAGAGTATAGGTAAAAGAGTTACCACCCAGTGTAGCAGCTTTCTTACAGATAGCCATAAATGCATCAAAGTCCGCAGACTTCTTGAACACTTGGCAACCCTCAGACCAGTTTTCCACGTAAGTAGAATCTGCACCAGCTTTGTGAATGTTAATACCGAAGATCCCTTCTTGTATCTTAGATTCATCATAAGTCATGTCTTTGTTAGCATCACGGTAAACTTTTACATTTGCCTTCTGCTTAAGGGCCTCATATTTACCTTGGTGCAAACCTACATGGTGTGAACCTGAATATTGACCAGGCACTAAACGTGCAACTCCAGCAGCGTTGTGAAATTCTTTAACACCCTTGGTTCCAGGATCAGTGGTAGCAGGCCAAATTTTAAATTTCCACTCACCATTCTCTTTATAAGAAAGAGTTAAATGATCATCAAATACATTGGTTACTTTGTTACCAGTAGAGGAATTACGGACACCAATAATGTTTACGTTAAAGTCTCCATTCTCGAAGTACTTATAACCTTTTGCTTTTACAGCAGCTTCAATTTGTTCTCTAGTATAGCTCATAATTGTTTATAGTTTATAGTTTATAGTAAACAGTAAATTACTCTTCAGTATTAGCTTCTGGCTTCTTCATGATTTTCTCAACAGAAGTCAAACCTAAACAACCAAAAGCCAACAAAGCAACAGCATCTACCAATGGTACAGATGGTGCAAAGTGAGCCTCAGTAAAAGAGTTAGCATACAAAGTAGCGCAAAGAGTAATAGTGCAGACTAAGCCACACAAGCGCTTCATAGAAACGGAGCCTTTTTCATCCTTGAAAAGACCTCCAATAAAGTTTAATAGTTTCATACGGTATTATTTTTTACCGCAGTTGATTCGGGATGCAGCCCTAGATGGTTTTTAGGGTACTACATATATAATATAGTGAAAATTAATTAGATTTGAATAACATACATATGATAGGTATAAACTTCCTTCCAAAACAAGATGTACTCTTAGGAGTAAATGTAGATGTCCTCAACTATGAGGATAATGGTAAAATGATTGAAGCAACAAGATTATCTTTTGGGATAATTTTTGTTACGGTATCAATACTATTTACTCACAAGTAAAATGTAGGGGGAGAAATCCCCCATTATTTTACATAGAAGTCTGTAACATTATCATATGACTGCCACCTGTTAATAGTATAAAGAACAGGTAATGCATCTGACCATTGTTTATTAAGTTTTAACTCACCTTTTCTAGCACCTTGTTTGTAATACAAACTTTCTTCATCAAAGGCATAGTTATAAGGAAAAGCAAATGTATCTCCTACAGCTTCTCCTAATTCACCTAATAATTTAGATGATGCAATAGGGCTCTTCATTAACATATAGGCATTAGTTGGACTAATAAAACTTGTTAATTCTGAAGTCTGTCTATCTGCTTGATAAGCCATAGCATTTAATAATCTCTTAAGCTCTTTATCATCATCATCAAAGTCCATACCTGCAATTAATGAAGATATGATATGAGCAATTGCAAATGAAGATAAGATAAATGTGAGCTCAGTTGCTATACGATTTAAGTTTTTAACTTGATCTTCTCTTAAACTTTCTTTTGCATCTCTTATCCTAGTAAAGATATCACCTCTGGCAGATTTAATATGTGCCATAAAATTAGCAAATGTCCGGTATCTTCCTTCAATCCAACCTAAGTTTTCATCATAGTACTCTCTTTTAAATCTTGCTTTAAATGCTGGATATACCCACTTGTGAAACTGAAATACAAGTTTACCAATACTATAATCTTGTAAAGCAGCTCTATCTTCAGAAGAATAGTTACCATGAATCTGTTTGTTTACTTCACGAATATTATTTCTAATATCATAACGTTCATTATCTGATAACTCAAATCCAGGCTTTAAAGATAACTTACCAGTATTAGGATCAAAGTCATAAGCATCATATATAGAAAGAGATTCACCTTTATCATTTATAATTTGCTTAGACATAAGAATAGCCATACCTACTTTACTCTGTACGTTTGTTTCCGCAGCATCTTGTAAAACATAGCCCCATTCCATTAAACCACCTTTCTGTTGTACCTCTCTTTGAGCCACACTATCTACCATTCTATATAGATAAAGTAATGCTTCATATTTAGATTGAGGATCTTTTTCACCATAGTAACCTTTACTTGTAGCTAAACCTTTAAATGTTCCAGGTAAATATTCACTATTGTAAACACCTACAGCTCTAAGCATAGCTTTCTTATCATAGAATAAACCACCACCGGTTTCTATACCGTTGTTTATTCTACCCATAGCATAGTTATTTATATTACCAAAGATGTTAAATCCTACATATGATAATGATGTTGCATTAAGTATCTTGTTTATTATATTATCTGCAGTAGTTTTATCAAACTCTTGCTCTTGATAATAAACCATCTTTAACCATTTCTTTAATCTAGTAGCTGTTCTACTCTCTGATCCTGATACAGTTTTAGCCTTTGTACCTGTAGATGTACGCACCAATACATTTTGAGATTGTACATATTCTCTATTCTCAACAACTCTCTTTAATGCAAAGATTGTATCTTCAGCATTACTTAAGTGTTGGTAGTTAGAAGCCATTGCTCTAAACTTAATTAAACTATCTACCAGATCAGTGTTAAGTTCATCTTTACTAAGCATTGCTTCATTTCTTTTAAGTTGCTGCTCTAACTCTTTTAACTTCTCTCTGTACTTAGTTGTAGATACTTTACCATCTCTAAACTCAGTTTGTAATGCTTCTATCTCAGATTTAATCTTATCTATAGTGAACTGACTTTTAAGCTTACCTGTAAAGAAAATAGGAGGTGTTTCAATAACATTACCCTCCTCATCTGTAAGAACTACCTTCTGATAACCCGCATCTGTAAAGCTTTTAAACCAGGTAGATATAGATTTAGTTAAAAGTGTAGTAGCGCTTGCAGGATTCTCTTTTAATTTATTTAAGAAGTTTTGTTTTTGTCTTGGTAACTTACCAGTCATGTCTCTCTTAACTGAAGGAGGTAACATCTTAAGAGCTCCGTTTTCAAATTCTTGTAACCAAAAATCATAGAAATCTTTCTGTGCTCTCTCTAGTTCTGTAGTAGGATTCATAATCTTGATATACTTTTCATCAAGCATATTTTCACCTGTACTAGCAATGTCACGCACTTCTTTAAACTCTGGCTTTACAAACCATCCTTTTCTAACTGTAGTAGCACCAAAATAACTACCATCTTTCTCTTTTTGTGCAGTTACATACTCAGAATAGTTATAGTATTTATTCTTATAAGCTGCATATTCTGCATCTGATACACCACGTTTTTTTCTCCAGCTATAGTTTCTATACTCTTCATACTTATCCCGGATCTTTTTAAAGTCATCGGTGTATTTATGATAGTCACCATCTTCTGGTTTATTATTAACTATTTTTTCAGCTCTAGTAAACTCACTATAAGCTTGTCTATTTAAGAAAAGTTCTTGGTTAAACTTAATATCTTCAACTTTAGCGTCATCTAAATTAGGTATGTTTATATATTCTAACCAGTTACCATTATTGTCTACAAGTTTATTTCTTAACTCATAGAACTTCTTATAGTATTGATAACCAATCTTTTGTACATATCTACCGGTAAATTTTCCATCTTTATCATACACCAACATAAAATCATAGTTAGGTGCTCCGCCAGATAATGAAGCTAATCTATTACCTAAAGTAATTGCTCTTTCACTAAACTCTTGTACATCATCTTCAATCTTTTGTTTTTCTCTCTTATATACTTTATCAATAAGAGCTAAGATAGTATCTGTACTAGTTGCTAAATCACCAAGCTGTGCATCAGCCATAGAAATATCTGTAGTTTCTTTGATGATGTTTTTTAAATCTTCTTCTGTAAAGTTTCTAGTAGAATTGGTTCTAATAAAATTAATAGTAAAATTTTCTATAGCTTGATCAATTGTACTATCAGCAATGTTTAATAAATCTGTTACTGCAATTGCAATCTCTCTTTGACCGGGATTAACAACATTACTTAAACTAAGATTACGGATACCTCTATAGGTTTCCATAAACTTACTAAACATAAGTACTACAGAAATATAATCTTCTTTAGATACTGACTTAGGATTAGAGGCATACTTAATAAAGTTTTCCAACTCTTCTTTAGAACTATTTAAGAATCTTCCTAATGCTATATCTGCTTTACCGCTATTAATCTCTGTACTAAGTATAGCAATTAGACTATTAATTTTATCTACAGTTTGTTTTTTAGGTTTAATCTGTTTAGATGAATCAATAATACTTTGTAAGGCATCATTACGTTTTACTAACTGTGAAACCACATCCTTCATAAATAAAGCAACATTTGTATATTGCTCATCAGTTAGGCCCACTTCTGATTTCTCATCTTCAGGACTTATAAAATTAGGATCATTAGTTACGTTGTAACCGTTCTTTATCTTTAAGTCATTAAGAGTATTCTTAAAAGGATCTGTAGGAATAATTCTATCTACATAAGTTAAGTTTTCTGTCTCATTATGCTGCACTACTCCTTCTACTCTAAAGCTCTTTACCTTTTGGTCTTTACCCTTACCTTCTATATCTAAGTTATAATGATACGTAGATACACCAGATACTGGGAAACCATTGATATTAGCTAGCTTAGCATAACCCATTACTTGGATACTTTGCTGTTGCTTAGTAGTTAATCTTTGTCCCTGTAGTAAAGAACCTTCATTTGTAGGATATGCAATCTCATAATAACCGGGATCTTTTATACTTGTCTTGGATACTTTTAAATCTACAATATACAATGACCCATCTGGTTTAATAATAAGGATATCTAATGAGCCGGCAATTTTAGATTGATCATCAGCAAGAATAACTTGTGGTAAAATTACAGAACCATCTAATGTAAGAGTAGCTACATATGCACTAAGTGAATCATATGCATCCTCAGCTAAAGCCGGATCTAATACAGTTACACTTTCTAGCGCCTCATCAAATGTTTTACCATCTATAATATCTTGAAGAATCTTGTCAAAGTCTTTACCAAATAATCTATTCATTTCATATAGATTATCTGGATCATTAAGACCACCTTTAATAGCGGAGGTCATAGACTTATATTCTTCTCCGGTTTCTAGATTGGTATATGTATGTGTTTCTTCATCTAAGAACATTGGAGTATTATATAGAACATCTACTATATCTCTCTGTAAATTATTTACTGCTCTATTCTTAGCAGCTTTTTTACTGGCCTCTTTTCTGATATACTCAGGATCATTCTTATCAATACTTAATTTAACTGTAGCCTGAACATTACTTGCAATAGGTCCTGTGCTAAATCTTAACTCTTTAGTATTTAATAACTTAGCAATATCAGTAAGTGTAACGTTTTCTTTTAAATCTTGTGCACTAATATTTAATTCATTTCCTGTAATTGCTTTATAGATATCATTAACTAATTCTGCAAACCATTCTATAAATTCTCTAATGGCACTTTTAAAAGAGTTACCTGGTTGATTCTCATATTCTTTTTTAAAGTGTCTAGTTAATGCTTGAGTTACTAACTCCACATCTCTGTACTTCTCAAAGAATCCCTTTTGTCCGGTATAACTATCTTTAATCTGCTGTGTTAAAACAGGAAATGCTTGTCTAGCTTCAATAAGTAATTTACCAAAAATATCAGGTCTACCTACAAATAAAGCATCTACTACAGGGTGCAGCATCTCTTCAATGGCTGTCTCGGTAGTAACTCTACTTTTAATTATGTATGCTGTGTTCTGATAATAAAAACTCTTAATCTTATCAAAGTTTAAATTCGGTTTAACTGGTAACTTATCATAGATCTTTTTAGCTTCTTCTACAGTTACAATCTCATAACTTACATCTGGTAAAACAGCAGATAAGTATTCTAGTACATCAATAGCATTATTAGTATTCTCAGATTCTCCAATTACATCAACTGGAGTAAACATGTTTTCTTTAATGATGAACTCTATACTATTCTCTGTAGTTCTAAAATCATATGTTTCAGCCGGTACTCTGTTATAGTTTAGGTAGTTAATAATTCTTTGTTTATTATTTCTAAGAACAGCAGGATCTATTTCCCGCATACCTTCTATAGTACCAGTAACAAAGTATCTAAGTTTACCATCTATAGTAACAGAGGAAATCATTCTTCTCTGTCTTAGATTTCCTATCACTGCATCAGCATATTGTTTTTTTTTGAGACTAAACTTTACTTGATTAGCTTTTACAATATCTTCTGCCTCTGCAATACTTGGAAAGTTGTCTGTATTTTCTTTGAGTTGATAGTTATCAATAATACTATCTACAATAAGATTGTTATTGTATACACCCATCAGGGCTTTATATTCTGGTAAGTTTCTATTATGACAAGCCATCTCTTATAAATAACATTTTTTTATTTGTTCTACAAAACTATTTTGATTACCACCACTAGTATTTACGTAATCTTTGTACTGTTCTACAAAATTAACAAATGAGGTAATATTTAAATCTTGTTTTATTTTTTCTTTTTGTTCATCTGTAAGCTCATTCATATAGAACTCATTAAGTACTGGGTACTCTGCTTTAGCTTTAAGAATTGCTCCTATAGATACATTAAACGCTGCTGCCGGAGCACTTGCTATCATAGCATCAATATCTCCAAATTCTTCAGTTTGTTCTTGAGGTTTAGGAGTTAAAGTATTAGCTAATTCTTCAGGTGATTTAGCAGTGGTTTCAAATGGTTTACCATCTTTCTCATATTTAATCTTCTTACCTTCAGTTTTAACAGTAATACCATTAGAAGCTAGAGTACTTGATACATTAGCTGGAGCTTTACTGATATCTACATTACCTAACTGTTTTTCTATGTTAGCTATTTGAGCTTCAACAAGTGCATCAATATTACTAGTATCAGGTAATGCACCAGGATTATTACCTACATTTTTATTTCTTCTATCTTTAAAGATATTCTTACTTGTAGGTAATGTTCCAGGAATTACAAAGCCCGCAGCAAATTGTTTTCTAGAACCAATTGGATCAAACTTTTCATACTGTGCAGATACACCAAATGCATACATATCACCCGGTTGAATAAGATCAGCTAAGTTTTCTTCTTGTTTAGCTCTATCTCTCTTTATAGTTTTTAATCTATAGAAAGTAGTCTGTTTATCAAAATTAACATACTCAACTCTTTTAAATACTAATGGAAAACCTATTTGTGTTTTACCATCTTTACTTTCTTGTACTAAACCTGCAGCTCTTAAAAATTTTAAATTATATCTATAAATCTGTTTACCTTCTTCAGATAACCTAGATTCTCCAGGTAATGCAATCATAGGTTGTACAATCTGATAATTACCATTCTGGTCAACTATCATCTCATCACCTTTATAGTTAGACACATCACCTAAAGGAATTAACTCTTTCTCAAATGATGTATTTTTAAATACATTAATTTCAATACCCTTATCATTTACTGTAATTGGTGATTGTACATCATTTGAAAGTTTTAATTCTTTCTTTAATTCTTTAAGTTCATTATTCTTAGCAATATTAGTTTTAATTGTTTTTGTAAAGAACGTTGTATTAGAACTTTGTAAAAATCCTCTAACAAACTCATTGTACAATTCATTAATATTTGCACCAAATGTCTTTCTAACAAAAGCATCATCAGCACTTCCTTTTAATGCATTAACTGCAGCTTTAGAAGAATTAAGAATCATCTCAAACATAAAGTTTGGCATAATCCTAATAAAAGATCCAGACTTAAACTGACCACCATCTTTAACAAGTAAGTAATGAAATAAGTCAATTGCATAAGGTCTGGTTAATTCATCAGTATATAACTCCATAAAGCTATACTGAATTTTATTAACCTGTAACTTACTTAACTTAGTCCAGTTATTAAAGTCTACTTTATTAATACCATCTTTATTAGATTTGTTAGCCGCAGTAATTGCAAATAAGAATTTATTTACAAAATAGTTCTTAGGACTTAACTCTCTTAACTTCTTAACTACGTCAGTTACGTTGTCCATGCTTTCTGGTAATGTACTTGCAACTTGATCATAGATCATACCGTTATTTAAAGAAGCTAAAGCTCTTTTGTAACCGCCTTTATTTAAAATATTAAGATAAGCTTTAATAGCAAAGAAAGAAATTAAGTTTTGGTCTAATGACTTTTTAAAGTTTTGACGGTCTCTAAAGTTAACCTCTGTATTTGCTAATACTATATCACGCATCCTATTAACTACAGGTGTACGATTTAACATAACACTACCGGTTAGAGATCTAATCTCTCTATATACAGTAAAGTTAAATCCAAAAGTTGTATTCTGATTACGTAATAAAGGACGAATATCAAATGGTATTGAGCTAGTCTCAAACTCTTTATCTGTCATCTCTAAACCTAAATCTACAGCCTTATCATAGATTTCATCAAACTCTGTAAGATCTTTAGGTAATCCCTTATTTACTTTTAATACTGCAGATATATTCATAAAAGTATCTGCTTGCAGATTTAAAGTTTTAAAACTATTAAGTACATATACTTGAATTTCAGGAGTATTTCTTTTAATGCCAGCAATAAGATCTTCTGTTGTAATATTAGTAGGAATTTCTTTTACATCATAACCTTCTATTAGATTTTTAATAATAGTATTTTTTCCTGTTTTTCTTTCAGCATCTGTAGCATATGAAGATTTATTTGTTCTTAAAGTTTTATAGAACTTACGTATTGCCGGTTGATTGATGAATAGTAAGCTATCCTCTAATGATACACCCTGGGCTACCATATTAGCTACAACACCTAATGAATCTATATTAAGATTTAATTTAGCAGCAAGACGTTCTTTAGCGTTATCTGTCATAGCTGATACTAAAGCAGATAGAATATCAGCTATTCTCTTACCATCATATTTTCCAGTTTTTGGATCATAAGCTTTAGTCTCACTATATGTATCAAACTCTTTACCATTAAGCTTAAATCTTAAATTAGTAAGATCTATCTTCTCACCTGTTTCATCTGTATAAGTACTTGCTTTTCTAATATCAATATTATTAGCATTTAATAATGAATAAACAAGTAAAGAGTTAACCGCTGGTCCAATGTTTCTAGCACCTTCTTTATTATTTCTAAACGCATAGTACTTACCAAGTAGAGTATCAATATTATATTTACCTTCTTCTAATTGATCTTTAAGTTCAGGAAACTGCTCAGTGAAGCTTTTAACTATATCAATAAGGGGTTGTACAGTAGCTACCTGAAATGCTTTAGGAATCTCTCCTTCTTTTGCAGTAACCATAGCAGAATTATTTAATAAAGCAATACGTCCATTTACAATTACATTATTAAGGGCTCCTTGATAAGGTTCATATCCTAACTTTTCTACTTTAGTATTATACTCATCTGCAGTGGATGGAAGATTTAAATATTGTAAAGCTGCTTGAATAATTTCTTTTTTATTAAAATCTAAAGTAGTAGCATTCTCATCAATAATATCTAACTCATCTAAATAATCAGCAGCATACTCTTTAAATTCTTTAGCTTCTTTTTCAAAAGCCTTATAATAATCATTATATATCTTTCTAAATTCTTTATTCTTACTAAATTGATATTTTACAAACTGATTAAATTTTTCTGTCTTAGTAGTTCCACTACCATAGGCTACAAATTTACCATTCTCTACTAACCATTCTTGAATGGCTATATAGAGTTTATCAATATCAAAGTCAGCTCCAGATATCTCAATAAGTTCTTGTGGAAATACTGCAGATGATCCATAATATACTGGCATAAAATCTACAAGTTTGAGAGCTACTGCAGAGTGTTTATCCTGTGAAGGAATACGTACACCGAACATCTTAGCTACAGCATCTGGTATTTTATCACCGGGCTTAATAAAACTTAATAACTCTTTAAAGTGAGCTGGCATAATAAACTCAGTAAAGTATCCAGTAATATTACCATTTTCATCATACTCAGGTACGTTATGTCTTAAGTCATCTACATAATAATCACCTACTTGTAAATCATTAAATGTTCTATTTTCTAGATCAGCTTGAGTTTTAGGTGTACCATACTTAGAAGGATTAAGTTTAAATTCCTCAACTCTTACAATCTCCCATCTCTTTGGTTGACCATTCTCATCCAACTCTAGTACTTTTTTAAGTTGCTTTACACCATAATCAGATACCAATGCTACAGCATGTCCTGGAACTTTTTCAGATAAGACACCTTTAGAGAAATATGATAAGAACAACTCAACAAACTTATCAATAGTAATAGGTGAGTTAAGATCATACTTGGGCTCTCCTTGCTCATCTAGTTCAAAGAACTCAATCATTTGAGCATCACCTGCTGAAGATTTTAATGTCTCAATAGCATATTTTTGGAATGCTGCAAGTTTAGGAGTTACTGTTCCAGCTGCAATAGATTTTTTAACTTCTTCTAATCCTGAATCTAAAGTAAAGATTGCATTTCTTTTACCAATATAATTAATCTTAACTCGGTTAATAGATGCATTTTGATAAATCTTTTTAAGATCTCCAACCGAAATATCAGTACCCATAAAATTAACTAGCGTCTCATCATCTTGTTCTGCTGTAAGAATTGTTTTAATTTGAGTTGTATCTGTAATTATTATTTTATTAGAAGGATTCTCTAATTGTAATCTCCAATATTTAGTGCTAGTCTCAATAAAATTAGCATCTGTAATACTATTTACATCACTAGCTACATTTATCTTTTTACCTTTAGATGCAGATACTGGAATTGCTAAACTTACAGTTTCTTTATTTGCTTCATAAGCTTCAAGAGTCTTACGTAAATTGTGTAATGGTTCTTTACCAGGTAAAGCTTGATCAAAGTTTTTACCATAAGAAGTAAACTCTTTAGTTAGTACAAAACCAGATGTCTTAATATATGTTTGACCATCAAAATATACTAACTTAATAGAATTAGTAGCAGCATCAAATGAGACAGCACCTTTATGTTTTTCATCACCAAAGAAGAAATCACCAGTTACTGTTTCACCATTTTCAATTTTGTTTAATAACTCAGCTTGAATAGGAGATAGTTTACCTAAACCAAATAATGTATAACGTAAAGCTTTTACACTCATCCACATCTGAGCATTTGCTTTTTCTCCTTTACCACCTGCATATTTAGCTTGAAATAAAGGATCTGAAATAGTAACTACATGAGCAGTTTTAAATGCATGCTTGATACCTAGTTTTTCATCAGTTATAACTGCTTCAATATTAGAACCAGTAGCATTAGATCCTTTAGCACGTTTAATTTCATCTACAGCATCCTTAAATGATATAGCATGATCACCATGCATTAATTGGTTAATAGCAGTAGTATTAATAAAATCATTTACATAGATCTGTAAAAGATTATATCTGTAATCATCTTTTGCTAAATTAAATATACTGTTTTTAGTTTTATCAGTAGATTTCTTTTTATCTTTATTAGTAAAACCTTTAGTTACAAAAGATGCTAATGCAGATTTAGTTACTTTACCATCTTCTACTTGTAAAATATTATCTTCATCTAACAAAGTGATTAAGAAATTTACATCATTAAGCATAGACTGAGTCATCTCTTTTTTAATCTGTGCTTTTTGTTGTTCACTTATAGGTAAATTCTCTTGAGCTTGTGCTTCTAATTCATTCTTTAAATCCTCACTTATTAGTTTACCAGTCTTAAATAATGTAAGACCGCGCATCTTACCAGTATTAAAATCATAAATCTCATCTGTAAATTCACCATTAGCTACTCTTTGAATACGATTATATTCTTGTTCTACAAAACCAAGTAATGCATCTTGTGCTTGTTTGGTTAAAGTATTTTTACCAGATACTTTAGCAGCGGCTTTAATTACAGGTAAATTAATTACGTTACCGGTACTAGATGCTTCTAGAACACGAATAAGATGAGTAGATATACCAAACTTAACTTTATTTCTTTCTTGTACATCTCCGGCAGAATATAAATCAAGTAAACTAACAATAAATTCTTCAGGAGTAAAACTACCATATGTAGTTCCCTCACGTCTGTTAACCTCAAGTTGTTTGTTTTCAATTACATCACCATCTTCTGTCTCATTAAGACTACTTACTTTTTGCCCATCTATTCTTTTAACTGTAAGTAAATCAAGAGATGCTAAGAAATTTGGATCATTTAATAAATAGTTATTTGCTAAGAATGGATCTTTTAATAAGTCTTCAATACCACCGACTTTCTTAATCTCATTTATCTTAACTAAGTGATATGATGGTAATTGGTGTACATATACTAATTGACCTTCTGCATTTTTCCAGCTAGTAGCATATACAGACTCATCAAATATAGCATTAGCTTTTGCCATATTATATAAACGTGTAGTAGCACCACCTTCTAGTACTTCTGTTTCTTGAGTAACCTCTCCTGTTTCAGCATCTACAGTTGTTTCATATTGAATATTTATAAAAGGATTTTCTTCGCTATCTACTAAACCATATAAAGCATCAATATCACCTCTAGTAATAGGTGTTACATTAGAGTATATTTTAAATAGTTTAATTTGCTGAGGAGTAAGATTATTTATAATACTTGCAATAGAATAAGATAAATACATACCACTTAAAGAAATACCCAATACTTCCATTAATTCTACAGATAACTTATTAGTTAGCTGGATTAATTCATCATCAGTATATTTCTTAGTTGGTGCCATTGCTCCCATAATCTTAGTTAAAACAACTTTGGCTTTAGCTTTTAATTCTGGAGTTAATTTACTTTCATAAGCATTACTGTATGCTTGTGACCATTGATCAAACTGTACTTTACCAGAATCTTTTCTATTTGCAGAGATAATATTTGCAATCTCTTTTTTAAGATCCTTATTAATAAATAAATAGTCAATAGCATACTGACCAAAACCTTTTGTAAAAGATTGGAACAAATAACTATTTTTAATATTAGAGAGATCAAGATTACCTTCTTCATCAAATGTTACTCCAGTCTGAATAAAGAATTCTTCAATAACTTTACCAGACTCAAAGTTTCTTTCTTTATATAAATTAAGTTTTAAAAGAACCTCCTCAATATCTTCAGTTCCAGCAATTGCTTTAAGAATACCATTATATACTGTAGAACCATCCACTGATTGGATATAAGGTGTACCATCTAAGAACTGTACATTACCAAATTCATCAGCTGCTTGATATGTAATAGTAGATATCCAAGATCTTAAAAACTTAGATAAACTACCAAAACCACCTACACTAGCAGCACCCTCGGTATAATTCTGCTTACCTCTTTCTCCTAACTCATCTATAGTATCATCTGAAGCATCTTGCTCATTAGTTTCTTTAATACTTAAAATAGCTAAATGTTCACGTACTGCCTCCTTAAGAATTTCTCTATTTTCAGTTTTGCTAAATATAGCTTTATATTCTTTTAATTTGTTAAAAGTTGCAGTATCTAAATCAACATACTGATCTAACTCTGGATCATAAAGTTCTTCATAACTATCCAATACAGAATCTAATAACTCATCAGTATTAGTTTGCTTATCTGCATCTTTAAGTTTGTTATTATAGAGAGCAGCTACAGTTGCAGCTAACCTAGTACCTTCTTGTTCAGGTAAGTACTTATCTACTCTAATGTAATTAACTTCACCTTCAGCAGAAAATGTAGAATCTTCAATTATATCTGTACCAATCTTAATAGCTTTAAGTACTGGCTCGCTTATATCAAATGGAGAGTTTGTAAATCTATTAGTGACTACTTTACTATTTCTATACTTACCGGCATCAATATTATCAAACAAAGAGTTTAATTCGTTCTTAGTAAATCTGCTAAATATTTTCTTGATTAACTCAACAATTTTAGCAAATAAACTTTTGTTTACATGACTAGTCTCTGTTTTTTTATTAAGCTTCCAAGCATCAAACTTATCAGCAAGGTACTCTTCATACATTCTCTCTTCTAACTGAGACTCACTCATTGCTGCATAAAGAGGATTTAATAAGCGCATCTCTTCTTTAGCTAAAGAGAATGACTTACCTTCTTTACGCAACTGATCTCTTAACTCTTTTTTAGCAATTGTTAAGTATCTAGATATCTGAGCATCATTTAATAATAAACGGAATACTGCGTGAAAAGCTTCATGATATTTAAATGGAGAACTAGCGGATGTATATATAGTACCATTTACTTCTACATTACCAGCTATGTTAGACAATGAAGATACAAATGCACCCACAGTCTTACCATCTTTATATAAGTTATTCTTAAGAGTATTTAAATCTTCTACAGTCACAAAGTCCGGAAGATTATTTTGTACCCAGGTTAAGAACTCAGTTAAATTAGTTACATCAGATTCAGTGTAACCAGTATTTACTGCTTTTAATGCTAGAGAATCAGTTAAGATTTTAATTTGAGCTTTAATAGCTAATACTTCTGGAGAGTTTTCAGCTTTTGTCCTAATCTCTTTTTTATCAGCAGTAGTTAATTCACCTTTCTCAGCAACTCTTTGAGCTAATAATACTTTTTTTACTTCATCAGTTTTAGTATCAGCTTCAGCTTGTAACTGCTTAATCTGCTGAGGAATGGATTTTTGAGCAGCTAATACTTTACTTAGAGCATCTCCAGAACTTACTTGAACAGGTGCAACACCTCTTAATAACTCTGGATTTATATTTGCATCAGGAGGAGCAGAACTAAAATCAATATTAGAAGTATCTATATCTAATACATCATCTGGAGTTTTTGGTAATAACGGTTGTGCTTGAACATCAGAAGCTGGCTCAAGCATATCTACATATACAGATACATCTTTAACCACATTAACACCTACACTAGCTTCCATATCTAGAACCTGTAATGTATCAATGTTCATTGGTAAAGTTGCTTTAAATGATCTACCAGTAAGGACAATATCCATTTTATTAGCTGGTAACTTTACATCAGCATCATGTTCTTTAATAGCAGTATTTAGTAAAGTAAGTAATTCAGAGAATGTATTAAACTGAGGGTCATTAATAATTTTCTTACGAGTTATTTTATCAGCTCTAGAATTTTTATTTACAAAGTCTAAAACTAAAGATCCGTTAGGACTAACATAAATATCTAGAAACTTACCTCTATCTTTTAATGGTAAAGAAATAAATAGTTTACTACCAATATTATCTTCATTCCATACATCATTATATTCCTGAGCTAATGGTTTACCCTCGTCATCTATATTCTCTTTCTTAGTTAACTCAATTCTTTCTTTAATGCTAGCAGCTAAAGTATTTAACTCTTCAGAAGAAAGTTCTGGTGTAGTTAACTCAACAAATCTAACTTTACCATTAGGTAGTTTGACAACAGCTACATATCTACCATAGTTAAGTAAAGTATCATAACCGTTTTTATACCTAGCAGCATCAACTTCTTTAATGGTTGACTCTAATAAATCAGGATCAATATCTGTAATAGGAGAACCTTCTACTGTTACAATAGAACCATTCTTATATTTATTTTTTCTATCAATTACATAGATACCACCATTAATAGTATTATAAGTTAATCCAGAAAACTTAGGTCTTTCTTCATCACGAGATAAGAACTCATAAGATCCTAAACCAATATTGATATTTGCAACCTTCTTAAGATCTGAATAAGGAATTTCTACAGATGTATTTTTGCCAAGTTTAGATTTTAAATAATTTAATAAAGCAATTTTATTCTTATAACTAGCTTTTATATCAGCAACTGCTTGATTGTATCTACCATTCTTTAAATAGAAAGCTTGCTTAACTCTATCAGCATTTATTCTATCATAAGAGATAGGATTACCATTTACATCTAAGAATTGGAAAGATGTAGGATTAGGTAAATAACCAATCTCTTCACCATTAAATACTAATGCAATTGCATAAGAATCAGTAAATAAACCAAACGATTGATTTTCTTTCTGATCTGGTAACCTAAGATAATCATATCTCTCAGGAGATTTATTAAGATTAGTAAATCTAATACTAAGACCACTAAGTAATTCTTCAATAGGAGTATCTCTTAATAAATTACTTAGACGTGCTGTTGCATCTTTCTGAGATTCATTCTCCATTCTTTTACCCCAAGCTCTATCTAATACACTAGTAGAATCAAATCTTGAAGCATATTCTTTCTTTTCAACAGGTACTCTCTCTAATTTAAATCCTGTAAAAGATTTAGTAGTTAGAATAGCTCCGGTCTTTAAGTTTTTAAGTTTAAGATTAGAGCCAGCAGCAATTTCTGAAGGATAAGATAAAACTACATATTCATTATTTTTATTATCAGATATAATCTGACCATTAACTAATGGAGTATTGTCAAATACAAATTGTTTTTTATTATTAGCTAAATAATCACCAATTGCTTTTTGAGCTTTTTGAGCTTTCTCTAAACTTGTATAAATATCTATTTCAAAATCAATTAGTTCATCAGGCTTATTAGTAGCATCAATGGCCATAGTGCCATCGTTTAACTTTACAAAATAAATATCTACACCTTCTCCGCCTTCAATAGATCCTACAAGTTTAGTTATAAAAACCCCATTATATCCAGAAGATACAATACTTTCACCTTCTTCTAATGCTGTAGTAATATATTGATTCTCATCTCTTTGTTGAATAAAGATATCTGAGAAAGTTACACCATTTTTATCTAGTACATCAAATACTACAGGGGTTCTTGCATTTACTCTTAACCATTCAGTAAACTCAGGTTTAGTTTCCGTAATAGCATCATAAGCTGCTTCTAACTCTGTTAGAGCATTAATAATACTAACAGCTTTTTTACTTGTTGCAAACTCTTCAAATGATACAGGTATGTCTGCTTCTTTTAAAGCCTTTAAGTAATCATCATATGCTCTACGTACAATAGTTTGTGTAAATTCACTTACATCTGTGATATCTTCTGAACCAAGTTCTTCTTCCTCTTCTGTAGTATCTGTAGAAAATTGAGATGCCTCTTTGGGTTTACTAGTATCAGATGGTGTTTGTTTTACTTCAGCTTTTGTTTTTACTTCAAAGTCAGATACAAAAGATTTAATATTTTGAAATCTTGGATCTTCTTTACCAAATAACTTATTACTATTTAGATCTCTAAACTTAATATCCGGATCATTTAAAATAAGTTCTTTAAGCTCATCAAATGTATTAGTATCTAAAGCTTTAAGATACTTAAGATCAATAACAAATCCACCAGTAGCTAAAGCTTTTAAAAATATACCAATCTTAGATGTCTCAGCATATTTTTTAAATGCTTTCTTAAAGAACTCAGCTCTTCTTTTATCTCTTGCAACAACTAAAGTACGCTCTCTTTCAGCAAGCTTAATAAAGTTATTAGGATCATATAAGTCAGCCAAGACTTTATTAAAGTTTGTCTTATCATAATTGAGTGCATAATAATCAGTAAAGATTCTATATGCTTCATTTAGATCTGCAGGACTGAGTTCAGTACCTTTCTCATCTAAAAGAACCTTCATGTAGTCATTAAAAGCTTTCTTTAAATAAGAAGTCTTTCTTACTTCTACAGGATCATTAATATTTTCAACACGGGCAAGATTAGTTTTTAAAGATTCTAAAGCTTTTAACTTCTTCTTTTTATTATCATTAATCTCAATAAGACCCGGATCAGTTATATCTTTACTAGATTCAATCTCTGCAGTTAATAAGTTTATTTCATTATCAATACCTGCAATACTTAAGGTAGCTGTAACATCAGAGTAACCTAAATCAGCAACACCACCAATAGATGACATCTGTTTAGTTAAATCAGCCATACGTGTCTTAGCTTGTTCTAAACCATGTAAACTAAATACTGCAGTTTTGCGGGCCTCTTCAAATCCTTTATAACTTTGTAACTCATTAATAAATCCAATAATGGATTCTGGAGTATTAGCAGATCTATAAGTATTAGGATTAAAAGGATTCTTAAATGCAGAGAACTGCTCATACTGATCTTTAATTTGACCAGCTCTATCAATAGTAATATCTAATACTTTTTTGGCCTCATCATCTGTAACATCATCAGCTAAACTAAATGCCTCTTTTAATTCTGCACCGGTCATTTGCTGCATGTCCTGTAATTTCTTAATTAAGAAATCATATTTGTCAGTTTGAAGAGCTGTATAGATACTATTAAAACGAGTTATGTCTTTAATATCATGGAATGCTTTTTCATCAAATGATTTTCTAGCATTAACCATATCAGTACCTCCTCTGATTTGTAATAATAAATTATCTATATCAAGAGCAAGAACTTTATTACCATTATTAATGGCATCATTTAATTCATCAGCAATCTTATTAAATCTAGCGCTCTCTTCTTCTACAGCTTTTCTATACTCTTCTGGGTTCTTAGCTTGTGCTATCTTACCAATAATATTTTTACTACTACCATAAGCTCTGTTAGCTACAGCAGTAGAAATACCGGTAAGACCTCCCATTAAAAATCCTGAAGCAAATACTTCAATACCTTGTGCTGATGCTTGATCTTTAAGATTATCATAAGCATCTGCTAAGTAAGCTACTACACCTCCAGCTTCTGGAGTATCATATAATCTTTCATAGTAATCTGTAGATGCTCCAGAAATAATCTCTTGAGAAATTTCCTGAAGACCTTCAGATAAGTTTTTAGAGAAATAACCACCAGCAAACTGCATGTACGTTTTTGGAGTTTTAAGACCTCTTATGCTTTCAGCAAAAGATTGTCTTATACCCATAGTCTCAAACTGTCCGGTTCTTTCTGAGAATCTTAAAGTTTTTCCAGTTAATTTACTTTCCTCTACAATACCTGAAGCTGTTTTACCTAATGTGCTTTTACGACCTTTGTACAAGTTATCAAAAGTGATATTGTTTGTAAGAAGAATAAGGGGTGCATTTATCATACCAGTTGTAAAACCAGCATCTGATGCCTTCTCATAAATCTTATTTAATACATCTTGATCTGGATATACTCCATTCTCAGTAATGTATTGATTAATATGTTTATCAATAAAATCATTTTTAACTCCTCCGCCTTCCATAGAAGCTTCAGCAGTAGCATAGCTAATCTGCTTCATATCTCTTACAAAGTCAGCAACACCTCTTACTGAATTAGCTAATCCTAATACAGGGCTTTCTGCAGTAATGAAACTCTTAACATTCTTAAATGTATTAGGAACAATATTCTTAGCAGTTGCTTCAGCTACATTTAATGCACCTCTACCAATAGCAGCCACATCCATAGCTTTAATTGTATTGTAAGCTTGTCTAGCAGTATTAGCATCAAACAATGCAGAAATGGATCTAATAGTACCAGCTGTTTTAGAAGCACTAGCAGCAAGAGCTGCAGGAAGAGCCATACCTTCAGATAAACCTACAGCACCAGCAAGTAATGCTTCAGTAGCTAAGTAATCTGCTGCAATACCTGCAACAAATCCTGATTGTAAAACTAAATTAGAAGCAAAACCAGATACACCACCTCTAGTGCTGCCGCGTTCTGCCATAATCTGGGAGAACTCTCTAGCACCAGTTTCATCAGTCATAGAGAAATCACCAGTTGCCATATCGGCAAGACTTCTATATCCTGATTGAACAACAGATAATCCTAATGAAGGAATACCACCAGCTGCTCTAAATAAATCTTGATACCAACTTCTATTCTGATTATATAATGCTTCGTTATTAGCTAATGGATTAAATCCTAGCTTATAGAAGTTATCACTATCATTATAGTATCTATCAAAGTTTGTTTGCTGATACCCAGGCTGAAAATATTTTTCTTTTGAAGTCTCAAATGCAACATCAGATTCAGTAATAGGTTTTGTCAATGCTTGTTTAGCAACATCAAAAGGATTACTAGGATCATAATCTACAGCAACGCTACCAAATGCTGAAGGTACTGGAACTCCAGGAACAGCATAGGTATCAGTTACAGATATTAACGGCTCATTAGTTGGCGCAATACTTGCTTGAAAAGCATCTGATCCTTCAAAGTTAGAAGGCAAACCGGGTTCAACACCTAGTGGTGGAATTGCATTGTCAAATTCTTCCATTTAGAACAAATTTAATTTATTATCTAATTGCATCAAAACTATTAAGGAGATTGCTGAAGCTAATGTTATTCAGATTATTCTGAGTAAATATATCAGTCATTCCTTTTCTACTATCATACATAGTACCTGTAGCAGTAATACTGCCATTTGGATTCTTTGTAAAGGTCATATCTATATTTCCGTTAGGATTAATATATCTATATGTACCAACATTATCTAAAATCACTTGTCTCTCATCCTTCTGTAATCTAGAAGAAATAAGGTTAGTTGCTTGAGCTGCGGAAATAATTGCAGTTACACCAGTACTAATAATTCTATTATAGTCAGCATCACTAATACTACCAGCCTCTTTAAGAGCTTTTAATGTAGGATCTGATGCACCAGGTCTAACTGTTAAAGATTGATAACCTTGATTACCTAAAGCACGTGACTGATAAGAATAACTAACACTCTGCTTATTAGCTCTAGCATCAGATACTAATGTATTTAGATAACCTCTAAGTACTTGATTGTCTTCAATATTATTAAATACACGATCACTAGCAGAAGCTACATCAGCAGGTGTACCAATTGCAATTCTAGAATCAGAGTTTAAAACATCACTTAATGCAGATCTTAATCCTAAAGTTAATTTAGAAGACGGTTTAGTAAAGTCAGCAATACCTTGAATATTATTACTAATATAACTACCAGGACCAGCCGTACCTACAACTTTATAACCAGCTTGATTTTTAGAGAGATCAATATATTTTTCTTGATAATCTTCTATAAAATCTTCATAGTCATCCATAAAGTCATCAGCATCAATATTAGGATTAGTAGCAAGAGCTGTTGCGTAAGCTGATTTAGCATCTCTTAAAGAACCATCTTTAGCAAATACATAATCAACAAATGTTGGAATGTAATTTCCAGAAGCTTTCATATTAGCAGCAATAACTCTGTTATTAGTATTTAATGCACTAATATTACTATAAGCCAATTGACGCTTATCATTAGCTGTAATTAAAGCGGGTGCTAAATTCTTGGCTAAAGAAGGATCAGCTTTAATCATATCTTGAATACCATTAAAGATTTTATTAAGAGAGGTTAATGATACATTACCCTGTTTTAAAGTAGCCATGTTAACACCAGCGCTTTTTAAAACATTACCTACTGCACTATTTAACTTAGCATCATTAATACTAGAAATAGAATTAGTTAATTCATATACACTGTTACCAAATCCTTTCCAGCTATTATTAAACTCAGCTCTATCTGAAACAAACGCATCTTCTGTACTAGCTTCAGTTTTAACAGCACCAGTAGTAAAATCATCAAAGCCACCAGTCTCTAGCATCTTCATCTCACGCTGAAAGTCTTGTTGAATCTTTTCTTTCTTAGTCCAATAAGAAAAATCTAAAGCTTTTTCATAATTAATCTTTGAATAAGCATTAGCTTCTTTTTCTATCTGGTAATTTCTATAGGCTTCTACTTCAGTTGCTTTACCAATTTCATTAGAAATATAAGAACTAGCATCAGAAGATCTAATAGCTCTAGATAACAAATCTATATCCTCATCATTAATAGCAGTAACAATTTGAGATATTCTATCAGAAAGATTAGTTTTAGCTTTTTCAAAACCATCTCTTTTTGCAACAGTTGCTTGATACTCTTGTTGTTCTTTTGGAGTCAATCTACCACCACGATTTAATCTAGACTCATATATATCTACTTTAGCTTGATATTGTGAATAACCATCTTCAAGATCCTCTAATCTATTTCTATCATTCTTAAGAAATGTATCAGCATTTGTAACATAATATTCTGCAGCAGCTTGATCTATATCACCATTGAATTTTTGTTCAGCTAACTGTGTAATGGCACTCATAGAATTTACATATGCTAACTCATTTGCATATGCTTTTACAGAAGGATCATCAGCTAATGCCATACTAAGATATTGAGCAATAACTGGTTTAGCAGCTTCACCACCGGTAGTAGTAACATCATATCCACCTATAGTTTGTTCTATCTTAATGTTTTTAAAATCATCACCAACCAGTTCTCTGGCTTTATTCATGATATTTACATAAGGAACATACTTAGGCATGGCCATTTTATAGGCTTTATCTTGAGATGCACTTTTAAATTCTAATTGTCTATACTGCAAACCTCTAATCCCAGCATCCCAATATTTAGAACTAATTTCTGGATCAAGAGAGTTTTTAAATATTTCAGCTTGTTGTTGGCCTTGTTTAATACCTTTAGTAAACATGATGTCATACTGCATCTTTTTATCATCTACAAAAGGTTGGAATACTTGCTGAGCTAATTGTACATTAGCAGGATCAGAGAGATCTAAAGATGTAATTTGCTGAATAGCTTTTTCAGAGTTCTTCAAGAAATTATCTCTTGCTTCTCTATTATCATCTCTTGTAAGATCAGCATATACAATACTACCATAAGCGCCACTTAATTGATTAAGTGCGCTATCATACCTAGCCTGTCTTGTTGCTAAAACCGTATTAAGAAAATCAAAATTAGGTTTGTAAGGTTCAGCCTTTGGTATATAATCGGTAAGACCTTGAATGTAACTAGCCATTATCTATATTATAAATATAACAAATATAAAGTTAAACTATTAAACCTCTAAGATTTAAGAGCCCTTAGTTTTTCTTCTGTTAGACATTGCAGATTGTGCTGCTAAGATATTACCACGCTCATCTACATCTACATCACCCATAATACCTCTAACCATAGCAGCTTGAACTGTAGGATTAGTAGTATCAATACCCATATCAAGAAAATACTGTTTTAAATCTTTAGCCTTTTGTGAAGCTGTAATTTTTCTACCTGGAGTATAATAAGTTTTAAGAGCTGCTGGATCAACAAAGAAATTAGGATATAGACTATTCATTTGATCTGTAATAAATCTATTTTCTAATGCAGCATTTACATAATCTACAGCCTCTCTTCTACCAGCTCTTCTAGCATTATCATATTGCTGATTAGTAGTAACTGTCTTATCGTAGAAGTCATTAGCGGCTAACTGATTTCTAAAGTTAGCTTCATTGATTAATTGCTTGTTAGCTTGTTCAAACTGATTAGCTACACCAACGTTTAAGTTATTATATCTACCTAAGATATTAGCAGCATTGGCTAAACCTTTACCTTGTACCTCAGAGAATCTTGTATTGAAAGCTTGTGGTCCAGTAAACTGCGCTAAATTAGCTGCAGCAATATTAGCCATCTCAGCATTAGCAGCTAACTCTCTATTAGGATCATAAAATGTAGGCTCCATAGGTTCAGCAGTAAATTGTGCCATTCTAGGATAGTATCTATTAATACTTGCTAAATCACCAACAGCAGCTGCAGTATTTAATACATCTTGAGGATAAAAACCAATAGGTCTTCTTGGAATTGGTGGAGGAATTAATTCACCTGGATCAAGAGGATCTCTGGGAGTATCTGGTTTTTTTGGTTTTTGTGGAACATCAAATACAACTCTTGTTTCAACATATTTACCAGCTTTTTCATCATAAGCATTTGGAACACCTGATTTTTTAGTTTCATCAAAACCAATTGTTTTAACATACCTTGCAGCTTCTTCAGGAGTATAACCAGCTTTTATAAATCGGTTGGTCATCTCTCTATTATATGCTAATTGAGCTGCACCAACCTGTGATTGATTTGTCCAATCTATAGGTTTATTATACCATGACCAGTTTTTATCTGCACTAGCTTTATCAAATCTTCCAAAGGTTCCAGGAATTTTTGCAACTTTACCTGGTTGATTTCCTTCTACATAATCTTTGGGTAGAATAACATTTGGAGCAATACTCTTTAAAAGTTTTTCTTCTTCTGTATCGTAAGTTTGAATAGCTGGTTTATCTTTTTCTGTAGCGGGTCTAGTACTAACTACTTCATTATTACTATCTACTAATACAACTTTATCACCTTTCAAATAAGAACTATATTCTTTTCCTGAAGCATCAGTATGTTTTGCTAAAAATGTTCCTTTTTCTCCACCAGCTTGATATAATGATTCACCACCATATTCAAATACAACCTTAGATCCGTCTGGTGCAGTATATCCTGTACTAGATTTAGTTGTATCACCTTTAGTTTTAGCTTTAATAGTTACTTCTGGTATTTTAGCAACATCAATATTAGGATTTTCTTTACTTGCTTCTATTAAAGTATCGCTAGAAATTTTAGAAGCAACAGGAGATTCCATTAATTCATTTACTGCTGCGGTATCTAGTCTTTTTAATAAAGCTACTTGTTGTTCATTAGTTAATTGTTCATTATTATTAGCTGATGAAATAAGAAATGCTAAAGCACCAGGAGCTGCTAATTTTTGAATAATTGGTATTGTTACATCAGCAATAGAAGTTAAATTACTAGGTATATCTTTTAATGCTATACCACTAGCTTCTAATATATCTGGAACTGATGCAGTTTTTAAAAAATCAATAGCTGGTGATCCTGCTCCTATTGTTCCTAATCTTTTACCAACAGCACCTAATACCTTTCCAACTGGAGCTGCTGCACTTGCCATAAATACAGGATCAGTACCATATCTAATAGTAGTAGTCATAGGACCTTCACCATTATATTTAGAATAAGAATCACCCATATTTTCAAACTGACCGGTAAGACCATAGTTAATATAATCATCCCAATTAAATGGATTAAAGATACTAGAGTTTTCCATCTTAGCACGATTATATTGTTCACGTGCCTTCATATATTCTTGAGTAGATGGTAATTGTTGATTTTGATCAAGAGCTCTTTGTTTAAATTTTAACAAATCAATTTCATACTGAGGTAAGTTATTTACAGGAACATTAGACATACCGGTTGGATCAACACTCTGTCCAATTTGAGCTTTAGGAATACCACCATACATAGCCATCATCATACCTTGTTCAGGAGATGGTGGTAAGAACTGTGCAGGATCTAATCCTACTTTATTCATGTACGGCATAGCAATCTGTGGAACACCTTGAGGAAATCCTTTCTGTGATTCTTGTACAAGAGCTAACTTACCTAAGTTAGAAATATAATTATCAGCCATCATAACAGATGTCTTTTTACGTAATGGATCACTATCAGAATATAAACCTTCACGCAATTCTTTATTATTAAGATCAAACTTCTTAGAAATTTTAGCTGGGGTATAACCACCTTTCTTAGCAGCAAAACCAAAAGATTCTAAGATAGCAGGATCTTTAATCTTCATAGATTTAGTATCCGAATAAATAAAACTATCTGGAGTAGCTTTTTCTCCAGATAAAGGTGTACCACCTTGAGAGTGACGCTTACCACCAATCTTAAAGAATTCAGGAATTGCAGTATTAGTACCTTTACGTATTAATGTCTCTCCTTTCTCTGCTTCTAGTACAGAGATAGATCTAGGATCAGGACCTAGTGTCTGATTATAATCAGCTTCTGGTTCTTTTTGTTCTGCTCCAGAAAACTTATTAACCATATAAGCTGAGTTACCATATAACTGGTTAACTGCATTTTGATTCTGACTACCACCATATCCAGCTTGTGGTAAACTTGTAATTTTTACTTTTCTTTTCATTTCTCCACCCATTTGGGCAATTTTATTGTAATCACCTTTTATATAATCATCTGGCCTAAAACTAGGACCAAAACCAAATTCATTAAAGTTATAGTCACCTCTATTACCAGAGTTACTCTCCTCTCTTGCGTATGTTAAATTATCTGATAAAAATTGATCTCTTAAATCACGCTTTGCAAATCTATTATCTATTTGATTTGCTAAACCACGGAATATATCCGTTCCTGCTAATAGCATAGGACCAACATAAGGATTACCTTTTTCTTTAGGTTTTTTAACAAAATCAGAAGGCATTGCAGTACCCGGAGCATAACCAAAGTCTTTATCAAATCTGGTACCTGCTGGAGCAGCAATATTCTGTTGGGCTAAGTTTGCATAATAATCATCTGCACCAATAGGACCCATACCCGGAGATTTTACAAACTCACCAGATGTAGCAGGTTTTTTAGTATTATAAATAAAACTAGGATTGCTTAATTCAAATGGATTTTCAAAAGTAGTTGGAGTACCAAACATACCTTGATTTTTTAACCATATGGTTTTCTGCTCTGGTGTTAAAACCATAGGTGGTTGCATACCAGTTTGAGCTTTAGGTAAGCTCTTAACCCTTACTTTCTTTTTCATTGTATTAATCTAAATACTCAATACCATAACCCTGATCAATCAATGCTTGAATCTCATCAGGATGTAATTCTAATTCTGCACCTTGAGTCATGCCGCCAAATTGTTTCTTCCAATTAGCAGCGTTTCTAGCAAAGTTAGCTCTTTTTACTTGTGTTGCACTATAGTCCTCTTTATTTGCAAGTACCTTTCTAGCAAACTCTTGCACACCCATACCGGCTCTATTAGCTGACTCAGTAAACTTACCTTTGTTAGCTGGATTAATATAGATACCACCGTTCTTCATTTGACCAGTTTGTGCTTCTTGAATAGCTTGCATAATCTTTTGAATAACCTCTTGTTGCTCCAAAGGAGGTAAAGATTGTAGTTCTGCCATAAGTTGCTCAGGATCCGTTTGAGTCATCTCAGCATACATCTGAATAGCTTGCATAACCTCATCTTGTTGTCCACCTTCTTGATATACATTACCACCACATTCATAACAAGGTTGTCCACCTTTACCATACCATGCATTTCCACTAAATGTAGAACCACCCTTCATCATATTATACATAGCATCCATATCCATTTGACCACCATACATATCTATATCACCACCATACATTCTTCTACCCATTTTACGAAGTTCTTTATTTGATGGAGTTTGACCAGTACCAAGTCTTGGATCATTAGAATTCATAAACTCTTCATAACCTCTCTGCTTACGAGCAGCTCTGATTTCAGAAGCAATAACACCAGCAGCAGTTCCAATACCTAAACCAATACCAGTCATAGTATCATTACGTTTCTTTTTCTTAGCAGCAGCTTCAGCAGCCGCAGCTTTTTGCTCTTCTGTTAAAGCAGGACCACCTTCTTGAAATCTACGAGCTTGTTGATCAAATGCAGCCTTTTCTAAGTTAGAACCTTGATTTAATACTTTACCTGTTTTAGGATCTACAGCTTGTGTAAATGTAGTTGAGCTAGAAATAGTTCCTGGTGCAGAATTAAAAATCATACGTCCTGTTTGATCTACGGCTGATTGAGGATTAGAAGACTGATAGTAAGAATAAATATCATTACGTGATGGTACTTGTTTTACACCAGCTTTATTAAATTGTTGTATCTGTTGATTATAATATTGTTCAAACCTAGGATCATTATCAATACCAGGAGACATGAATGTATTAATAGGAGCAGAACCATAAGTTCCTCCTTCTGCCATATTAGATAAGATCTTAGCTTGTACATAAGGAGGTAATGCTTGGAAGCCAGCATTTTGTGGTTCACCACCTTTTGCAGACTTAGGTTTCTTACCAGCTTTTTTCATTGCAATGGCAATAGCAGCTTGTTGTGCCCAACCACCAGCAGCCATTTCAGGAATATATCCACCCATAGCATAACCATAATCATCTAATTTATCTAAGTTACCGGCAGCTGCAAAACGTGCACGTGCAATCTCAGGAGGCATCATTTCACCACCTTTAGCCCAAGTACCAAAACGCTTGTGCCAGTATAAAGGAGAGAATGGATCTGTAGCCTTAGCTGAGTTCTTACCACCCATTCTATTCCAGAAATTATCTTTACGCTTCTCAGAACCATGTTGACTAAAATCTTTCATACCAGTGTAACCACCATGTACAATTTTATACTTGTCACCTTTCTTAGCTAATACCATCCATTTCTTACCAGCTCTATCAGATTTTCTTTTAGCACCTACTTTAGTAAATCCCCGGTTCTTATAACGCTGAGGAATACCACCCATCTTCATCTCTTCCATCTCACCCATGTTCATGTCAATGTCTTCCTCTTCTTCCTCTCCTTCTTCTTGAGAACCCTCATTAAATTGCATGTAATCAGCAACAGAAGAAATATAATCATCAGCTAAAGTTAATTTACTAGCTACCCAGGGTTCAACTTCTGACTCAGCATTAATAAAGTTTTGTAATCTAGCAATCTTATCATTCATAGCCATTATCTGACCCATTGCCATTTCACCACCTTCATCATAATAGTTATCACGCATCATCATACCTACACCACCCATACCCATAGCTGGCATACCCATAAAATTCATAGCAAGATTAGCCATTTTCATTTTATCTTCACCATTTCCTTCACCATTATCCATTCCTTGACCTATAGCCATTGCAGTATTTTTTAAGAAATCACCAACAGGCTCTTGAATATTATTTTTATTATACTCATTTACTTTATCAAAGTAGCTACCAAGAGATTCATAGTTAGGATACTGAAACATTTCTTGTCCCATAGCACCACCGGTTTGAGCTTTTCTATATCCACCACCACGGCTCTTGTAAGTCTTAACAAGCCATGCAGAACCATAAGCTGAAGGCCATCTATCAAATTTAGATTTAGCCTCAGATTTAACACGAGAATATAGTTCTGGATTAGTGGGTACATTACCACCCTTTTTCATTTCTCTGGCTTCAGGATAAGCTTGAAAGAATGCTTCTTCTGTAGGAAACATAGAATAGAATTCTTCCTCAGAATTAACACCAGCCATTTGTAAAAATTTATCTTTCATTTTAGTTATTTGTATTTATTAAGCCAACCCGTTTCACCACCGGTTTTATTAGTTGGTAAGAGTGTATAATGATTTCTATTAGGATTATTTTTCCAACTTGGTGATCTATGATCAAAAGCACTATTATTTAAATTACCTAATTTTTTAAATTTAGTAGAACCAGCTGGTTTATATAATATGGTATTGTTATATAAGTAAGTTACGTTTTTATCTTTTAAAGTACTACTTATATGTTTAAAATGTTCACTAGTTTCCTGTACATTCATAAGCAAATCTATACTATTAGCAGCTCTAAGATATACATCTTTAACATTCTCTAGATTTTTAGCTTTTAAAATATCTCTTACAGGAGTATTAAATGTTTCTGGTACTTGAGCATAATCAATAGGATACACACTATTACCGCGTCTTTTTAATTCTTCAAATCCTTTTACTTCTGAAGGAATATCTGTTGCTATAACTTTAATATTCTTACTTTTTATTTTAGGATTAGAAGCTAATTCATATACAGATACCCCTGCAAGTTTTGGATTATTGTTACCTAAAGCAGATCCAATATCTATAACTACAGAATTTGGAGTTGCTAAATTCTGTAAGAAAACTTCAGAGTCATAATTTCTTTTTACATCAGTTCTATTTAATACATTATCACCACGTTTATCAAACTCACCATACCATTTATTATCTTTTAATTGTCTATTAAAAACCTCAGCTTGTACATCAGCACTATTCCAATAATTGCTATCAAATGTAAAAGCGTTATTGACTGCAGGTTGTTTATTAGGTAACGCTTTAGGTTTAGGAATAGTATTTATTGTTTCTAATTTAGGAATATTACTTAAAACATCTTTAAAAGATGGTGGAATAATAGGAAATTCTTCAGTAGCCAATGCTGTTAAGTAATCCTGATCAGCTGCATAATCTATCATTTTAGAATTATACTTAATTGGTTGTGGAGTAGTTATTTCCTTTTTATCAATTCTTCTTGCAATATTACCCAGATTAGTAAAATCAAATGTTTTTAATGGGATGTTTGGTTCCTCTGCAGACTTTGAATAATACTTGTATGTATTATCTGTAGGATCCTGGTAGATACCATACTTCTCACTTAAAGGATTCTTATAGAAGTTAGCAATATCTATTTTAGAATTTAACTCTGGAAGATTCTCTCCACCATCTTGATATGTATCTAACCAACCACCATTCTTTTGTTCTAGTAATTGAGATGCTGTAGCTACAGCAGGAACCGCCCATAGTCTATTAAATAAAGTTGCTAATTTTTTAGGATCTTTATCTATAACATCAAGAAATCTAGGATCTACAAATTTTGCATTTTTTGGGTTTTGTACTTTTGTTATTATATCAGCAGCTTTTTCAGGAGTAACCATTACAGATTGTTCCGGAGTCATTTTCATAAGTTGCCTTAATTCCATAATTCTAGCATGTACTTCAGTTGGATCTGCTAAATAACCTAAAGTAGCATTTTCACGACCCATTACTTCAGAAGGATTAATACCGCTATTTCTTAAACTTTTCCATTGATCACTGAGATTTCTAATATCATCTGAATATAAATTTCTTATGTCACCCATTTGTCCTGATTCTCTCAATAAAAAATCAGAGGTCCAGTCATGAGTTCCTTCATGAACAGTAGTAGATCTTCTTACTGGTTTAGATATACTAGGATTTCTACTAATCCAACTAGCTTTTAATCTAGGATCATTAAATTGTTCTGATATTGATCTTGAATAGGGATCTCTACTGTGTAAATAACTTACACCACTATTACCAGAATGTATATGGGGTTTAACACGAATAAAATAATCGTTTAATTGTTCTGAAAAAGGATATTCTTTTGAAACAGGTGTAAATGATTTAGCTTGTTCATAGCCTAAGCTAAATTTATCTTTTAAAATATTACTTCTTTGTGGAATCCAACCTAAATCAGTATCTATCTTAGTTTGAGTTATTGGATCATCAATCCAATTTTTTAACCAAGCATTTCCTTCAGCAATTGCTTTTCTATTTTGATTACCTTTAATTGCTTCTCCTAAAAGTTCACGAACTAAATAGCTACCATCCATTTTAGATAGATTCATAGAAGATTGTGCATTAGAAACATCTATTGGTTTATATCCTAGTAACCAATCTTTCTTTAATATTCTTCCTTCAGTAATAGGAATTTGTCTTGGAGTAGAATAACTCCAATCATTTCTTTTACTATACCTTCTAAAAAAATCAGCTTCATTATAAGGTACTTCAGCTACATAATCTGAACCATATCTTTCTACAACTCCAAATTTTTTACTTGGTGCATAATATGTACTACTAAATTGTTTTGGAGAGTTAGCTTTTTCAGCAAGAGATCTACCGGGAGAATAATTAAGTTGTTTAGGTCTAAATACACCTGACTCTATAGCATCTCTAAAACCTTCTTTACCAAGACCTCTATACATCATACCTTCTACAGGTCTAAATGCCATAGGACTTGCAATAGCTTTAGCAACACCTTTTGCAGGCAATAAATACAAAGCATTCATACCAGCATCAAAAGCATTACCAGCAGCTTCACTAAAATTACCTTTAGCTAAGTTGTTTACACCCATTGCAGTATTACCTATTAGATCAGCTCCGGCAAATCCATACGTAGCCGGATTAACCATATCTAATACATAGTCTAAAGGATCAGCAGAACCTTTACGTTGTTCTGCTTGTGCTACTAATGAACTAGCTTCTCTTGCTTTTTCATAAGCAGATTTAGTTTTACCCTGACTAATACTACCTACACGTTTAGCATATTCAGCTGCTTCCGCTGCTTTTCTATTCTCTGCACTAACATTTGTATTCTGATTAACTACTCTAGTATTATCAGTGTAGCCGGCATTACCTGCAGGACTAGTTCTCATATATGGCTTACCTACATTAGGTGTCCAACCAGCCCAACCACCTGTTTGATATTTATTCAACCATCCACCATACTTCTTATTTTCTGGATAGTCATAACTATAACCTCTACCTTCAGTTACTTTAGCTTTACTAATATCTAAGTTATTTGCAGCCTTCCAATCCTGAAATTCTTTTTCAGTTCTGAATGATTTCCGGTTGCCATCTTGTAATGTAACACCAATGTTATATTCTCTAGCCATTCCTCCACCGGGAGTATACATGTCCCTATCTATATTAGATACAAATAAAGAAGGCTTAGGTGGTTCTACTACTGAAACTGGTTCTACTACTTTAGGAGTAATTTCTGGATTTGTTAAAATATAAGGTTGTACTGGTTTTTTAAATCTAAAAACAGAATTTAAATCTGGAGTAACACCAGTTAATCCTAAATCTAGAAAATCTTTTTTAGTTACACTAACAGGCCACGTTCTACTTCTTCTAGCATCATTACTTCTTTTTTGAGAAGGAGTTATACCAACACCCAGTGGTAAGTACCTACCATTATTATCAACTGCATGCCAAAGACGAGTTTCTCTTGAATTAGGTGTAAGATAATCAGATAGTTTAGTTTCTAAATAATTATTTCCTGGTCTTTCAGTAAGATGAGTAAAATTACCTGGACCCCCACGAGGTCTTAGATAATGATGCATCATTTCTTCTACAGGTTTTATTACTATATGCTCATTATAAGGAGAAGGACCTTTAGGTTTAAAAGGACCCCAATGCTGATTAAATAAATCATTACCTTGTAAAGAAGCAGTTTGTATATTATTTAGTCTAGTCCAGTTTTTATATTTATCAAAGGATGGTTGATATTTATTATATAAATTTAAACTATCCTGATAAAATTGTACTTTTCTTGGATTAGATGTATATATAGGAGGTAATGTTCCACCACGTTGATACTCTTCTAACCATCCACCATATTTCTTACCTGGTGTATATTCTGTTATAGGTGATTGATTATAGTGAATAAGATACTCTCCAGAATCAAAAGCACTTGGATTAATACCCATTCTTCTTGCCATCTCATCTTTTATATAAGCTTCTTTTTCAAAATATTCTGGACTATTACTATAGATATATTCTCTTTTTAATTTTCCTGGTATTTTTTTATTAAGTACTTTTTGCTCAGCATCTTTTACTATAGAACCCATTGGAAAATAACCAGCAAGATCAAACTTAGAAGGATCTTGTACTATATAAGTTTCCATCGGTTTATATTCATAGTCAGGTCTATTTGTAGGTAATCCTGCTCTTACTAATCTATTTGCATAAATAGATTCCGGAATTTTAGAAGCAAAAGAATCATCACCTTTTCCTTTTTCTTTATATCCCAAATCCACATTATGCAGATTAGCCCAAGACATTATTTCTGGATTATTACGCATTTCAACCCGCATTTGTTCCGCACGATTCCAGATTTGATCAGGACGGTTTTTTTCAAGTTGCTGCACCATATTAGGTGAATAATTATTTTTTGCTAAATAATCATAAAAATCTTCATCATTTGAAGATACTGCAGCTTCAATAGCCTTTTTTGTAGAATAATCTACTAAATTATTTGGATTAGTTTTTAAAACATAGGCATAAGAATCTTTACCAAATTTTGCACCAGTATCTTTAGCTCTTAAATTAGAGACCCATCTTCTATTTGGAGAATATCCATCATCTTTAACTATAGGTAAATTACCAAATGACTTACCAACTATCTGTGGTAAAACATATTCTTGTTCTAGAGATCTTTGATAATTAGAGGATTGTAAATTAATTTTTGGATCCGTTACTAACTTATTATCTATCGGATAATATGGAGAAGCAACATTTATAAATTCTTCTAAAGTCGGATTTAAATTCTGAACAGATAATTTAGGATTTACTAAAAATTCATCTCTTGAACTACCATCTGATGCGTATGGCCATATACTTAATTCTGGAGTATATAATAAATTACCTTTATCATCATACTGATATCTAGGACTATCGCTTACATTTTTCTTTTTACGCTTGATATCAATACCCTGCATTCTTTCAGGATTCTGTTCACTACCACCAGTTTGATATTCATCTAACCATCCTGTTTCACCACCATCTTGTCTACGCTTATGATTATAGTCTATACGCTTACCAGATGTTTTCTCTCTTTTAAACTTAGCCTTCTCTGCAGATGACATCTCTGATGTAGTCTTGGGGGTTGTTTCATTTACCCGCTTCTTAGGTCTGCATGCAGGATAAGGTCTAGAACCTTTCTCATCACCTGACCTACCACAAGGTTTACCGGTCTTAACATCGGTCCACTCTTCAGCAAACCACTGTCTTAAACCACCTTTACCAAACTCTTGTAATACCCCGGTTCCTTTTTTATAACTCTTAGCAAATCTTCTAGCTTGCCTATCATTAGGAAACTCAATATACTGACCGGTCTGATTTGCATAATCATATGCATTATCTCCTAAGTATTGTAAACTACCATCAGGCATTTGTACAACTGTAGGATATACACGACCATCAGAGCTTTCCATAAAATGTGTAGAAGGATATTTCTGACCGGGTATAATTATACTTGGTGTATTAGATTGATACATTCTTTGAACAAAGTTTAAATCTTTGTTCTGATTAAGAATTTTGTCTATCTTTCTTTTAGACATACCACCAAACTGCATCTGAGGATACTCAGTTACATATTGTCCAGCAAAATTATAATCTTGACCTGGCATCATCATCTGGCTGTTACCTAAATCATCTACACCTAATACAGGATAATTAACCCCCTTCATTGTTATGTTAGAAGAGGGTATGATTGTAACTTCACCGGGATAAGCCCACTGACCTAAAGGAGATACTATAGGTTTTTTCTTTGCCATTATCTAAATGATGCAAGTAGTTTATTGTTGGAGAGTTTTAATAAGAATTTAGATGACCCGGAAATAAGCTTCTTTAATACAACCTTATTAATATAATGCCTAAACTTCTTTCTTTGTGTAGCTCCCTTATTATAATTTACGTAAGTTGCATTAATATTCCTAATATAACCGTTAGGTTCAGTAGTCCACATGGGTACAAAAGTTCCAGTAAATTCACCACGGTCATTAGTAATATCCCAGAATTGATTAAATCTATATTTCTGTTCTTCTTTAGAAAATAAGATATCAATATTACTAGCATTTACTAAAGGATAGTTATTAATTAAATAAGGATTATTCTTAGGAGATAAGTTTAATACTAAGTCCCCAGAAATTTGTTCTGTATTATATACAATAGCCCGATCAAAATTTTCATCTAATAAGTGATGATAATCTAAACAGTTAGGAGAATACTTATAACATTCTAGAATATACTCTACTGATCTAGTTGTTGTAACGGTTTGACCTTGGTTCTGTACATACTCAATCTCAAATGGATAATCAACACCATAGTAATTACAGAAAGAGTTACATACTAAGTTATGTTTCCAAATAGTATTATTCTTAACTGTCATATAGTATGTCTTACTAGCCATTACTAAATCTGGATGCCAGTCATGAAAAGATATAAATGCTTTTGCTTTAGGATCATAACTAACAGTCCATGATACATCATCAAAATATGTAGGATCACCTAAATTAATTATTAATCCTGCATACTCTGTAGATATGAGTTTGTTCTGTGCTCCGGCTTTAAATTTACCTTTAAACTCAGGTTTTAATTTATAGTCTTTCTTACAGAAATAAAGAATCTCATTTATGTTATCATAAGTAGTTTGTAATCCAACCCCAATAATTGTATTATCTAATACTATAGGATCTAGATCAGGAAAATCTTCAAGAACAGCATAAGGACTGTATTGTGAAAACCACCACTTCATACCAGACTTAGAAATGTCTTGTATTCCTTGACCAAAAGAAAATACCTTTCCTTGGTTTTGGCTTGCATAGAATAAACCTGCTGGAGTATTGATTACAGATAATCTATTCTGACAACTACCATATTCAAACTCAGGATCTACATTTATTACATTTTGTAATGGTTGACCATTAAATAACTGACCATCACCAATAGTTAATTTAGTTCCACCATTAAGATCTAAAGTTTCTGCACCTTGAAATAAAATAGGAGAGCTATCATTGAACATAATAACTGCACCAGTTTTACCAAAGTTTCTCATAGTTACAACCTTAGAATTAAAGTCGTAATAGTTATTTGCTAAGAACTGTCTCCAGTTATCTTTTCTTAATTCATACTGTTGTTGTAAAGAATAAATAACTCTTGTCTCATAAGAGGTAAAGCAACTTACATTATTAGGATCATATATTCTTGGTTGAAGATTACCCCATGAAACAAAGTTTGATACATGTTTACTAATACTTAAAGAGTAATCATACTTATAGTAGTTTGTATCTTTAATGTATGGAGCACTAAACAACTGCTCATAGTTACTATATGTTCTAAAATCGTAGTGTCTCTTACCAGGATTATCATCATAATCTCTATATGCTAAGTTAATTTCTGACTCTACATAGAAATCTCTAACGCCAGAATTAAACAAATACATATAAGCAAACCTAACCATCAAAAATCCAGAAGTCATTCTTCTATCTAAATGATGATAATCATTAGGTAGAATGCTATCACTAGTTGGCTCAAAAACAATATCTAATAAATCACCAACATTATACTTTCCAGTATTCATCCAATATCTTGGATAAGGAAGCATGTTGTATAATCTATAATCCCACTCTGTGCTATCTGGTAAATTCTGCATCCACTGTGTAAAATAGAAGAATGTAGATTTTTCAGTGTAGCGGTTTACATACATATCTCCACCAAACACTAAACCAGAGGTAGCTTTAAGAGCTTTATTAATAGTCCAAAGGTTTATACACCCTACAGGTATTTGTCTAATACCATCTAGTTGACCATACAGATTATCATTCTTAATTTTTAAAGCAGCATAATGAGCAGAGGTAACAGATGTTTGAGTATATGCCTCTGGTTCTTTCCAGATATCTTTAGCATTAAAAGGATTACCTTTATCATCAACACCATAAACACTTAAATCGGGTCTGCCATTTTGTGAGCGTGCAATATGACCAATAGTAAATAATGTATTGTCTTTAGTTATTGGATCATTAATTGTTCTTTCAGTAGTTAAAACAACAGTGTTTGCTCTATAAAGATTATTAATTCTATATATGTTATCATATTCCTGAACAACAGGATCAAGATATAAAGAGTTTTTAATACCCCTTCTTCTGCTACCAACAGCAGCTTTTATAAGATTATTATAAAAACCATGTGATACATACTGATAAGCAAACTGTCTTTTTTTACCAATAGATTCTATAATTTCAACTATGTTTCTTGTTGATTCTAACCAATAATAAGATAGTAAAAATGCTCGACCTATTGCATAAGCAGCTGCGCCAGCAAATGCTCCTACTACTGCGCCTGAAGCACCTGCTACTGGTGTTCCTATAATACTACCTAAAGCAACTGTCATAATAGCAGCTTTACCTTGATCCAAAGCATTTCCATTAGCAGCATTAGCTGCAGTCACACCAATAGCAACACCAGCTAATGAAGAAAGTATCACAGCTGTATCTGTTATAAATTTATCTTTAGGATGATTCTCAACCGGAATAAATCTACCAATTACATTACCATATACTTCACCATAAACTTTTAATTCTGTGGCAGATAAGAAAGGATTTCTAAATGTTGTCTCAGGTGAATGAAAAGAAAAGATATCTCTTTTAACACCATCAAATAATGTAACATCTACATTACTTAATCCAGTGCTATCATATTTATCTTTATCTCTAAATGCTCCACCCTTAGTTTGTACACTTCTATTACCGGGTCTATCTAAAGTAGCTTTATCTCTACCTAAGAATGGATCATGGTCTAAGAAGTTATAAGGATAGTTTACATATAAACCAGTTGTAACTTTATCACCTGCAATCTTATCGGGTATATCATACTCCCGCATGTTATTAATAAGACCCTTAGCAATAATAGTACGGTTACCCTCTCTAGTACCCCTTAAAATCTCATAACCTATAATACTAGTAATGTATTGATTGTTTTGATCTACAGGAAATTCTATATTAGAAAACTCAACACCTAAAATAATAATACTATTAGTAGTAGGATTATAATTAGGTATTACAATATCATCAGGCATCTTATGATGTCTAATGTTTTCAGCACAAAGATCTCCCCAGATCTCTGGTTTATTATCAGGATACTTCTCAGTAGATTCCCAATAAGCTAGCTCACCAGAATACTTAATAAGACCACCATCATCTGTTGTTCCAGAAGCAGGTAGAATTGTAGCTGTATTATTTACTTGCCATTCTTGCTCTTGACCAAAATCTATAATGTGATCAGGGCTAGAATTATTATTAAGTTCTCCGGGCTTTGGAGCACGTCCTGGAATATGATAGCTAGATGATTTATCACCGGTATCATAAATCCATCGTATAAAGAAACTATATACTTCATCTCTTAAAAATGTTGGTTTATTTCCGCCTTTATAATAATAATCAGCTGGGTATTCTACACCCACCCACTTTGCTGTAATATTATTAGCTAGAGGTTGATAATTAAAGTCTTCATATGTAGTAGGACCAACTCTAATTAAATAATCATTTACATTATACATACCCGCTGATTTCTCATATGCTGGGGTACGTAAAGGTATTTGTTCTAAAGGAACTGTTGCTAATGTTGGATCAACAGCATCTAAAGATATAGTAGTTGTTTGAGTAGAATAATAACCAATCTTTCTTGCTACAGCTTGTTGATTAACAAAACCTATTAAGACTAATTCAAATTCATCATAGTCTGTATCTATATCACTAATGATAATATCTAAAGAACCATTAACATTATCATGAGTCCATAATGCTTGAACGTTAGAAATAGCTAAGTAATCTGTAACCTTAATACCATTTACAGAATATGCAATTGTAGCTTGATATGATCCGTTAAGTAATGTACCTAGACCAACACCCTTCTTTACTTGAATACAAGGAGTTTTAGCATACGCTGCTAATCTAAGTTTATCACAATCCAATACACCACTAGATACTTCATCTTTACATGGTCCCGGATCTAAGTCATTCATAAGATACGGAACACCTTCCCAGTTTAAAGGACTATAAGGCCAAGCTTCCTCCTTACCAATATTCATTGTTCTTGATGGATTATTACCATCATCCCAATAAAGATTCCAAGTACAATCAGAGGTATATTTAGATACCCCAATAATTGGGTAAACCTTATTAAACTTAAAACACTGGTTTAAAGGATCATTATGAATTGTATTGTATGTACAACCATTCTCATCAAACAAACCAATCTCTGAAGAAAAATCATTGGTTGAATAAATAGCCCACTTACCATTACTTATATAAATAGTACCTATAATAGTATACGGTACTTCTACACAAGCTATATTACTAGGCTCATTACCTAATACTCCAACATCTCCAGAAGGAGAATTGTTTACAGCATTTCTAGCATGTGTCCAATATCCCTCACCAATATAAGCATCACTTACATCTTTTAGTAAGCCTTTGTTATATAGCTCGGTGTGAATTAAACTGGTTTTACCATCCATTATCTAGAACTATTATAGTTGTAACTTTTAAATTGATCGTAGTACTTGCCATACATAGCACGTCTATTCATATCATGCAATTTAGATAACTCTTTAAAGTTAGGAGTATTTACAATAGACAATGCATTGTTACGAGCTCCTCTGAATCTTTGTTCAATAAGATTTAACTTTTGCATTACGTCCTCTCCATTCATATAAAGATTCTCAAGTATTCTTTGCTTTAAACCATACTCATAGTACTCATTAATCATTGGGTGATCTAAGATTAATAAGTTACCATCCTCATCTTCTAAAGCTCCTTGATAGTTAACATATAGTTTTCCAGTCTCTAAGTTCATGTATATAAAACCATCTTTAAGTTTACCAACGTATGGTGATTTATAAGAGGTATTAGGACAATCACAAGAAATACTTTTAGAGTTACCAGTTAATGTAATTGGTGTATTTATATCGTATATTCGTGTCTCATACTGTAATTTTTGTACAAGACGCATATGATCACCACAATCAGTAATACAAGTATCCCCACATGGAGTAGTAACAGTTGCCGGGTCAATTATAACTTCCTCAACGTGAGTACCACTCATGGCCGGCTGTTCAACTTTGTATTGACCACAAAGTAAAGCATAGTTCATTACATAGAAATCATCTGGTAGTTTTACCAGATTATTCTCAATGTCTAGAACCTCTTCTTTAGTTTTAAATATTCTTAAACCTAAATCATAATTTATTCTCTGAACAACTTTAATAAGTTGTTGAGGCTCAATCATACCCTCTAAAGAATACATTGAGAAATCAACGCTTACATCTTCAAGTAATTCATCAAAGGTTTTATATTTTAATTCTGTAAGCATTGCCTTATCTGTTTAAGTTAATATTGTCATCTGATAAATCTGAAGGAATCTGTAATCTTCCAATAAAATCTTGGATAGCCATTTTTTCTGCTTCAGCTAATAAAAATTCAGGAACATTAATCTTATGATCCATTCTTTTAATACAAGTATCTTCATCTGTATACTGAGATACATCTTGAATAAAAATACCTTCTATCTTTAAAGCTTCCCAGCTAATATTCGGCATATATAAATAACCGTTTAAAAACCAGTAGTACTTAGTGTTGTTATATTTAAAACCTGTAGTCTTAGTCATAGAGGTATAAACACCAGGTGTAGTAGGATTTAATTCCTGACTACCATCTATAGACGTTACAGATCTAATTAAAGGACCCCAGTAACCTTCCATGAATGTGGGAAGTTTATCTTTTGTACGCATTATAGTGCGCCCAGATTTTATACCAGCGCAGCATGCTTCAACCTTATCTATTTCAATTAACTCTAAACATGGTAAAGTTTGCCAAATAGAATTAAATTTAGATAGTTTATTCTGAGAGTCTTGTCTCCTCATCAGAACTTGGGCATATTTAATTATAACATTATAAACATACCTATTAGTAAGAAATGCATCTTGTCTTACACTCTTAACTTGATTTTTTACCCTTGAGACTACGGTTCCAATAGTTACCATTTTTATTAAAATTCAAATTCATCATATGAGCTAAGTATATCCTTATCTTCTTTCTTAACTCTTTGCTTTCTAAGAGCTTTTGAAAACATCTCTGACACTTTCTTATATGAATCTACAACAATATATTTTTGCCAAGACACAGGATACTCTTTAGCTACAGATCTCTTGAATTGTCTAACTGCTTGAAAACCCCATAACTCACGGTTTGCAAACTTATATTTGGTCTGATAGTTTGTATAGAAAATCTTAGCTAACTTAGAATCTGACTCTAGATTCCTGTTCTTTATTTCTTTACCGTATTTAACTGATAGACCATAATTTACATTAGTGTCACGGTTAAATGTACAGGTACCTATGAACAGGTATCCCAGACTTTCTGGTAACTCAACTCCATCTCTATACGCAATTACCTCTTTCCAAATATTTTCATTAAACTTCATCACTATCTTCTTGATAGTTTTGTCATCTAATGTAGAAAACTCAGGATGCCTCTCCTTGAACTCTGCTAAAAAATCTTTTGTTAAGATTCTCTTAGGTTTTATTCTCAGCCTTGAGGCATGTAAATCAGGTGCTTTATATCCTCTCATACCTTGACTACATTAATAAGATACAAAATTTAATCCAGATTAAATACAGTTATAAACAAACTCTCCAATCTTACCATTGTCATAGTCATGAACCTCAATAAGGGCAGCTCTCTTACTACCAATAAACTTATTATGGTAGTGCCAGTAGTCTGTTTTAGATAGACTAGGAATAATCTTAATAGAGAAACCAGTTATTTCATCCTCTGTAATATACTCTACAGTTTTCTTCTTATGATAATGTCCAGTATATAGAGTTCTAAATTTAGTATTACCCCAGGGCTCTGAAAATTCAGTAGCATAAACTAGTAATGAGTTCTTAGTATTTACATCTCCGTGCTCAAATGCAAAGAAGTTATTGTTAAACGTAAGTACTTTTCTCTCTGCATAATCAGCATGCCATACTATACCATCCTCTTGTACAGCTTTAGAGAGAGCATGTACTAGATGATAAGATGATAGTCTATCATGATTACCGGGTATAAACATTATATGTAATGTCTCACACCTCTCCTTTAAAAAACGAATGCCCCGGTATAGGGCATCAAAAGCTTCAGCATATACTTTGTAGGCTTTATCAGAGTTCTCTACCGGAGTACCTGATGTAGTAGTACCATTAAACGTATCCATGTTTAATATATCACCACCTACAACATACACTAGATCATCTATAAAGTAATTATTAGATACACTCTCTGTAAGTTGTTCTAGTGAAGCAAAGTACTGTTCTATGATATCATCATTACCATCCTTACCAATATGCATATCTTGCATAGATAGTACACAGCTTACATATCGGTGTCTCTTTTGCTTCTTTACTACTACTGGTTTATAATCCGGTTTAAAGTTTTCTATGATGTCTTTTAGATAATCTTCTTTAGTCTTTACTACTTTAGTTACTAAAGCTGATACTAACCATTTATCACTTCTCTCCTTATTCCAATATTGAGATAACTTCCACTCTGTAGTATCTATACCCAAGATCTCTATAATCTCTTCAGGGGTTTTAGGATTAACTGATACTAATTTCTCTATCTTACCTGTGCCTTTTTCTAAATCATAAGACTCCGAATTAATTCTTTCTACATTATGTTCTGAATTGTATTTTAATTTTTTAGATTTAAATCCTAGAGACTTTTTAATCTTTAAATATTCATCTAAAGTAATACCAATTCTTCTTGCACACTCAATATTAGATAGCTTCCATTCTTTACTTTTAGCTACCTTATCTTTTAATTCTTGTGAATACATGCGGTAATTGTTTTATCAAATGTAGTAAAAATAGTTTATAATCAAGTTATTATAAAATAAACCCCGGCTTTTTACACCGGGGTCTAATCAGAGGGGTAAACCAACAAACCCTCTTAGTACTTATACAATATTAATATAGTAAATGATTTTTAATTATCCAAATTAAAGTGGTGGTACGCAAGCACTACCTGCGGTAACAACTAATCCCGAAGCGGCTGTATACTGTCCAGTAACAATACATAATGAAATAGTAGTTCCAGCATTAATATTTAAATTAACTTCTTCACCACTTGTACCACAAGCTTCATAGTTTAAAAGCTTAGCACTTCCTGTAGGATTATTAACTGTATAACTAGTACAACTTTGTACAATAGTTGTATCAGATGATACTAAGCTAAGCGTTACGTCTTCGCCAGAACCACAACGTGCATATACTTCAACATCATAAACAGTTGATGTTAATCCTGCTAACTGAATTGGTCCACTAGATTGTGGAAAAACCATACTTTGCCATGCTCCTTGAGGAGAATTAACTCTGTATTTTACCAAATAACCAAGAGCTGGTATAGGATTAGGAGGAGTAAAAGTTAAATATAAAGATGCCATTAGGTTGTTAATGTTTTAAATGATAAGGTGATAGATGTACAGCAATCAGCACTACCAGAAGTACTAGTAAGTAATCTTACATAATAAGTTGTGTTTGCTGACAAGTTAATAATAGTCCACTTAGGCGTAGCACTAACAAGAATTGACTGAGAACCTGTAACCGTTACAAACGCAGGGTCTGTAGACCATTGTAATTTAGTTGAAGTAATAGTAGCAGGAGCACCAGGAACAGTATAACTGACAGTTGCTTCGGTTTGTTTAACATTACTAATATTAAAATTCTTGATTGATTGACAAGTAGCTAGTGGATTAAAGCAGTTTGGATTAGTTAAATATAATACTAATTTTTTTACTACTAAATCAAGACGCTCATTCTTCTTGATATCAATAGTATAAATATCATTACCGGTATATTTAACGCATTCAAAACTTACTACCTCATCACATAGTTCAGAGATAGCACATTCAGTAGTAACTGGGGATACCAATTTGGTATCCTCACAGCCACAGGGTTTTGGTTGACAATTACAGCTCATGATTAGTTAATTATAAAGGAATTAAGGTTGCTTATTGGAGGACAACTGCCTGAACCAACAACAGTAGTTTGTTTAGGACAAACTTTGCTAACTACATCTACTCCAGATGCTACATCAATAATTGAAATTTCTACCTTGTAGGTTCCAACTGTAAGACCTTGAAGTGTACCACTAATAGTTCCACCATATGTATTTGCAATGTTAGTAGTACTTTGTGAAAGCAATGCATCAGCATTAGTATACAATTTGATTCTATATTTCTTAGTAGAGCTAGACGAGTAAACGTTATTAAAGCTATAACTAAGAGTATAGGTTGTTCCAGATAAAGCAGAAGATAATGATAATGTAGGACAACTAATATTAGAGGTAACGTTGTAGGTTAAAGTATTCTGACAAACCAAACCTTGGTTATCAGTGAAACAATAAGCAATAGCTACTTGATAAGAACCAGACAAATCTAACTGAGTGCTAGACAAGTTCAAATCATAATAGTTAGTACCACCAATTAAGTTAGCAATATTAGGGAAGTTGTAGGTCTCAGTAAAAGGAATATTACTTACTGGAGATGCTACAGATAATGTAATAGTTGATCCTGGTGTAGGACATTGTACAAAACCTGAAGGAATTACACTAGTGCCGGTTAACCGTACACGTAAGTTTGTACTAGATGTCATATCTAATAAGAAACCTAAATCAATATCAGCACAAGTTTTAGTGCAACATGCTTTTAATGACTCAATTTCATTACGTAAATCACAGATTGTAATCCAAAGATTATTTACGCTATCTGCTACAGTAGATACAGTAGTCTTCCATCTATCTGAATAAGCACTTGCCATAGTACCAGTAGTACTTAAAGCAGGCTCATTAGAGATATCACAGTAAGGAACAATGCTGGCTGATAATAAAGCCGGAGTTCCAACAACTGATTGTAGATCACAAAGCTTCTGTTCAATAGTAGAAACAATTGTAGTCAATGGTGCAGAACCACTACTTAAACAAACGTAAGTAGAATTCTTAGGTGCATAGTTTGTACTTAAAGAAGAAAGGGTGTTATTAATAGTTGTAATAGAATTACTATTACTAACTACACTAGATTGTAAAGTAGTAACTGTTGTTTCTAATGTACAAAGCCTAGTTCCTAATAACTGGGCATATGATACAACACCTAATGTTGCACCACCAGCGGCTGCTTGCAAACAAGCTGCTACTGAACAAGTTAAATTAGCTGCAGGAGGAACACTAATAGCACTAATCTGTGATTGTAAACTACAAATTTTAGTTACTAAAGCTTGTATTAAAGCTGTAGAATTAGCTGGTGTAGAACCTAAACTAAGACATGATAAGTTTAAAGTTGCAATATCAATACAGCAATCAGTTAAAACATCACATAACTGTTCACCCAGTTTTGCAACTACTTCACTTACTGTATCTCCTTTACAAAGACTTAAACAAGGAATGTTAGGACCTTGCCAGATAACGCAGTTAGATGATACCTCTGAACATCCTGTGCTTTTATAATTTGAACCTACGGGAAGCATTTTTTATAAATATAAGAGTACACGACTATAGTGTACACTATAATATAAACAATTAATCACTAATAAAAAAGACCCCCGAAGGAGTCTTTTTATTAAAATTAAAAATAATTAGAGATTACTCTACTACAGACATAGTAGGTTCTGCAGGAGCTTCAGCAGCAATGTGCTCAAAGGTATCCAAATTGATCTGACCTTTACCGTAGTTAGCTTCAATAGATTGGAAGAACTCATTCTGTTCTTTTACTACTTCAGCCATTGCTTCTTTTACTTTCTCTTTTACAGAAAGCAAGTCATTCATTTGAAGTTCGATCTTACCCAAATCCATAATTACGTTTTGAGTCTTTTGCTGGAAGCCTTTGATTGCTTCGATTTCTTGTTCAGTTAATTTGGTAGCCATGATTATATATTTAGTTGGTTTATGCAAATATAATACTTTTCTTTAAACTATGCCAAATTAGCAGTCTTCTACCTTTGCGGCAGAGAATAAACTGACAAGTTTGGCTTTCAAGTGGCTATAACCAAATGCAAAAATGTCAACACCTTCTGCAGAAGACAAATCAGGAACAGTCAAAGTAACGGTGTACTCTTCAGTAACTTCTTCAGTTACGTACTCTTGTACAGTGTACTCTTCTGATACTTCTTCACCTGCTTCGTTAGTGATAGTACGAGTCTTAACTACGTCCTTCTGTACAGGCTGCATCATAGTGCGAGTCTTAGTCTCTTCAACTTGCTTAGTCAAAGGAATAGACAAGTACTCACCAATTTGTTGGTTACGTGCTTGACCTCCGTCAATAGGAGCCATAGCGTTAGGAGAAGCTACTGCATCTGCAGCGCTCATGAATAATTGAATACGGAAGTTAGCGTTACCACTCTTAGAGATTTGGTAGTCAGCAATACGTACGTAAGCTTCATTGGTAATACCTTTATCGGTACCAATGCTTTTTGTGATTTTAAGTGCCATTGTTGTAAAATTATAATTTTAGATTTGTATACATAACAAATATACTCAATAAAGTTTATTTTGTCAAGTTACTTAACGGGTTGTCACTTGTGTTCCATTCATCCGTAGATAACAATTCTAGAATTTCCTCATGAGTATACTCTTTCATACCTTCTTGATAAATGTTAGGTCTACCGTAAATACCTGCAGGAACGGTTACAATTAACTTTTCACCCGTTTCAGAGTTAACAGTTTCTACTTCAGTTTCTGTAGTTTCTACAAGATTGTACTTAATAAAAGTTTTCGTACCATCTACAGAGTATCTTAAAGTATCTAAAGAGTTTTCTAATATCTCATCAAAGTTAATGCTTTCTACTGCTGTAGCGGGAATAATTAGCCATCTGCGATTTATAAAATGTGTCATAATTAAAAAATGTTGTATCTTGTTTTGTAGTGATTAAAATTTTGTAATACTTCCGAATCTGAAAGTATCTTATTGTATTGTTTAAATACACCTATCTCCCCATTAAACTGAGATGGTGCACCTCCATACCATTGTTGCGATATAGGGTCATGCCCTAAATACCACCTCTGTGCAGAAGACGCTGAAATATTAGAACCTTCAGTATCATTTGTAGCAGTAACTTCAAGTACACCATCAGTGTAAACTTTCATTTGTTTATTACTATTATTGTAAGTAAAGACAACATGATGCCAGTTACCATCTGTTACTACTTTTGATCCTTGAGGATCTGATGATCCCCATCCATGCCACTGCGCTCTATTGTTTTCTATACCTAACCAGAATCTTTCATAGAAAGTAATAGATGAAGCATTTGTCATAACTGCTATAGGCATCATAGATCCCCCATATGTTTTAAAGACCATTTCAAAACTTCTTGTATTAGAAGCATAAACTAATGGATTTTCTATAACTACGTGTGAGTTAGTTCCATCAAATTCTAGTTGCATGTTAGTGCCAAATGGTGTATTAACTACTGTTATAGAAGTACTATTGTTTGTAAGATCAAGTACAGATTGAGTCGTTGTTCTAGTAGCTAAAGGTAAAAACATTTGTCTAGGATCTTGTATCTCTGTTCCTTTTACAAGATTTACCGCAGCTAAAGAGACCTTGTCTGGAACTCCATATTGATAGTACCACATTCCAGGATAAAACATACTTGTACTTGCACTTGTTGTTAGGTAGTTCCAAGCAAAATACCAACCATCCCCTAAATGAGTTCTTTGCCCTTCTGTATGTACTCCATATTCAGTAACGTATCCAGAAGGACCATACTGATAATGATACATAAAATTCGGATGTGTGTAACCAGATTGTGTTTTATAAATAATAGAATAAGTGTAAGTAGTAGAAGCTTCAATAGGGACTCCCCAATCTCCGTACCTCCATAGCGAAGGACAACAATAACAGTAGTCCCCACAACCACAACAATTGTAGTCATTCCTAATTAAAACATACTGTACTGTTTTTTCTCCTAATTGGGGAATATAAGCTTGTTCTTGTCCGACTTGGCTAAAGTAACTTTGACCATTTGCATAGTTTACTAGATTAGCATTACCTCCCCATTGAACAGGTGTACCAAGAATATTTGTCCCTGGCTTACCTTTATAGCAATTAAGCATGTCTTTAGTGTCAATAGATAATACTAAAGAGTCTTTTACTATCTGACCATATCCCTGTGTTATTCCCATTATTAAATATTATGTTGTGTTTTAATTGCATTAAAATTCTCTACCACCTCAGAGGCTAGAAGAACTCTATTATAAACTTTAAATACAGGAAGAGTCATTGGAAAGTTATCTCCAGGAGTTCCTCCTATATAGTGTACTGCTTGAGTAGTATTTAAACCTCCAGAATCTTTTAAGTTGCCATCTATTGTTCTAACAAGTACACCATTCTTATAGCATTTAAACTGTCCAGTTCCTGCCTCATGTGTAAATATAAAATGAATTGTTTCATTAGCAGGAGCTGAATAATATATACCGGTAGTATATCCCCAAGCGGAATCACCATAGTTTCCACTATTATTAACTCTTCTTAAAAAATATAAAAGATCACCAGCCCAATCTCCTCTCATAAATATTGTAAATCCTATTCCTCCGGCACCATAAAGAAGATATCTAGATCCAACAAGATTATGGGTATGTCTAAAAACAAATTCTACACTACAACTGCTTGTAGGATAGAACCCTGAAGAAAGTGTTAAATAGTCATCTGTTCCATCAAAAACAATTTGACCTGAAGAATTATAAGAAAGATTTGTAAGAGTAATTGTAGTATTACCAGTAAGATCTTTTAAAGCTTCCGTTGTAGATCTTGTTCCTACTGTAAAAGGACTAACATAAGGTCCTGCTTCTATCTGAACATTTCTAACTGTAGGATTTCTTCCTGTACCATAGATAGTATAAGTAGCAAGCATTGCTCTGTTATCTCCAGGAGTATTTGCTTGCCAAGTAGCGTCTGGACCAGAAGGCGTAATATTAGGAAATACAAAACGTTGCCACTCTGTTGTTAAAGTTACCCATTGACCTACAAATCCATACTTAGTATATGAACCATTCTGCATATAAACAAGACAGTCTCCAAAAATATTACCCTTCATTTCCATAGAAAGAGTATAAGGTATTAAACCATATGTTTCAAAAATTGGGACAAGATTATAATATTGACCAAACTCACCTCTAGACATAACCTCTGCAGGATTTCCTATTGTAGATATATAATTTACAATAGGCTTGCCTAAATAAGAATTCTTAATGTCCTTTGTGTTAAAAGAGAATGTTAAACCTTGTTTAACTGTTTTAGGTCCTACTTTAGTTGGCATTGCTTTAGTTGTATTTATACACCATACCGACTACGGTACATGTTAAAAGTCTGTTGTACTTTAGATAAATTATGTGCCTCAGAATAAATCATAAACACACCAATATAACCATTAAAAAATCTCCATCCCCACAAAGAACCTAAGACTCCTTGGTTACCTCCTCCAAAGTATTGTCCTGTACCAGTATCAGCAGTTAGAGTCCCATTCAAACTATCATTTAAATATAAATTCATAGTAGTAGAACTGTTTCTAACCCATGCAATCTGAGACCAAGTATTCAAAGGAACAGAAGGACCTGTACTAATATACTCTCTCCATTCAGTGTAGTACTGATACACTCCAATCTTTCCACCCGCTAATTCATATCCTAAATTTACAGGTCCACCACTATAGTGTGAAAATATTCCTCCTGTAGAAGATATAGGATATACCCAAGCATATACGGTACAAATTTCAGGTAAACCTAAAGGATTATATGTATTAGCTCCTAAATCATATCTAATTTGGTCATTACTACCATCAAAGAAAAACGATCCTGCACCAAGAGAAGAAAACTCAGCACCATTTGTTAAATTAGCAGTAGCGTTAATAGGATTATAAATTGAGTTTGCAACAAGATTACTAGCAGAGGTACTACCGTTATAGGATTTTCCTAACACGGGATCTAAGTAGTATTCACGATTTAAAACAATTCCTGGAATTATAGGACCATGATGTAGTGCCATATACAAATATAATTATTTATTCTCTAATGCTTTTATACGAGTAAGTAAACTGTCAATGGTAGACTGCTGTTCCTTCATTGCTTCTACCAAGAGAGGAATAATCTTAGTGTAAGCCAAGTTCTTGTATCCATCTTCTTGAGTAGTAACGGCTTCTGGAAGTACTGCCTCAACATCTTGAGCAATAAGACCTACGTCATGTGTGCCTACTTGCTCACCTGAGTTCCAATCAAACTCTACTCCGCTCAAAGCCTTAATCTTTTCTACAGGAGTACTGATAGGAGTGATGTTATCCTTAAGTCTAGAATCTGAAGGCTGAACAATCGGGTAGTCAAAGTTAACAGTATTTCCGCCTCTAGGTACGTACCACATTCTTGAGTCTGCACCGTTTTCAGCAATACGTCTGAATTCAATGTCTTGACCTCCAGCATCCCCAGTAAGACGTATTTTAAGTGCTTTCCAACTAGTGTCTGCTTGACCTCTTATCAAGAAGTAAGTCAAAGGATCTTGGTTGTAACCTACATTACCGTGAACTTCTAAACCTGTTCCGTTACCTCCTACAATAGTACACAAGTTACCTTCTTGCTCTACCAATGTTTTCCATGTACTCCAGTTTCCATTCCAACCAGTTCTATAAGTACCTTTTCTAAAAATAGTACCAATGTTACCTGAGTTTTCTGGGAAGTACATTTGCAATAATGGACCACCAGTTTCTCCGTAAGATAAAGCTACACCGTAATCGTAGGTAAGGTTAGGTCTGTTAGCTCCACTGTGTCCTAGTGCGTTAGATACAATTAACTTACCACTTACGTAGTAACTATTCCAGTCTTGTCCATAGATGTCACCAAACTTACTAAGTTGTTGTGCCATTGTTGCACTTCCTGCAGTAGTAGCACTTCCTGCTGTAGAAGCATAACTTACTGATTGACTACCTATATTTCCATTATGTACAAGTGTTCTCCAAGGTCCTACATCTCCAGGACTAATACTTCTAACAAAGAAGTCTGATTTATTCCAGAAAGCAGTTGCTATATGGAACTCATATTGGTTACTTGTTGAACTATTATGGTGAGCATTTACAATCAAATGGTACCAATCACTTGTTGGCATATTTGACATACCACTTCCATCGTAGAACCCAGAAGATAATCCTCCAGCAGAATTAGCACCACTATTACCAGTTGTTCTATATCCAAGTGTATTTACACCGTTACCTTTAACGAAGTATATTGAATCAGTTCCATCAAATAATTCTGAGTCCGCAGCCTTACCTGAAGTGGTTAACCAACCACCATAATTTCCAAGTTGATTTCTTACGTGAGCAATACTTGATTTTCTAGACCAACCATCACCATTAGAAGTAATAAAACTACTAATTGTTGGGTTCTCAGTCTCAGATGTATTGAAATTTACATGGTTAGCGTATATGTAACCATTAGAATCACGTTGAACAACATGGTTTCCAGTTACCCCAGTTGAGTAGCTAAATCCCAATGAAGTCAAGAATCCACCATAGTTGCCTAGATCATTGGAGAACTGAGACAAGGCAGTAGGACGAGAACTTACGTTAGTCCATGCTACTGATCCTGCACTACCTGTAACATTGATTCCCCAAGTACCTGAAGCACCTGATCCTGTAAGAGAAGGGGAGTAAGCTGTATAGTTTGCATCGTTAAGTAGTACTCTCCAAGGGTTAAATGAACCAGCATCGCCATTTCTTGTTCTAAAGGCAATACCTGTTCCACTACCACTATAGGCAGCGTTAAGTTGAAGTGAATATCCTGTCTCACTGAATCTAGCAATAGGTCCTGTATAAGGAGCATTTACTGAATATGTAAATCCAGTTGAGTTACCATCCATTGTATTTGCATCAAGAGTAAATCCTTGATAATACATAAGTAAAGACGGTTTACTTGATACATTACCCCACGCTACTGCATTTGCTGTACCTGCAGTAGTTGCGTAACTTACTGATTGGCTTCCTATATTAGCAGTAGTAATTGCATCTGTAATTCCATAACCACTAATTGTAGTTGGCTTAGATGAAACATTCGCAAATGAAATACCAGTTATGTATCCACTATTATTAGTAAACTGGGAAATGTTCATGCTTGTTAAACTACCTGCAGTGGTTGCGTATGAAACACTTTGAGAACCTATACTAGATGATGTAATTACAGTAGCACCATTTACTAAAAGATCTGCATTAAAATAGAAGTTAGGTCTATCTGTGTAAATGTGAGCATGAGAACTATTTGCAGGGCCAAACTGAATCCAACCAGAAGGAGTGGTATGTCTAAAACCCCAATCCCCATTTGCAAAATAATAGTTTGATCCAAGACTATGATTCCAGATTTTATATGTACCTACACCATTCAGTACAGAATTACTGTTAGGATCTAGATAATAACCAGTATCATTAGAGTCATAAAAAATAGGTGCTCTTAATGAACTTCCAGCCTGTAAGCTATTGTTAACATATACATTACCTGCCCCAAGTGGATCACTTCCATTATTAACAGACATGACTTGTGTAACCATGTCATAGTCAGTATAAAATTTTATACCTTGATAGCCGGAATTTGCTCCTAATTTAATTCCTGTATGAAATGCAATTCTTAAATCAGGATAAGGATGATCCCATGATCCACTTTCTCTATATATTCCATATGCAGGAGATAGATCATTATCAAAGTACATTCCATAAGAATGATTAGTACTTACACCATAATGATTTCTTAAATGATAAGAACTAAGTTTATCAGCGCTGAAATCTTGACCAGCTGCACCAGCTTTGTATGCATATCTACCATCTGATTCACTTTCTGTATAGTATCTATCATCGTGATTATGCGAAGGTAGAGAAGTAAGGTATCCAGCAGATGCATGGTTACCCCACCCAAATGCGGTATTCCACTGACTAGAGTTACCGTATCCAGTAGAATATATAAGTCCACTAAAGGTTGCATTACCGTCTGGAGTCAATGCTAAGGAGTCTATTCTAGTAGCAAAATTCTTTACAAAGAAATTTAAAGAACCTGAAGACCATCCTCCGCAGTTTCCAACGCTTTCTTTCTTAGCTACAATACCTGCTAAATTTACTGAGTTACTTCCTACAACACATTCATTGGAAGCAAATACCATACTTGCAGTAGTTTGATCTCCTCCGTTATTGTTGAATATTACTAAAGATGGAATAGAACCATTTACTCCTGTAGAAGCGTTATCTCTTCTAAGAATAAGACGGGCAGTCCATTGATTAGGATTCTGATAAGTTGCTCCATCCCACTGAAAGTTACTTTGTCCATTAGATGTGGTACCTCCAATAGATTGGTATCCTACAATACTTAAATTAGTAAGGTTAGAGTTACTATTAGGGTCAAGATAGTAGTTAGTATCATTTGAATCATAAAAGATAGGAGCACGGAATGAACCAGCAACAGTATTGTTACCACTCATATCCAGTACCCAACGATCTGCAGAAGCAGACCATCCACCAATACGCATTATGTTATCAGAATCTAAACCAAAGTTTACAGCATAGTTTCCTGCTCTATGGAATGACATAAACGCAGCATTACCACCTGTAGCATATGCTTGAAGACTAGGACTGTCTAGTCCTCCCAAGTAAGATCCTCTATTACTTCTAAAGTAGAAATAGTTTCCTTCCGTTAATGTAGTTCCAGACAGAGGTACATAAGAACTTAAGGCAGAAGAAGTAACATAGCCTGGACCATTAGAAAGTTGATTTAAATTAGTTAGATTACCCGAATCCCAAACTTGTCTCCAAGCCTGAGAATTATTTATAGCAGTTGCACTAAAACTCCTATAATACATACTTCCATTAGAACTGAATCCTAATTGACTATTGTATTCTCCAGGATGTCTGTTAATATTTAAAATAGCATTAGAATTATCAGTAGCAGGCATACCTAAAAGAGCAGCTCCTGTACTAATTTGTCCTGTAAATATTATTCTGTCTGTTCCAGGATGTGTATCTGCAGCACCTCCATCACCTAAAAAAGTATTGGTTTCTGTATAACCTGTAATATATCCATTAGGATTACTAGAGTTGTAAGGAGTATACCCTAAAGCACCTGTTACTTGTCCTGATGTTATTCCTGTTAAGTATCCCGCACTAGCATGATTTCCCCAGTTGTAAGCGGCTATCCAGTTAGCAGATGTTCCATAAGAAGTTGTAGTAATAAGTCCTGCAGTCCAGATACCTGTACCAATAGCTGTTTGAGTATTACCATTAGTCACAAACAACGCTTGGTGATCTAATCCAGGTTTAGATTGTCCTCCTACGTTTGTATGTGTCCATGCTATACCATAAAGAGACCCAGTAGAAGTTCCATCAGTAGCTAACTTGTATGCATCACCCATTGCAAATACACCTTGGTATCTAGTAGAAGAATAAACACCTACTAAACCGTCTCCAAAGTTTTGGTTTGTATAAACATTACCATTAACTGATATGCCTGCAGAAATAGTTGTTAATTTCCAGTTTCCCCCAGAATATAAAAGAGTATCTCCATTACCAGGATTTAATCTAATACCCCAAGAACCTGAAGAGTTTAGAAGTCCAAATCCATTAGCATCAAAGTAACCTAAATGCCCTTTTAATACACTATTTTGATCTCTAACTTGAATTGAGCCGTAACTATCTGAATTTACTTGAAAATTTAAATAGTTAGATCCATTATTAATAAATCTAGTACCCGCATTAAAGTGAAGTTGACTAACGTAGTTAACCTCACGATTCTGCATGTTAAAATTCCTAGACCAGTTTACATAGGTAGTATCATTTGTAACGTAGTTAAACAAAGCAGTATCTGTACCAGCATTCCTTGTATTCCAAGTAAAGGTGTAACCTGAATCCCAATACCAATGTAAACCATAATCAGAACCTGCTTGAGAACCTTCACCAAAGTAGAAGTGTGCATCACCTGAATCAGTTGCTCCTACTCTAAGAATGTCATTGATGTGAACTTCATCTCCGTTACCATCTCCCAAGTAAGTGTTTCCGTAAACACTTAACTGGTTGATATTCAATGTACCCAGTCTAGAGGTACCATCCATATTTAGGTAGTAGTTATTATTATCACGGTCGACCAGAGTGTATGTATACAATGTATTATTGAAGTACATATCACCACTTACAATAAAGTAATTACTACTATTCCACATAATTCTTCCTCCACTATCTTGACCAGTAGAAGTTACAAAATCAATGTAAGATCCGTTTCCTCCAAATAATTGTAGCTGAGCGTAGTTATCGGCTAGGTTAAAGCCCATACCCTTATTAGTCAAAGAGTATCTAGAACCTGCTACACTTCTGTCTCCTACATAGAATGGGAAGTTTGCATCTACTGTATCACTATTGATAGCAATTTTACTATCTGAAATTGTAATAGAGTTAGATCCGTATTTACCAATATTAACTCTATTGTCAGCAAAAGCCTCAATTACAGGAAGACCTGCAATTGTATTTACTGAAAACAAAGAGTCACTTAAGTCATCTGTTACTGTAAATAAACGTCCATTTACTCCGTCTACTGCTAATACATCTAAACCACTAGTTGTACCAGTAACATATAATGGTACAGAACTTGGAGAAACTACAGCCTCTCCTTCACCAATTGAAAGAGATTTTGCAATAACCATTCTACCATCTGTTGTAAGAGATGCTGCACCTTGATTATCATTATGTGCTTCATCCCCCCACCAGAATCCTCTACCACTATTGTTATTCATTTGAAATGACATAGCATACTCATCAGTACCCAAATGACCATAATCATAGCCATTTTTCATACCAATAGTATAAGTACCACTATCCCAAACTCTTAACTTATCTCTTGTTTGGTTACCATTAAAACCAACAAACCCTACTGCTTCAATGTTTACTACACGTGAATTACCATTAGGATCTAAATAATAACTAGTATCCTGAGAGTCATAAAAAATAGGAGCACGCATAGAATGATCACTAAACCAATTACCAGTATTATCACAATAAGCTCCCCAGTTACTAGAAGAATTTAGAAATCCTATTCTACCGCTGTTTGTGTGTATACGTCTAGTAGTCTCATCCGTATCTGTCATATAAATATCAGCCGATGTACCACTACCTACGGTTAGTGCTCCATATACTTGAACATTGTAACTGTTGTCCATTCTTAGTCCCCAGTTACCTGCTGAGTTTAAGAAACCAATTTCATTTGATGAGTTAGCATAAAGATAACCTCTCAATGCACTTACATGACCTCCTGTGTAGAATCTAATTGCGGATAAACCAGTCGTAGATGATGCATCCCAATAACCATTTGCTTGTGATGACCAATGCATTGTAGTACTTTCATTATACAGACCTGTGTTAGAGTTGTCATTTCTAAACCATGCAGTAGTATAAGTATTTGAGAATCTTACAGTACTTGAAGTAGATACTCTTTGGTTTTCTAAGGGTTGGAATCTTCCATCAGATTCAGTCTCAGTAAAATACCTATCGTCATGGTTATGAGACGGAAGACTGGTTAAAGCATAACTCCCGATGTTACCTGTGTGTATAGACTGGTAACCGCCTATTGTGGTATTGGATAATAAATTAGCCATTTATCTTTTTGTTTAATTCTTGGACTTGATTAGTTAATTCCTTTACTGCACCTATAAGAGCAGCAGTTAAGCGAGAGTAGTGAACCCCTATAGGTTCTCCGTTCTCATCATATTGTACAAATTCTGGGTACACCTCAGCAACTTCTTCTGCAATAAGACCTAGTTCAGTAGTTTCAGACCCAATCTTATTGTAAGTGACTGGTCTCAAATTTACTACCTTTTCTAAATTTCCCTCACTTGTTTCTACGTTTTCTTTTAGTTTAATAGAAGAGTTTTCTGTAATAGTTCCATTAACAGTTAAATTTCCATTAACAGTCAAGGCTCCACCAATTGATCCTCCACTTAAGGGTAAGTAGTTTGCTAAAGCAGAGTTGAGCGCATATCCTGCTGAGGCATGATTACCCCAACCATATGCTGTATCCCAGTTTCCAGAATTGTAACCAGAAGCTGATATAGTTCCAACAACTACTAAATTACCTGCATGCCATGCATAACCATCTGCTCTAAATACATGGTAAAGGTTTTCAGAAACAGAACCACAACCATAACCTACACAAGAGTTTCCATAAATTCTAATCTCTTCATTGTTATCATCGTTAAGTTGGAATTCAAGCCAGCTGTTACCTGCACCTCTAGCAGAAGCTTCACTTATCCAACGCATAGAGTAAGGATCACTTTGAGGACTTCCAGCAGTATCTCTAAATCTAATCTCGTTAACATAAATAGGCGAAGCATATGCATTCAGACCAGCATTAAGAGTAAGAGCACCAGTCATGGTATCACCAGACTTAGATACCTTACCTGCAATACTGTTAGTTACTGTAGTAGCAAAGTTTGAATCATCTCCTAATGCAGCAGCCAATTCATCTAGAGTATCTAGTGCTCCTGGTGCTCCATTAATTAAGTTATTGATTTGGGTAGTTACATAAGATGTAGTAGCATAGCCAGCAGAAGCGTGATTTCCCCACCCAAAGGCTGTGTTCCAGTTACTTACGTTAGTTGAAGTGAAGTTAGCAGTTGTCCATACGTCAACATAATCAGCATAAGGAGTAGTAGATCCAAATGTTTGCTGATAGATACGCATTCCAATACCTGACTTCTTGAACATGACCAAATTGTCTGTTCCACCAGAACTATCGGTGTAAGAACGCATATGCAAATAATCTGCATATGGGGCTCCTCCGTCATTATTCCAAGAAGTAAATCCGAACTGAAGATAACCTGCAGTAGTTTCTGAAGGAGAGATAATTCTATTGTCGTACCTAAGAAGTTGTCCTGTTTGATTAGTTACTTGACCAGATTCTGATGCATAGCCTGCATTATTTGCATAACTAACGTTTTGAGACCCTATGTTTCCTGAGTGAATAACAGTTTGGTTGTCCCAATAAAGAACACCGTTAGTACGCATCTCAAGGAACTTACCCACTACCCCACTAATATGAAATGCTATACCTGTGGTTGTGTTGTCGTAAGATTCTGTCCAAAGAGCAGCACTTGTGTAGAGATTGTTAGTCTGTGACTTTCTTCCTCTTATTGTATTGTATCCGTAAATACCTCCATAGTTAATAAATTCACCATCGTTTCTAAGAATACCAGGAGTGTATACACCAGAACCATATTCTCCAGATTGATTAAGTCTAAGCCAAGAATCGTATGAAGCTATTGTGTCTTTATTATTTAAGTGAACTCTACCATCTCCAGTAATTCTAGTAGTCCAATTAGTTCCATTATTTACACCAATAGCATATCCTGCAGAAGGAGATACCCTAGTATACATACCATAGTCAAGACCAGAAGCATTTACATATAATCCCCAGTCATTATTATTTGACTTAGTTATGTAAACTACAGCATCTGTAGAAGAGTTACCTGATCCTCCATCAAATATAGCAGCACCACTAACGTGAAATTTTTCAGAAGGAGTAGAAGTTCCAACACCTACGTTTCTAGCAGCATCAATTGTTACGGCTCTATTTTCTTGAATACTAAATCTTAATTCTGAACCAACTACATTAAAAGGTGCCCAAGCACCTAATCCTGAGTTATGCCCTCCAATTACAGCACCGTTAGTACTAGATGATAGATAACCACTTATAACTTTATCAGTTCCGCTTTTACCAAATACAGCAGTTCCATACCATGCCGATTCAGCAGGAACTGCTACGTCTCCTAGTAGAAGAGATCCTCCTGGAGTAATACGCATTTTTTCAGTAAGTGCAGACCCATTATAAGTCTTAAATAAAAGATTATATCCACTATTAATAATCTCAGCATCTCCACTACCCCATCTTAAACTATTGCCGCTATATATATTTATAGAACCAGCTACATCAAGTTTATAATTAGGAGCTGTAGTTCCAATACCTACGTTACCTCCACTTTGGATGTAAACAGCGGTTGGAGAATATCGTGTTCCAAATGATAAGTCAGTAGCTCCAGTGCTGTAATAATGAAGTTTTATGTTTCCAAGTTCAGTTGCGGCATCTAAATCTTGCGAAAACCTGATTCCCGTAAAGTTACCATCACTAATACCGCCAACGTTATTTATATTTAATTGATAAGCGGCAGCTTGTGTAGCCCTACTCAAGCTTAATAAATGTGTAGGAGCAGTAGTTCCTATTCCTACGTTGCCACCATTAGTAATTACTGCGTAAGTAGTTCCACCACCACTACTTCTAAAGTTGTGTGTTGTATTATCATAGTAGTTTGCTGGATCTCCAGATCCTCCCAAGTACATAGTAACACTGTTTGAAGCGTTGTATATTACATTATATGTTCCACTGTTCTGGGCAATAAAAATGCCCCTAGAAGAAATAATTCCATCAACATCTAAACGGGATACAGGACTGACAGTACCAATACCTAAATTTCCATTATTTAAAGTCATCCAATAGGATGCACTTTGTGATCTCCAATAGTGTATGTTTGAATCTATGTAATTTCCATCTCCTGCATTATATAAATGTATATTATTCCAAGGATCACGTAAGTTTAAAAAGCTACTTCCTTTTTGTAATCTTACATTGTCTGTAACATTTGCAAACAATAGACTACCTGTCATAGTGTCTCCAGACTTAGCTACCTTGTTAGCTATACTATTTGTAATAGTAGTAGAGAAGCTAGCGTCATCTCCAAGTGCTGCTGCAAGTTCATTAAGCGTATCTAATGCTGCAGGAGCTGCATCTACTAAGGCAGCTATTGCACTAGTCACATAAGACTGAGTAGCATATCCGCTTAAACTAGCAGAAGTTAAATAAGCTTGAGATGTAACCCAAGATTGAGTAGCTGCAAGAGCACCATTAATAGTAATAGTCCCTGAGGTAACTACGTTACCCCCTACTATAAGTCCGTTTTTTACGATAAATTCATTAGACATGTTTTAGTATTTATATTTCCAAACAAATCCGTATGCTAACTTCTTAGTTCCACGAATACACTTTCCTATATGACTATCATCATAATTTAAAGTAGAAGCTATGTTTTTTATGGTAGTTGCCCACTCTTTTATTACAGAATTATCTACTGGATTAATTTGCAATATACCACCATGATTTTCTAATAGATTCTTTTCTCTAGTGTTTAAACATGCTAATTTATAACTATCAGGTTTAATTTTATTTTTATTAGCTATTGATATTTTTTTCTTGGCTTCTTCAGAGCAAGCATAATTAGACTTTTTTGGAGCCCTTCCTTTCTTTGCTAAACTCATAAGTTGTTTTGTTTCTTCTGATCTTTTCTGCCCTAAGTGATGACTACTTCTTTTTAATTTAGTTTCTTCTGTATCTACTCTACCAAAAGTACCATCTCCACCTGCAGTCATGTTCATACCTAAAGGATTGTTTTTGTAGAAAGTATTTAACAAAGTAATATACTCAATTTCTTTAGTAGAAAGTAAGTCGGGATTACATGTTTCTAAAACTTCTAAAGTATGGTTTTCCCAACCATACTTTTTTATACTATTGTAAATTAAGGGTTGCTTCTTACAGTTACAGTTTCTGTAACAAGAAGTCCTACTAGACAAGCACATAGTTTTACCTATGTAAACTTTTCCATTAGGGTTTGTGATTTTGTAAATTGTAGCTTGCTTCATTTTTTATTGTTTTCACTATCCAACAATGTTTGTATTAGAAATATTTATAACTCATTACTATCGTGTAAGGATTAGCACTTGAGTTGACTGCGTTAATTCTTGCATCTGAGCCCACTAGAGAGCTTGTAAAGTTAACAGAGGTAGTTGACCCTATGTCAGGGGTAGTTGTTTCCGTATGAGCGATTGTAGGCGTTCCTGATTGATTCCAGGTAACCATGATTGTACCAGCTCTTTGGTCTGTAAGTGAGTTGTTGTTTAAAATATAGTACTCAATAAAGGCACACATACCTACGCTTACGGTTTGAGCCCATACAACAGTAGTAGCACTAGGATTAATAGTAGCCGTAGAAGACATGTGTACTACTCCGTTACCAGTTCCTATTCTAAGTTTATCTTGTACTCTTACTTGTCCGTTTACATCTAAGTCATATCCTGGAGAAGCTTGGTTAATACCTACTCTGTTAGTAGTAGAGTTGTAAGTCAAAGCAGAGGCTCCTGCTAAAGATCCAGAACTGTTGTATTGGAATTGTGTATCAGATCCTCCTGGAGTTGTTGTTGCTATTGTCCAGCTTCTATTTGCGCTTAAGTCATAGCTAGTTCCATTAATAGTAAGCGTTCTTGCTTGTGGAACGTAACCTGCTGAACTATGATTACCCCAGCCATACGCAGTATTCCAGTTAGTACTGTTACCGCCTGTAGCTGTAATAACTCCACTTACGTCTAATTTAGTAGAAGGTGTTGTTGTGCCTATTCCTACGTTACCTGCGTCTATAGTAATACCCCCCGAAGTTGCTGGATCATATCCCCCTGCTACAATATAAACTTTATCGCCAGGAGTTCTAGCGGCTAAAGTCATAGCATTTTGGTTACTACCTACCCCTGCCGAATTAGCGTGCCATAAACTTCCAACATGGGTTCCTGTATTTTCATAAAAGTCTATACCAGAATATCCACTAGCGCTTGTGTGTTGAATATGTACTGTAGCCTGACCAGCAGTACCACCGTTTACTGCTAAAGCTGTACCAGGACTAATAGTACCAATACCTACATTTCCTAAATTATCAATAAATAATCTTGAAGTTGTTGAGCCAGTTCCTGTTTCTAAACTTATAGTTTTAGCTTGTACTGATAATGGTTTAAATTCTGCTCCCCAGTCAACTGCATATAAGAAACTGATTCCTGATTGTACTGCAAGTGTTGTAGAATGTCCTTGTGCAGATAAACCAACAACAGAACCCGTTGCTGATATTGCTCCACTCACTTCAAGTTTTTCATATGGATTAGTAGTACCTATTCCTACGTTACCAGATGATAAAATGCTTAAAAACGTATTAGCTCCAGAATTCCAACTACCAGGTGAGGTGTTGTATTTAATATCAAACCTACCACCGTAAAAATCTAACCAGGGAGTGCCACTACCTACAGATAAAGCAAGACCATTGTTGTTACTACCGGAGCTATTTAAAATTCTAATAGCATTATCATTACCTGTAGCAACATCTAGCTTATAAGCAGGACTAGTGGTACCAATACCTACATTATCAGAAGCATTTATGGTTATAGTTGCAACTGAGCTTGCTCCTAAGTGTAGATAGTTAGCTGCTCTTAAAGCGGTGCTGTCTGATTGAGCATTTGAAAATATATGATTAGCGTTACCGTATCCTAAAAAAGTTCTGAATGTAGTATTTTCATTGATAACTAAACCACCATATTGATCTGTAGAATCTATTCTAATATTACCTGCATCTGAGCCATTAGCGGCCCCTACTATGTGCAATTTATTTCCGGGGCTTGTAGTACCAATTCCTACGTTAAATCCAAAAATTGAATCACCATTTGTTTTCCACTGTTGTGAAGCATCAACTCTATAGGCAGCACTTCCCGTAAGTCCATTTTTTACTACTTGTAATAACTCTCCTCCACCATCTCCAGAAAATGCTTTTCCTACTGCCCAAGTTCCAGTATAATTACTACCTTGAGCTCCCTCTAGTCTATAAAAAACAGCAGAATATCCACTTGCTGGATTTATTACAATACCCTCTCCCCATGCTACGCTTGAAGGTGTTATTTCAAGTTTAGAATAAGGACTAGTAGTACCAATCCCCACATTTCCAGTTGAGCGTTGGAATATTACTGCATTTCCAAGGTAAGCTCCATTGTCAGCATATCTTGCTAAAAATAAATCACCCCCAACATTACTTCCTGGCTCAGCACCATGTACATATAAATCCCATCTGTTAAAACCAGATGTATTCCATATAAACTCTCTATAGTGAGACGTAGCACCACCATCTAAAATGATACCACTTGTAAATTTAGCATATCCGTTTACATCTAACTTTTGTGAAGGAGTTGTAGTTCCTATACCTACATTTCCCGAAGTATTAATATATATTCTATTTACATTATTAGTATAAAATCCTAAAGGTGTAGCGTTAGTTGATCCTATATAACCTTCATTAGAAATAAGACCTGCATACATTAGATATGTACCTGAGTTCTCAATCTTTATAATTCGGTCACCAGCACCATATAGGTGAAGATTGTGTGAAGGACTAGGAGTACCTATTCCCACATTACCACTATCTGTTATTTGAAATCTACCTCCAGTAATACCTGGGGCATCAACAGTTAGTGCACCTGTACCTCCTATGTTTAAAGCGGAGTATCCCCCACCATTAGTATCAATACGTATACCGTTAGAGTTTCCAGAAGAAATAGATAGTTTACCATACATGGTAGTAGTACCTATTCCTACATTTGAACCATCATCGTAGATCTGAGAGTTACCTAAAGTAGTAGATCCTGTGAACTTAGAAATGTAATTTGTTGTTCCGCTAGCATTGGCAGGAGTGTATCCTAACCATCCAGCAATAGTCTTGTTTACCCAAAGAGTTCCGTTAAATCCTAATAACTCTCCGTTTACTGGTAAGTTTGTTTTTAAATCTACATCATGAATCTCGTTTAACTCAAATCCATTCTGTACTTTAACGAAGATTTCTCCGTTGTTAGAGTTCTTACGGGTTACTATACCGATAAAAACTAAGTGAGCAGGGGCATACGGTTTATTGATTAAGCCGTAAATTAAGTTTCCTCCTGTTCCCAACCACACAGGATCACCTGCTGCGCCTGCAGTTGAGGTATCTAATCCATCTAAAAGACCTTCTGTCACTACATTGGCAAAACCATTTGTAGAAACTGTGGCATCCAAAAGACCCATAGTCTTAGAAGATGTGGCTTCAGAAGCATTAGAAGCCAAACCAACAATCATGTTAGTTCCATCTGCACTAGTAACGTAAACTGCTTGTCCCTTGTTAATAGCTACACCTGCCTTTACGGTATGCTGTAGTTTAGAAACATAAGGAGTTGTAATTGTCCAAGACCTATTAGCAGTTAAATCATAACTTACACCGTTAATAGTTAACGTGCGAGATGTAGGAACGTAACCACTTAAGCCTATGCCAGATGTAATATCTGACATTAATTGAGCATAGGTTCTAGTATATAGTTGTCCTTGTGCAGTTGTTCCTACAATAACATGATCCCAGCTAGCTGTGTTGGTTATTCCTGTTAAATAAACAGTCCCTGAAAGAGTGGTTAAACCTTGTATAGTTACACCACATTGATAGGTTTTGCTGCTGAGTGACTTCATGTTTTTGTTTGTAATGTAAAAAAGCTAGGGGTTTTTAGGCCCCTAGCAAAGATAATAGTTTAATTAAATTAAGCAATTTTAATCACCAATACTCTAAGAGCATTTGTAGCAACAGGAGAACAGAATCCTAAAGTAACTACGTTGATGGTTGTACGTACTACGTCACACTCTACGTTCTCACCAGTAGCTAGTTCATAAACTTGAACTATGATATCGTTAGAAGCTAAAGCGTGAGTCACTATCATGCTAGTAGCTGGAGCTGCTGGACCTGTTGCAGCATAACGCAAAGCAGCTAATCCAGAAGGAGTTACTGCTACTGTAGAGCTACTTAAAGCATTTACTTCAGCACTAGTAGCCAATTCTACAACACCTGCAGCACTTGTAGTAGCGTTTACACCACTTACAGTGATAGAAGTTGTTCCTGAACCAGCAACTGCAACACCGTTAGATCCACTGATTGTGATTCCTGTAATAACGTCACCTGCTAAATCAGCAGAAGTTAAGTATTTGATTACACCTGAGTCACTTACCAAGTATTTGTTTCCTGTGTAAGCAGCACCAGCGTCAGCAATAGAACCTACGTGTAAAGGCTCAGTTACAGTAGACCAGTAGTCACTAGTCTCATTCCAGATGAAAGAAACGTTAGTACTTGTTCCTCTTTCTACTTCAATACCTGCGTTCTGAGAAGGAGAACTAACTTCATCTCTGTTAAGAAGAAGAATGTTATCACCAATCTCTACAGTGTTTGAGTTAACATAAGTTACTGTACCGTTTACAGTTAAGTTGCCACCGACAGTTACGGTAGTTCCGTCATCTGTAATAGTTGAGTTAGAGAATCCTGTACCATTCCACTTAGTTAAGTAGTTGGTAGTCAATGATCCAGCACCTGTGATAGCAATGTCATCAGCGTTAACTGTGATACCAGTTCCTGCACCTACTGCAAAAGAACGTGAAGCTGTGATATCTCCTCCGCCAGTTAAACCTGCACCTGCTGTCAAAATAACTGCAGAGTGATCAGTGTTACGAGTAGAAGTGGTGTCAAGAGCTACGTCATTGGCGTTTACAGTAATACCTGTACCTGCTCCAATGTTAAGAGTTACAGAAGCTCCAAGAGCAACAGAACCTCCATCAGTAAGACCTGCTCCAGCAACTACAGAAAGAGAAGAGTTAACCAACATTCCGTTAGTAACACCACCTGCCTTAATGGAAAGTTGATTAGAACCATTTAAACCAATAGAAGCATCGTCATACAGAACGTTTACGGTAATATCTCTGGTTCCGCTAACAGATATAGCGTTACCAGCTACAATTGACCTTAAATCACCTCCTACGTCTACCCAGGCAGTACCATCATAGAAGTAGATTGACTTGTCTCCAGTAGAGGAGTTGAAGTAGACCTGACCTGCAGCAGGAGTTCCTGGTGCTGTACCTAAGTTCTGGATGACCGCATTCTGCAGTTCGCATTTATTGAGGTCTATCGCTGTTAAGAATTTTTTTGCCATGATTATATTATTTTATATTTTTATTTTTTAGTTAAAGTAAGCTTTGCCACTAAATGCTCCACAAAAAGTAATCTTGCAACTATTAAGAGAGAGATAATCAACAGCTCCTTCAACAATACTTCCAGCAGAATCTACAACAGTAACGGAAGGATATTTATTCATGTTATGAATAGCAGTCCATTCTATATTAGGTGTATTTTCATAGTGCACATAAGTATCTACATAGGATACAGTAAGTGCTGCAGCATTTCTTCTATTAAAAACAATAGTTTTTATCAGATCTCCTACTAAAGATATAGATGTAATTGTTTCATCATATGCCTGATCTCCTTTTTGAGATAAAACAGCTGATAAATTATCTAGTGTTATTTTCTTTGTAATGTTATTTACAACATCTACAATTGGAATAACATCATAGTAAATATTTACCTCTTGTGAGAAGTAAGGAGGTAGTTGTGTTATAGTAGGATCGTAACTACGCATTATACAATGAATCTATTTCCTGCTTGAGTTAATAAGTATTGAGGACCATAATCTACAACTTCAGTCTCAGTATACTCAGCATCAATTAATTTCATGAGATCAAAAACCTCTTTGTTGTAAATATCTATTTCTGCTGTATCACTACAACCAGTTTCAATACCATACTTGGTCTCTCTAAATTCAGCATACATTGCTTCACCAAATTTTAAAGAAACTTTAGCTTCATCACAGTTAGTGCACTTACCCATTTTTTTGTTTTAAACTTTGTTCATACCCGTCTATACAATTAGCACAGACTTGTTTACCATCAGATGCAGTTTTCTTTTGACAACCACAACTTAATCTTGATCCACAATTTTGACAATTCATATTGGTTTATATTTAATTAATTGCAATAAGTACAGTTTAGTTTTTCAAGTTGTTTCTTAGCATAGTTATATATTGCTTGACCTTGTTCAGGACTATGGCAAAATTCTACTTTTGCTTTAGCACCCTCTAACATCATCTTTAACAACCTTAACTTATTTAATTTTTCTTTTTCTGCAGGTAATGGCTCACATCCAGACAAGTTAATACTACAAAGAATATTGTAGTATATATTCATAGATTGTGCTATACGTAAGTGATTATATTCTACCCAAACTTTATCATTTGGTGCAACACTGTAGCGCAAAGTATAAATACCGTCAGGTAATTCACTTAATGCTGTATCACAGTTTGTATCTTGCAAATGTAAAGTACATGCATTAAATACGTTTTCACTATTAGGTAAAATCTCAAGAACTACTTCCTCTAAATACCCCGGAAGTAAAATTTGTAATCTATTACAAGTAATTCCTAACTCTGTACTGTATGTACTAGTATCTACAACTCTAAAGATTTTTGCATTAAGAGTTTCTGGAATATCTAAACTGAGGATGTGTTTTTGTGCCATAGGATTGTTAAATAGACGGTATGCCTACTCATATATAATTTACTAAATAAATCTAAATAAAAAAAGGGGAAGATCACTCCTCCCCTTTTTATATGATAATAAAGTGTTATTACAATGATTGTAAAGTTACACCATTACCAGCAGCGCTCAAAATTGAAGCCATATCGCTTTCAAAAGTAGAAGCTACTGAGCTAGTAATTACTTCACACACATACTGATCATTATCAAATGTGCTAGTAGGATTACTGAAGCGAGGTACATTGTGTACAACCATATAACGGTAGTAAGAGTTGTTACGGTTAACACCAAATACTGCATTACCATTCAAGATTTCACGGATACGTGGATCATCATTGAAATGATTCTGTGCATAACGCTCAGACAAAATCAAATCACGGATGATAGTTTCACCAAAACCTTCACCTTGCTTAGGAAGTTGTAAAGTATTAACACAAGTTCCACCAAAAGCACAAGGATCACCAACTTGATCAATTTCAGAAGCTAAAACAATAACGCCCTCTTTTTCAAAATGATCAGTAGGTTGGAAAGAACAATCACCAAACTTAGTGTCAACATAAGCACCAGTAATGATAATACCAGCTTTGTTGTCAGCAGTTGGAGTAGTATCTTCAACAAAAGAATCCCAAGAGATAGCTTTAACAGCGTAAGCAGCAGCACCAGATCCAGAACCACCAGAGAAAGTAACACCAGCAGCATCAGATAAAACATAACCTGAACCAGATACATTGATGGTAATTGCAGTAACAGCACCACCAGAAATAGTAGCAGTAGCAGTAGCTTGAACACCTGAAGCAGGAGCAGCAATAGCTACAGTAGGAGCAGAAGAATAACCACTACCACCGTTAGTAATTTTAATTTCAATTACTTTACCAACGTTAGCAGAAGTAGGATTAACATATGCAGTGTAGCTAACACCAGCATTAGTACTAACGTAAGCTACAGGAGAAATGAACTGATTAATACGGGGATCTTCAGCCAAGCTCTTAGCCCAACCAACCATAACTGCAGCAGGATCAACACTAGTTTGACCAGTAGCGCAACAACCAGTGTAGTAATCAGCTACATAGTAAGCATTACGACCCAAGAAACGCAAAGCAGGAGAACCTTTAACATCTACACGTAAGTAGTAGGTTTCATCACACTTGTAAGTTTTGGTACAAGCAGCATAAGGAGTGTTGTTCAAACCAGCAGTAAGTCCTACAGCAACAATACTATTAGTTGCAGTTTTAGGAGATACTTTGTAGAAACCGCTAATGTACTTAGGGTTAATAGTTTTAGACTTTGAAGACTCAGCATAACCACCGTGGAAAGGACCAATCTTGTCATTAGCAGGAGTTAAGCTAGAAGATGCAAGAATAAAGTTTGTTCCGGTAGTAGCATTTAAGTTTACAAAAGTAGAGGCATTGTAAAGACCAAAGTTACCTACAGTGGTCAATTCAGATGCAGTAGTTCCGCTGGCGCTTTTCTGGTAAGTACCAGTCCCAAGGAACACCTTTTTGAAAGCATGATTGAAATACATAATTTTATTTTTTTAATTGTTTATAAATAGATACACTAATATTATACTAAATTATTTTAAGAAAAGCAACTTATATTTTGTAGAATTTATTAAAGCCTTGATTTCATCCATAGTATTTATGATACTAGAGCATATTACCATACCTTGAACAAGACCAATTTTATCATATAAACTGCGAAGATATTTTACAGCTTCATCTGTAGTTTTAATAGTAGGAATAGCTGCTTGATCCGGGTAAGGTAATAATACCTCTTCTTTACCCTGATACTGTTCTGCTAAACCATCCGTAATATCTACAAGAGAATCATAAAACTCTCCCATTGCAACGTGTGCTGAATAATTTGTACTTAATAGATGAGCAACATGCACCTTAGTTGAGGCATGTAATAACTCATAAATCAACTCTCCCATTGCTTTATGGACAGAGGAAGAAGGTCTTTGTAATTTATTAATCATCTTTAATTATTTCTTTCAGCGTTTTGAGAACCACGAGCAAACTGACTTACTGATTCAATATCACCAGCAATAATGCTAACTGTTTCATCAATAAGTACTTCAGTTATATCATCTTTAAATTCACAAATTACATCAACTGTAGATACTAAACCAGTGTAAGGATTTACTGCACCAGTGATTTCTATATAAGCTGGTTTCCTGTAATATGTAAGAATAGGATTTACAATAGTAAATAAACCATCATGATAGATCTTTATTCTATTACCCATGATAGTACAGAATGTTTCACCCCATTCAAAACTGGGCTTTCTAAATTCATCAACTAATAAGTTTGCAGTATTAGCTTCTTCAACTAGATATACAGTCATTGAATCAGCAGGACAGCATTCTGATTTAGCATCAGTAGACACTTTCTTATACTCTAAGTAATCAGCAGGTAAAGGGTTAGACTCAAAATACTCAGGTTTATTTAAGCCAGTTATTGGTAATTCTAACAACAAGATCTGTAAATCATCTATACGTCTTTTAGAACCCTCATCACCTTCACGGAAAACATTACTAGCATGGAGTTGTCTTCTAACCCATTCTAGTTGTGCCTTGTTAAAAGCTTCAATAATCTGCCATGCCTCAAGATTATCATAATCATTTGAGGCCAACTTATTAAGCCGCTGCTTAATTTTTAACTGGAGTATATCGTTATTCATATGTGTTAACTGTAGGGGTATTATATTATACCCCCTCAGTGTTATTCTATATTAGATTACTCTTTCCAATGCTTTTCAACCTTCTCTATAATCTTGTCAGAAACATCCTGATTTAAAGGATTTTTCATATACTCAACTATATCAGCTGGTGTTCTACCAAGCATTGTGCTAGATTCAAGATGATAAATAAATCCATCACTCTTACTAACTATATATTTATAAAAAGAAGAATCTTTAACAACTGCTCTGAGTTTAAGATTAGTTAAATCCTCATTAGCAAGTGCTAAGAACTTCTCTGCTGTTTTAGTTTTATCAGTTTCAATTGTCTCACCATTAATGTATTTGTCCATGTTATCATAAACAATATCATTAGGTGTAGACTTTTTATACTGTGCACTATCAATGTCAAGAACTTTGGCAATATAAAATAATTTTCCTTGGTTCTTGTCAAACATTTTTTGTAATTCAGACAAAGCTTTGTTACGTAACTTTTTACTTTCTGTTTTAATTGTTACAGTCTCTTCAGCTCTATCTAAATAGAATTTTGGAGGAACGGCCCTACGTCTTGCATCATCGTAGTTTTTAGCTACAATACTAAAACCATTTGACTCAATTGCATAAAGCTTGATAAGATCATATGGATCTTTAGCAGGCTCTAAGAATAATGGTTCATTACCACATCTTATTGCAATCTTACTCCAGAACTCATCATTATCTGGTTTAAGAAGTTTAATCTTATTCCAGAAATCAGGATCATCAGGATTAACAACGTTAGCTGCTAATTCCTTTTCTAATTGAGAAACTACTTTTCTAATCTCTCTGATTTTAGCTTCACGCTCATCATCTGGTAAGAATTTTACTTCAGGAGCAAATTCATTTAATCCAGTTACATAGCGCTTAATCCCGTTAATCTCAAGACAAGCAAGTTGTTCTTCATGAAATACCCCATCAAAAAGGGATAATCCGTACTTTTCAAGACCCATATTATTGATTGTTGAATCAAAATAGGGACGTACACTTACAGTACTTTTTTTGTTCTGTGGGTACCTTTCTACAATTGTTATACTCATGGTTTTTTGTTGGTTTGATTATATAGGGGAGCTATTAACTCCCCTATAATTTTTTAATTAATTACTGAGAAATGTACAGATACTGCAGCATTTAATGCAGCAGAAGAATGCACATTGTAAAGTTTTACACTGAAACTATTAGCAGCAATAGCTGAAATAGTTGCATATGCAATACCATTTCCTGCGTATTGTACAGATACTAAAACTTTAGAAGTAGCTAACACTTTGCTATTTGTAACAACAAATACAGCAGAAGCATCAGCAGCTAAAGTACTAGATACTGTAGTAATAACACCTGCTTCAGCATTCACAGTAACACCTGAAGTAATGCTACTAGATTGAGTTACATTAGCAGTAGTAATAGCAGCAGCTTTTGTATTTAATTCATTTACAATAGCATTAATGTGTCCAAATTTAGCTAAGGACATATCAGATTCTTTTACTAAGAAAGCATCTGGAGAAGCGGGAGAAAATGTAGAGATTGCCATTTTATTTTATATTTTTTTTAATTAGAACCCAGAGCCAGCAACGAAGTGACTCTGGGTTGATATGTTTATTATTAGAAGCTTCCGCCAGTAATAGGGTTACGCATAACAATTTTCAACACTTTAGTTGGGTCTTTTACCCAAACTGCAGGCATTGTTTGAGACATCATTACACGGTATCCGTTAAAGTTACCAGAAGATTGGAATCCTTGGCTACGGCCCATATAATCCATAGTTCCGTTTTGGTAGAACCACTTCAATTGATTATCCCAAGACAATTTCAACAAGTAAAGGTTTTCATTTACGTTATCAGTAATGTCAAAGATAATGAAATTATATGAACTCAAAGGATGACCATCAATTAAGGGGTTTTCAATATCGTTAGTATGTAAGTTATCAAATGCAGGGTTCAATACAAACTTAACGTTAGCCAAGAAAGGAATTACGTAGCTGGTGTATGCAAATCCAAAGTTCAAATCCATACCTTTACCGGTAATAGCTCCAACTTCAGAAGCATTGATAACCAAACCACTGTTAACAGCTTCTTTCTTAATAGCCTCATTCACCATTTTCATACCACCCAAACCGGTTTGTACAATCAATTGGCGCTTAGGATCTGGACCTTGGAAGTCAACTTTACCAACGTAGAAGTTGTACAATTCAGCACGGAACATATCCAAAGTGAAACTAGATTTGTTGTAGATACGCTTGAAAGAGTTATCCAACTGCTTCCAAAGACCCACTGACAAACGGATATCATCTGGACCATCTTGCTTAATCTTACCACCTTGTCCCCACATCAAGTAGGTCTCAATGTCATTAGCAATTTTGCTCAAGTGAGCAGCTTCCATAGTAGTCAAGAAAGTACGGCTTAACTGACCATTGTCAAATGCACGCTTAACTGCATCTTTACCCATAGTCTGTACCATAGACTCCAAGCTATTGATTGCAGGGTCCATAGACTTATCAAAGTTACGCCAGATTTCTACAACAGGAACAGTACCATCAGCTTTCATACCACCCTTCAACATCAAGTCAGCACGACTAGAGATTGAGTAAGATACGTGAGCTTCAGCACCACCTACGAAGTTGTAGAATTCACGGAAACCAGCACCATAGTGTCCGATATCAGAGAAACGCTCACCGTATTCACCACGAGCAGAACCTTTACGGAAAACTTTAGTACCAGATGCTAAGTATTTGTTATCCAAGTATTTAGCGTTGTCATTGTTTACTAACTGAACAGTGTAGATGAAACCATCACCTGTAGGAAGAATATCAGCAGCAGTTACATACATTTCCAAACCGTTGTATTTGTCATAAGTAATGATATCACCATGTCCAAAAGAACGCTTGTTTAATTTGATTTTGAAGGTAGTACCATCAACACCTTTAGCAGCATTTGCAGATTCAATATCTTCTACAATGTAAGGAAGATCTTGAGCTACAGGAACTTGCCATTTGTACTCACCACGAGCATTGTCTACAGAGATGATGTTTTTTCCACCAAAACTAGAGAATTGATACAAGGGCATTTCAACTTTTTGAGCCATTGCCCATAAGTCTACTGGACCCATGTCCATAGGTTCACTGCTTTTCAGCATGTTTACGAGGTGGTATGAATCTACGTGAGAGCTAGCTTGGTAGCTGGTATCACGCAGAAATATACCATTGTTTAAAACTGGAGTTGCCATAATTATTTATTTATTTGTTTGTTTGTTGTGTTGTTAAAATCTTTTAAAAATATTTGCTTGTCTTGGAATCTTACGCTGTTTGGGTTCCTCTCTTTCTTCAGGTACAGTACTAGAAACTTTTCTTGACTGTTCTGTTTTAAGTTGCCTTACAGTGTTTTCAACCACTTTATTTTTGCCTTGCTCCATGATCTTTGACTTGTATCCATCAGGATCTGCCAATAACCACAGCGCTTCAGCTACTAATGGGTAGTTAGGTTCTACAAATTGATGTTTCTCTAACAAATGACCCAATAGGTTTGTGTTTCTTCCTGAGATAGAAGGATAGTTAGGTTGTACAAGACCAGCATATAACATAGACTGGGTTTTCTTATCCAACTTAACACCAGCTAACTCAGCGGGTTTAAGAGCCTCATACACGTTATCCATGTAAGCTGCTGCTGCTTGTTCTTGTTGTGCCTTCATATGCTCTTGTTCAGCAATCTTTTGGGCTACAATAGACTCTTGCATCTTATCCAACTTTGGTTTAAACTTATTAGCTTGTTGTTCTAACTTACCTAAGTCTTTCCAGGTTGTGATTTCCTCATCAATATCTTCATCATTACCAAATCCAGTAGCACGCAAATAAGAACGTACAATTTGTTCTTGATCCATTTCATCTGTAGGATCTAAACCACGTACTTCTTCTACTTGTGCTAATGCACTGAACAAACCTTTAAGATCTGTACCACCATTAGCTACATACTGGGCAGCATACTGAAGTTCTTCAGGAAGCGCTTCAAAGAACTCTTTTGGAGTTTGCTCTTTAATTGCTCGCTCCTTTTCTTCAAAGTTAGCTTGCAAGAGCTCCTTCCAATCTTTAATAGAGTATTCATCCATTGGTTTATCATCTTCAAAACCAATCAATACACCCTCTTCAATAAGTTTAGAGAAGGTTTCCACCATACCACTCTTATCTACTTTAGGTCTACCTCCTCTGGGTGACTCCTCTTCTTGCTCTAATAAATCATCAACCTCATTGGTTAACTCTTTAAGAACTTGTTCAGCAGATTGAGTTGGTTTCTTGATGTTACCATCCTCATCCTCTTCTTCTTTATCTAAGAACGTTAAATCCGTTTTAGGAGATGAAAAGATACTTGGTTTCTTTTCTTCTTCTGTTGGAAGCATGATACTATCTGCTCCCGGAGCTCCACCAAAGATATCATCAATGTTGATATCTACTTGTTGTACGGTGGTTTGCTCAGTTGGTTTGGTTTCACTCATATAGTTGGTTATTTTAGTTTGTAGTGTACATTAAGAATATAATATATTACTTCTAATAAACTTTAAAAATTTGATTTTAAAGCCGTATTTTTTGTAATATAAGGCTATTACTTCTTCTTGTTATCTTTAACATCATACTTATTCTTGTTCACTCTAGCTATTTCTAATTGTTTATTAGCAATCTCTCTTTGTGAAGCAAGCTTTTCTCTTTCAATAGATAACTTATCCATGTTAATAGCTTTCTGAGTACTGGCAGATTCTTTCTTTAAGTCCATTTGTTGCTGAAACTCCTCACTCTTACGGATATCTTTCATAGCATCTTGATAATCAGACTGTAAATTTTGGTTAATATCTACACCAGCACCATAACCAGCAGCCCTAATTTCAGCAATAACAATATCATTCTGTCTATTCTTCTCATTCTCTTCAGCTTCAAACTGCATCTTCATCATAGCCTCTTGATTCTTAGCTTGTAAAGCCTGCTCTTGCATAGCTTGTTGTTGTTGCATTTCCTGCTGACGTTGAGCTTGTTGTTTCTCATCAGAAGATTTAAGGATGTGAGATACTTCTGCAATAGACTCAGCCTTCATGATATTACCTAAATCATAAATAGAGGCACCTGCGGTGTTGTTTGTGATAGCCAATTGCTTTAACTGCTCCAGAGTAGCTCTGTGATTAGTTTTGGTCGTACAGAAGATATTAAAGTCTCTAAGCAATAAGTCAGTACCATTCATCTCAAAGTTAACCTTCTCATCAGTAGAGGTAATATACTGCAATCTAATAGATGGTTTGGTTGACTGATAGAACTGGGCTAAGTCTGTACGCATCTGATGTACACGAGGCATTAAGTAATCACAGTGATTAATAAAGTATGTCTCTGTCTGTGCATAAGAGTTTGATACAGCAATTCTTACACCAGTAGCTGTTGCTTGCTCTACTTGTTCTCCAAGACGCTGTGGTGTAATACCTATTACCTCAAATGCTTGCTGCTTAAAGTAGTTAGCCAATTGAGTTCTAGACATCAAACGCTGTGTCTGTTCTAAGTTTAATACCTGATAGTGTTGAAAGTTAAGAGCATTCTCAGTGTTAGTGATAGATGTATCCAATGGTAACATCTGGAAGTTCTTCATTGCAACGTAGGCTTTTGCTAAGTTGTTCTTTCCCCAATCTTCTCCCAATGAGTGTCTAGGTAAAGCATTCTGATCTAACATGATCACAGTACCTAATTCATCTACAAGAATATCAGCAATTTGGTTATTTACAATGTTATAACCAATCTGGTAAGGCTTCATTAAATCTACTAAAGATGTAGACTTAGTGTTTCTATCTGAGAATACAGATCCTTCTACTGGTAATTTACAACCGTACAATGTAGAATCTCCTTTAAATTGGAAAGGTACTCGTCCTGGTTTAGAACGATTAATACCTAAGTAAATAGGATTAATACCACTTGCATTGTTGTTCATCCCAAAATATGCAGGGTAGTTAGGCCCAATTTTTACTCCACCCCATACCTCATTAATCCAAATCCAATCAATATGTTCTCCTGCAATTAAGTTCTCTTTAGTTTTATTCTTAAGTACACTTGTATCATAGATAGGTTTTTGAGTAATAGCATATGACTCATCTACCACATCTTGCATAACTTGTCCGGTCTCATCAATCTTAATTAAATGTCCAACTTTACGCTGTGACTTCCAATAGATATGAGCTACACGTAACATATCTGTATTCTGATAATCTGTATAATCTTCAGATTCAGACATGATATAACTAACTATATCATTACCAGCAGTACTATTTTGCTCCCATACAGACATAAACTGACGGTATTGTAATGATGGCATGTTAGTATTCCATTCATGAGACTTAGTAGCATCATAGTAAGAACCATCATTTTGCATTCCTTGCAATGGATATCCTGCTGCTCTTGTTGGATAAATAGCTTCTAATGATTGTAATTGAGCATCAGTCATTAAATATCCATACTTGTCAATAATATCAGAGACTGTATATAACTCAACTTTACCTACCCAGTTACCTTGAGAGATATACCTAATGTCTGGAGACTTATGATAGAAAGTAACCAAAGGATTCCACAATTCTAATTCATAATCATCTTCATTCATCTTAAAGTGCCAGAACTCTCTATCTGTGATTAACATATCACGGAAAGCTCTTTCCTCAAGTTCATCCATTTTAAATCTTTCCTCATCCACACGGGCTTGATGTTCTGCCCACTCTTCTAACATTGAACGATAGTCTTTCTTAAAGAACTGTTCAATCTCAGGTAATGATTTAAGATTTTCTGGGGCTAATGCTTTCTGAATCTCAGGATCTTCCATATCAGCACCCTGCTCAATCATACTCATAACTATCTTACGTTCAGCATCAGCTAATAGCCTTTGCTCAATCATAGCTCTTTTCTGATCTAATAATTCATTGTAGGAGATCTCATCTACAGCCCGGAATGTTACTCTTGTATTTCTTTTAGCAAATTCTGCTACTAATACATTAATTACATTAGGAATAATTGGGTAAAATTTTAACTCTAATGCTGACTGATCTTCTTTAGTAAGAACATCAATTAATTCAGCATACTCTACATCTTCCTCAACTATATAATCACTACGATCAATAATACCTTTAGCAAGCTTGTAGTTCTTAGAGAGTCTGCGTGCATTTCTACGCAACTGCTTCATACCCTGCCACTCTAACCAATCAAGGTTATGTGCAGCCCAATCATCATCTTTATCCTTTCTTGGAATAAATTGGATTGGTTGAGTAAGAGTACTCATCTTATTGTATTCTGCCTTAGCTCCATTTTTGAGCTGCATAGCATTATATAACTGCATAGTCTGTAATTGTTGTATTAAATTGTTCTATTAATTCATTAACATTAATGTCAACAGTTTCTTCATCTTCATCAGAATAATAACTGATATAAGTTACATTAACTGTAACATTTTCCATCGCTGTAGTACTCATGCACCAGTTTATCATTTTAAATTTCTAAACGCCTGTTTTGGTCTTTGCATATTGCTAGAAGACCCACTTTTTCCAATATGCCTAAAAGCCCCTACTTTTAATTTATATAAATCTTTTGACTTATCCAAACTTTCAGGGTTTAGTTCTCTACGTTTTAAATATCCACGGTTTGATTGTTGGATTTTTGCAAAGGCTACAAGAGCTGTAAATGCCACTAATCTATCCACGTTTAAACCCTCTCTATATGCCAACATCTCTTTGATCAGCATAGGATCTGGTATTCTAGATACACCATAGGTAGTCTTTACAACTGTACCATCTGTTTTATAATCATGATCAATCTCCTCTCTAAGAAATTCAATTGCATAAGAAAGTAAATGAGCTTTAAATAATGTACCCGTGTTTCTCCAACCATACTGTTGATATACACTAGCATTACTACCAATGTCTTTCAAGAATAAGATCTGATCTTTAGTAACTAGGTATCTCTGTTTTCTCTGAGATATCATGTACTGGATAAATAGGGATACGTTATTCTCCACTAATGTCCAAGCGTTATACCACTCAATAATTAACTCTAGTCTTTCATGTGTTTTCTTGATATCATCAAAACGTCCACACCATGCTGCTACAATTCTATCCTGTTCTATATGCGTTTTCTGCTCTCCACCCTCTTCTCTAGATACTTCCACAGGAGCTTTATAAACAAAAATGGAACAAAGAGAATCAGAGGTAGTAGTCTTACCTTCAGAAACCGGGTCAATACTTGCATAATACATTCCAAATGTAGGATCTTTTTTAGGTCTTTCCCACACGACCAAACATCCTGTCTTATCTTCTGTCTTTTTAGAGATAGGAAACTCATTAATAGGTAGTTTATTAGAGTCTTTAACAGCTAAATTACTATGCTCATCTCTATATAACTCTAATAATTCATAAGCATATTCTTTATCTTCAATTCTTCGTAATTGTGCAGCAAGTAAATGTACAGAAAATACAGACTCTCTTCTAAATGCAAAAGCCTCTTCAATATTTGTAGGCTTCTGGGAGATACGTAACTGGTACTTATCAGGCTCAATCTCTTTCTTCCACTTAATCCTCTCTTCTTTAATAGCTTCTAAAGCAGTCTCTACTAATGAGTTACCATACTTATCTACATACGGCATCATTGACCACTGTTCAGGAATAAATAATCCGGCTGTACCAATAGTCCCTTTACTATCTAATAGATTAGTTTCTACAGCAAAGATATCATTAGCTTCCGGGTTCATGATTAAGTTCTTTAATGGTTCACACTGATCAAGGTCACCGACAGATCCTGCTGCAATAAATACCCCGGTAGTTACCATACCAGATTGTAATGCAGGTCGTAAGTATTCATATGTCTCCCCCATCTTAGGAGCAATACCTGCTTCCTCGTGGAAGAAGTACTGACAAGGACCACCCACACCCGCTGTTGCAGATTTCTCAAATGACATACCTTGTATAGTACCTTTTAATCCTACCTCAGTTTTCTTATTCCCTTTTCTTACCTCAATCTTTTGCTGCCATAGCATTACTTTATCCGGATTCATTGGTCTGTACCAGGCTGTATGCTCATTCAGAAACGATGCATACTCATCTAAGAACTTCCATGTACCCTTATCGTTTATATAATCTTTAAGCGAAGCTCCTATCTTAAGAGTAACACCCTCTTCAAACCATAATGAGTTGATTAGTTTACCAGCATGAAAGTATGAAGATGCAATCTGACGTTTCTTAAGAATAGCTACGTGCTTGTAGTATAGTTCAGCCAAGATCTCATACAGAGCCATGTGGTACTGAGCATCCCGGACTTTAGCAAATCCAAACCTCTTCTCTTCTTTATCATAAATAGGTAAGAAGTTTAACCACATGTAATAATCTCTGCTTAAGTACCAAACATTTGTTTGATCCTTATACAGTACACCATTCCTGCATTTCTTTTTCTGGTCATCCCAGTAATATATGTAATCCTTAGATTTAAAAGGCGCTACTGTATAGAAGCCTAACTTATTAAAAGTAGTTGCCTCTTTATTAAACAATAGACTAGTCTCATTAAAATTATACTGCCCTGGTTCCTTAAATAGTGTAAGTAAATAACTTCTCCATTCCTCTCTAGAAGAAAATTCTGTAATTGTCCAAACACCATTATCCCAAGTAGGAATTTCAATAATACTATTCATCTTCTACAACGTCTACAATGCTTTCAAAGTTTTCAGGTTTACCATTTGTAGTAATAATCATATAAAGTAATGTATCAATTGTCTTAGATGCAATCTTTGACTTACATTCTTTACCATTACCAAAATATGCTTCTTTATCATCACGATGAAAAGCATTCCATTGTTTTGTGTACGTGTTGTAATTAAACAACCAGTCGTACAAGCTGTGTTCTATATCATTGATCATAAGCTAATCCTATATTTCCTCTTACTTGACTTTGCTGTTCTTCAGCTAAATCTTTATATGCTCCCTTAAATGACTGTCTAATCTGCTCAAACTTAGCAGCAGCATTCACTAAAGCTGTAATATTACCATCTCTACCATGCTGTATTTCCGTAGTCTCCATGTAATGGGCTAATCTATCCAGCATAGACTTAATTCCTACATACGTTCTATACGTAGGAGTCTCGTATAACTTCTTACATGTATTCATACCCCGGATAATTAAATCATCCTCAGTAGAAACATCCATATCAATCTCAGACATTATAATCTCTTCCTTCTCATGTTCAGGAACATTGAAGAAAGGATTAAGATCTGGGTTAGGGCAAGTCATATAAAACAGGTAGGTATATACTTTTAAATAATCCTCTGGATATTCCGTCATTATATCATTAAGAGAGGAGATTGTATAACAGTGCTCTGTAGGCACCACCTTATTATTAACTATATCAAATAGTTTAATTAGCATCTTGTTTATGTTTAATTAGGTTTATCACCTCTGTTTTAAGGTAAGGCAAATCATATGGGACAATCTTTTTAACTAAAGGTTCTCCTTGATCATCAAGCTTGGTAATAGGGTTTCCAAACTTATCTGTACCCTCTGTATAGAACAATACATGGTGAATTGTTAGTTTTCCCGGCTTTAGTTTAGGGTTGTGCTTCAATATAATATACATATATGTAGACAACTGTAGTGCATAATGCCAGAAATTACAATCATCTAGGTGACTAACGGGCGTTAGCATCTTCTGACTAACACCCTCCCAATTTACATAGGATTCTTTCTTAATCTCTTTATTCGTCTTATAATCTGTGATATTTACATAACCTTTTGCCACCTCTACAAGATCTGATTGACCACATATACCAGCAGACTTCAAGTAAACAAAATGTTCCGGATACATACCCTCTACTAGCTTCTGTGCTGGAGCATACTTTATATCATCAGTAACTAGGGGCCTAATAATAGGTAGAATACAACCATGTCTTTCAATAGTATTTAACTGGAGTAAGTCTGCTTCACGCTGATTGTGATACCAGTTACCCTGATCAATAGCTCTATTAGATTCATTAGACCATGCCTGTAAAATATCCTCTACAGTCATACCGTACCACTTAGACTTCTTAGACTTAGCTGACTTCTCTGCTACAGTTTGAGCATCAAATGGCTTCTTATACTTAGATATAAACGAGGTCACTGATGTCCATTCTATACCGTCAGTATCTACTGACTCATATTTATGATTCTGGGATTTAAATATTACACTCATAGTTTAGATAATAAATCATTCTCTTGTTCTTCAGTAAGTAAAGCCGGCCATTTCTTTAATGGACACTCAGAAGATAAACTCCGTGTCTTAAACTTTAAAGAACACCCACACTCAGAACAACATGGTTGTGTACCAGGTGCTAAACAATTAACACCACTAAGGTCTACATTAGGACAAGCCAAACAAATAGTGTTACGCTCAAGAGCAATCTGCTCAATAGTATCTGTAGTAAATAAATAATTCTTAATTCCCTCAAGAATAAGTTCTTTGTTATTCCACAGAGTCGTCAGTTTGTTGTTTTTTATTTTTTCTATGATCTTTCTTTTTCTCATACTCTTCTTTCATTTTAATCTCTAAATTTTGCATCTTCTCTAGCTTATCTACTGTACTCTTGTACACATGATACCTAGAAAAAATCAAGTTCTCCCGGTTCTCTAAGTACTCAGAATATCTCCGGATATTAGTCTGAAGAATATCCCACTTAATATTAAACGTACCAAGACCATCTATAAGTACATGGGGATCCTCTAAAGAAGAGAGAGACTTCCTAGCTTTATCCCAGTAAAAGTCTGTCACTGCTTTAATCACCTTTTGTTCCATTTCTAACTCTATAGATGTCTCCTTTAAAATGTCTTTATACTTCTTCGGATTCAAGACTTACAAATTTATAATCTAATAAAACATTACCTTTAGCTTGTACATTAAGAGAGGTTGCTAACTTAATCATCTTTCTACCCTTACCATTCTTCTCAATCATTCCCTTACGCTCAAACTTAATAACCGCATTACGCACAGACTGAGGGGTTTTAAATACCCCCTCGTCTGATGCATAATTACAAAACTCAGTAAGCTCAATCTCTCCGTTAAATGCAAGCATAGTAAGACAATCAAGATCAGCGTTACTAACATTAATCTTCTCCAGATAACAATGGGTGAGAAGCTGATACTTTACAATATCACTCTTCCCCATCTTAACCTTCTTACTAACTTGATTTACAATCATGACCTCTTAAGTGTTCTAGGTTGCTCAGCTTCCTCCTCTTCAGGCTCCTCAGCTAACATGTTAGCTACCATCACCTGAAACTGCAAGCGCTTAGCTCTCTGTTCCTCAATGTCAGTAACCAACGTTTCATACTTTAACTGTACAGTTAAAAACTCTACTTGTTCAGTATAGTACTGAACCAACTTCTCTTTGCGCTCTTTTACCTCTTCAGGTGTAAGCTCTTTATTTTCTTCCATAATTATTAAATTTCCCAATATACAAATACCAACTCATTACAATCACAAGGATCTCTGGGATCCATTGGTCTACCACACCTAATACAAGTGGTGCTGGTTGGTTTATTATCTTCTCTAACTTCTTCATTCTCCATGATATACAAGATTACACTTTATATATTTACCCCCACTAACATTTTATCAACAAGTATCCCCCCGTACATGGGGTTCACTCTAATACCCCCTACCACGTATATGGAGATTATTTTATGGGTGAGGATGTGGAGGTCTATAAGCTATCAACTCCCCTCCTTACTTAGAGTCGGGACTAACCCCCCGCAAAAACTACCATGATGTACTTTTATAAAAAAACAGACAAAGCAATTATTTGCACAACAGGAACATTGGGAACCAAGACCGTGACTTTGCCCAATGGTAAGAAGATTGAGTCACGCATCCAAGTAGCAGACCTTAAATTTGGGGTCATTGCTGTGGGTGATCAAGAGGTGGGTGACATGAAAGTAGGGGATAAACTGCCCTACAAAATCATTGGTGATCCCATCATTGACCAGGATGGGAATCCTACAACTCTGTATTGGTGCACACCTGAATAAGGTGTGTGCCCTTACGGGTTACAGGCATAGGCACTTTCTATACAAGTTCTCAATTGTCCAGAGATTAAATTATGGTGGCTCCATAAGCTTGTTATATAGTTAAATATAGTTTTGTTTAACTTTTGAAAGTCTCAACCCGGGAATTCTTGAGACAATTGTCATTTTGTTTAACTTTTTTCTGACAATTGTAAGGGTGTGAGAGTAAATGACTAACACACTTCACCATAAAACTACATATGTAGCAAAGTGGTAAGAAGTGGGGTTAGGTGGGAACAAGTGGGCCATTATATGGCTAATACATTGATTAACACTCGTTTGAGCGAGTATAAACAGCATTTAGGCTCAAAGCGTCACTATATGAGTGGGTATGGAAACAATAAAAGAAACATTAGATATTAAAGGAGTAACAATTGAGTTAGTTGTTAAGCTTCCTTATGGTAGAATGATAGAGCATTGCATCACTACAGTAGAAGGTAAAGAAAGATGGGGATACATTAGTAACCCTGTTTTATTTGCGCACATCTGCTATCATGGTAAGTTTGCGTTTACGCTAACCCGTAAGGAGTTTGCTGATCATATTAAGGTAGATATGAGTGATGCTCTTAACAGGCTAAGAGAAAAGACTGTCGCTTTCTTAAACAACGGTTATGAGTTAAACGAGGGTACTCGTTGGCATGAAAGAGCTGTTGAAGAAAGAGATAGTCATTTGGCTTTCTTACCTAGAATTTTTGGGGGGGCTTAGGCTCCCTTTACTTTAATGCATCATAACTCACTTCCAAAGGGTGAGCAGTGGTATCTACATACTAATGAACTGGTATGGTGTACTACTGAATGCAGATGGGAGATAAAAACTACAAGGTATGGTATATCCTACTAACACATCTAGAGGACCTTGTAGTTCTTTTATTATACTCTGTGGTATTATACCTACTAGTATTACCGGATTTTTTAATTGAACTAAACTTAAATAGATATAGAAATGGAAAACACTTTTGAACCTACTGTTAGACATAATACTATGTTACGTATTATGGATGATCAAACTAAAGCTGCTATTAAGCAGATTGTTGACACTGTTGGATATTACCGCACTATCCAATATTTAACTACTGAGTGTGGTAAGTCTAATACACAGGCCCGGATTTTGGCTGATATTGGATGTTATATGCTTAACTAACATGAAGAACTTTATAGTCTTCTCTACATTAGGTCAAGTGAAGAACTTTATTAAGCGTAAACTTCCCACTTATTACTCTAATGACGGATGTGGTTGTTGTTATAATGAATCATATCCTTTAATTAGGGGTAAGCGGTTACTTTATGTCCGGGTAAATTCTACACACGGCCACATAACTGCGGAAGTAACTGTCATTGGCAGATACAAAAGATAAAGAGTTATATAAACTCTGCAGAACACTCTACTGGCCATAGGGTGTATTTTTATCCGTGATTGGCCTCACGTCAAGGTACCTAAAGATACCTTTGAAACACAAAGGGTGTTTCTAAAGGGGATTAGTGAACAAACGATCTAATCCCCAATCTTTATTTTAAAATAAAAACAGATATGAATATATATAAAGAGATTCCAAGCTTGGTACTGATAGTATTAGGCTTGTTGGCTGCTTGGGTAGCCTTAACAGTATGTCAGGTAGGTACCGGTGTTCAGTATTTTAGTGCTTTCTTAGCATTGGGTTACTGGTTACTGGCTTTTTTGAGTTGGCCTAATAAAACTAAAGAGATATGACTTTTGAAGAAGCAAGTGACATGTATGCTATGTATAGCATTAGTCCGGAATTAACTTGTCAGTGTGATGAATTTCACATGTGCCAACAATGCCATGAAGACGCTAAGAATGAAAGTGATCTTAATGCATTAGAGAATCAAACTTATGAAGGATAAATATACAACTTGCCCTATTACCGGGTGAGTTGTATATTTGTACTATACTACTATGGCGGAATAGGTAGACGCGCAGGACTTAAAATCCTGTTGTCAGTAATGACAGTGTGGGTTCAATTCCCACTGGTAGTACCAAAAAACAACTTCTTACAGAAGACGGATTAGCACCGTTGAAAGAAACCTTGACTCCTGGGAGTAATTACCCAAGTGAGTAAATGCCTCAAGGTTACTGTGATGGACCCTGCTCTGCCAGTGCGCACTTTAGCAACAGGTGAACAGTAAACTATGTTCAGTAAAATCTAAAAGCATGGTGATCATGCAAGGAGTTGTTTTTTAAGATCAACCCTGTGAATAGTATTCATAGGCCATGTACCATTAAGCATACCGTAAGAACTGCTAAATGGTCATTCTAGTTACTGGGAATACATAACTAGTAACAACCCCCAGTAAGCTTGTCTGATCAACAGAAACTGCTGGGGTTTTTTATAGTCAGGTGGCGGAATGGTAGACGCTAAATGTGAAAATTGGAATTGCGGTGTGGAAGCCGTAGTTCCGCTAACAAAATCACTTTACCATTACAGGTTCAAATCCTGTCCTGACTACAAATAATAAATCTAAATATGACAGTTAAAGAAAATACCTTAAGTGAAATCAACACTGACGAATCTGATTTGAACGAAGTCGAAGGAACAGGTCCTTACTGCTGTAATGTGAGGATGGTATTAGCACCTTCTGAAATAGTTTATGAATGCTTAGAATGTGGTGGTTGGTGTTACAGCAGTTCTTAATAAACATAGTCAGGTGGCGGAATGGTAGACGCTAGAAGTGAATAGATAAGTAAGTGTATTGTCACTTAAACAACTTTACTACTTATCATACAGGTTCAAATCCTGTCCTGACTACAAAGGCTACCCAATAGTGGCCCTAACCAATGAGTGGTTAAAATCTTTTTCATATCTGTATTACGTCAAAGGAGGTTATTGGGCCTCCTTTTTCTTTTAGCAGATATATAATCTTGTAACTAATTAATAAAAACCACATATGAAAAAATTTAATTTTAAACTAGTGTCCTCATTGATAATGACTTCATTAGGAATCACACAAATTTGTACTATGGTATTGCTTATGTTTACTGGTAATGTAAATTATCTGTATGCTGCCGTATCATTATTAGTATCAATGTTCTTTGTTATGGTATTCTTTGACCGTTTTATTGAAGATTAACATGAGCCAGATACTTTCTTACCGTAAAACTGAAGAACCAGGTAAAATCATTCTTCTTGTCAAAGACATAAAGGGTGGTGAACATGAGGTTGGTCCCGTTAATCATATAGATTTAAACTTCTATATGCAAGGTGGACATGTGCAATCAGCATTTCCTTATCTTAGTGTAGATCAGAGAGAGTTAATCATCTCTGGCTATACACAACAGATGTGGGATGATTTAGTGGCCGGAATCGGAGGACTGTAGGTCGTATACTACAGTCCAATGTGTTTTTAAATATTAATATTTGTAACCGGGGGTGTATACGAGCACCCCTTTTTTAATTAAACTACTACAATGAACTCTTTTACATTTAAAAAAGCAAAAAAAGTACAGTGTTTTCATGATGATAACACACAACTTATGCTGGTTATTTATGATAGCTGGCATTGGTCCTATGATTACAGTAAGAAAAAACTAAGTGTTTGGTTTGCTACAACTCCTACAAAATGGACTAAAAACATTCCTGTTCAGGACTTCTCTATTAAAATACAGACTCCTATCTATTTCAAAGATGGTAGACTATCTGTTAAGCGAAAGCCCGTTTATGAAAAACAGAGTGTAGATTGGGATCAAGATAGTGCACACTGTGTATCTTTTAAGATTTCATTCTTTAGTAATTACTTTAATTTATCATTTGATGAATCAGTAGATGCTCTTTATGGTGATGACATTATTGTTATCCTTGAAAGTATGCGCGGATTCTTTACAGAATTTAGAGAGGAACTTAAAAGAATAAAGTCTTTTGATCTAGATACTGTAGATGCTATCTTAACATCTCTGAATTGCAGACTATGTAAGTTTGGTATGAACAACTCTACTCCTGAAAAAGTTAGGGATGAAAGAATTCCAAAAAGATATAGTATCTTGCCGGCAACTCAATCAATATTCAATGAAGAAACTACTGATATTGACCCTCTTCCTTTCTAATACATTGTACTCTCAATCTATTAAGATTAAAGTACATAAATTTGAAAGTGATGAAATCTGTCACCGGTTAACTTGTGATGATACAGCTGCTGTTATTAGTTTAGCAGAAGAAGAGGGTGTAGATAATGCCTTTGTAATGAAAGTATCAGAACAGAAGATGTTAGTTACTATGAAATGTGACGATTGTGAAGTACAGTATGTGCTTTATGATCGTTACATACACATGATTGTTAAATATTACCCAACTAAAACCCTATTTTATGACAAAAACTACAATGTTTACAAACCCAAGACCTGTGATTGAAGGTAAAATCATAGGTAAAGTGTCACAGAATGGCACTATTATTGGTCTTATGGTTAAGACCGGTCAAAGAATTACAATGATGAAGTACTCTGGTTCCGTATAAACTAGAGTGTTTCGTATTTAGATTAGTTATAAGTTGAAAACAATGGGGGTCTATACGGTACCCCCATTTTTAATCTAAAATCCTATGATATTAAAAGTTAATGATGATCTCAGTGTGACTCACACTAAATCGTACAAGAAATTGTTTATTGTTTCTCTATCCCTGAATGTAATATTATTGTTTACATCTATGATGGATCTAAGTACCGAGATTGTCTCGGTAGTTAAAGACACTGTTACAATTGAAAAGACTGTGGAAGATATGAAACTTACTGACTCTGGCTTAACAGCTGAGTTAGTGAAGTATGGCTGTGTATTACCGGCTGTTGCTGTTGCCCAAGCTAAGATAGAATCTAGCATTGGTAAGAGTAACGTTGGTGTAAAAGCCAAGAACATGTTTGGATTAACTTACCATAAGTGTAAGTATGTAGATGGCAAACATGGTGTATATGCAAAGTATAAGTCTTACAGAGACAATGTAAGATGCTACATTGATATACAGAATAAGTATCTACGTAAAATTGATGGTGTCTACGCCAGTGACCCAAACTACCTGAGTGCTCTTAGAGCCGCTAAATAAGCTCGCAATGTGGTAGTTGATTAGAGAATTAGTATATAAGGGCTGGGAGAAATCCTGGCCCTTTTTCTAATGTGGCTACCTTGTAAATATATAAAAAATCATCTATCATGAATAACACAGAAGTTAAACAAGCAACCAAAAGAATTCAAAACCTGCAGAAGTATGGCTTTGACTTAGAAGCTGTCCAGATTATTACTGGGTATGAACAACATGTAGTTGTAAATTTTGCAACACCTATGCACAAAGTAAAGAAACATCCTAAAAAACACTTAACTCATGGACAAAAAGGCTATGTCCGTAAGTGTAAGGATATTGTAGAAGCTAAATCACCAGGATTCTGGCACAGAAAGTCAGAAAAAACTGTTACCAATGTAGAGTATCCTGATAATGTTGTAGCTGTAACTGCTAAACCTGACTTGATTAAGCCGGTTTCTCACACAATTAAAAATATTAAAGCAGACAAACCCGTGAGTTTAGTGATTGGAGAAGAGGGTAGAGCTCTACTTATTGATATTGAAATGTTGCCAAAGGGTATTAAAATTACTTGGCAATAGCCTTATAATAGAAATAACTTATATATAGAGTAGTTAATTAATTTAATTACTCTATATATTTGAATGAGATGTTGTACCAATTAAGGAATGGTAAGGTTATAGAGTTATCTGTAGAGCAGTATCTTGACTGCACTGATGATGACTTGCAATACCTCATGTGCCTTAATGCCGGTGATGTAGTTGAAGACCCGTTCTTTGGTGCATCTATTAGCAGTACAACAATTACAATCCTAGAAGTTGAAGAACTAGAGATAGAGGAGATAGACCCTTCAGAGTTTGAAGCTGATATACTCCCGGAAGATTTACTTCCAGACATGTAAGCCGGTTAATAGCCGGTTTTTTTATGCATTAAACAATTTAAAAAACCCTAAAAAATATTATGAACAAAGTTAAAGTTGTTGCTGATGAGTTCGGCAACGTAATCCGTGTGTCTCAAAACAATCCTGAGTATGGTTTTGTACGTGTTGAACAAGATGCTATTGAAGTATCTAATGGTTGGGTACGTAGGAAAGTAAGATCATCTATTGTACCAGGTCTAGTATCAGACTTAAAAGCAATTGGTTGGGAAGCTAATCAAGAGTTAAGCGGTAAGATTACCGTTAAAGAATCTCTTGAGCCCATCATGGAATCTAATCCTGATTTTGGTGTTAAGCGTGCTGGTCAAGATGGTCCCGTTTGTTTATTTGAAGATCAGGCTATTTACAGACGTACTTATTACACTCTTGACACAGAAGATCAAGATGTATTTATTCAACACACTAATGTTGATGAGATCCGTGAGTCTAATTCTAGCCGTGGAACAACAGCAGTTGCTGTAAAGCCTGCTCCTAAAGCTAAAGTAGAAGTAAAAGAAGAAGAGATTGAAGTTTCTGTAACCTCTGATTCTGACGTAACATTTGATTTCTAATTAATACGGGCTGGGGAAACTCAGCCCTATTATTATGATTAAGTTACAAAAGACTAAGACTTTAGAGACTAAAGACAATAACAATAGTGCTAACTGCATTGCACCAAATGTAATCTACGGATGCTTTGGTGGGTGCGTTAGCACTTACTGTTATATGTCCCGGTACAACGGGAACAGAGTTTATGTAAACACTAACGTAGATGATATCTTTAACTCTGTATTAGAGTGGGAGAAGAACTATGTTAAACAGCCGGATCAACAGGACCCTGTGTATACTATGGTAGACATAGCCTGTAATAGTGATCTAGTACTTATGCAGAAGCATATGCCTGAACCCTTGATTGATTATCTTAAGAGATATGATGACCATCCTAGACTTAACTCTACTATGGCCACTAAATATCCTTCATTACTAACTCTAGACGTTAGTAGTTTTAATAAGAAACCAAGAGTCCGGGTTAGTGTTATGCCTCAAGTATTCTCTGATATACTAGAACCTAAGATGCAAAAGATATCTGATAGAATAAAAGATATTAATAGATTAAAGGATTTAGGATGGGAGGTACACATAAACTACAGTCCAGTTATTTTCTACCCAGGTTGGGAAGAACTCTATGATGATTTATTTAATGAGATAAAACATATTGCCGGTGAGAATAAGTGTGAGGTTATTGCTCTTACTAATCATGCATTACAAATGCAACGGGCAAGTGTTCTAGCTCAAAACCTAATGAAATATAGCTCAGAAATAAAGAATAATGAACAGATTATGCGCTATCCTTTGAGCTACAAAACCAAATGGTTGGATACATTTAAGTACTTGTATACACAATACTTTGATATAGACACTATTAGGTACATCTTCTAATCAACAAACTAAATTACCACATATGAAAAAAGAGAACCGGGTTATGTATAGCGGAAAGCTATCTACATACCAAGCAAACACAAAGAACTTTAATGGTAAGTCTTATCAAGTTTATGACAAAGACCCCTTTAATCCTAATCAGAACTTCTTGTACAAGCGTGCCATATTTGGTATTAGCATGTATACGGAAGAAGAACTCAAAGAAATGTCTGAAGCTAAAAAACTACGGGTTATCAAAGCCCATAGAAAAACTCAGTTTATTCTAAACTCCTGGAAACAAGAGATGATGATTAAATTTAGTAATTGTTTATTGGGACATTTCTTTAAGGATCATCCTTTCTTAAATCCTTTTTGGGAAAATACAGAACCAGATCCTAAATTTGTATGTACGCTATCATTTAAAGACTTAGGTATCAATAAAAAAGATATCATTGACAAATTAATAGATAGTGGTATCTTACCAATTAATTTCTACCAAATCTCATGACAAAATTCCACGGCCTTGACAACAGACAGATTGTATTCTGTTATTTAAACAATCTAATTCAATTAGAGGAACTTGAAGAACTTATTGCGGAAGCACAGATAAGTTCTACTGTACCATTTATGGGTAGTTCTGTAACTCTATCAATGATATTAACAGATGAAAACATACAAAAGCTTAAAGAGCATGATATGTATATTATGTTGAATCAGGTTAATGATATTCTTTACCCTGTGGTAGAGCTTATCAAAGATAGTGATCCGGATCTTTATGAAGAAGTATCAGCTGCCTTTGATATAGGATTAGATGATTTAATATGAAGCAGTGTCAAGACTGTGGAATTACTGTACCTAACTTTTGGAAAAGGATATTAGGTAAAGGCTATTGTAAGAACTGTGCTAATAAGTATAGTAAACCAAAGTCTTTACCTAAAATCTCCAAAAAGAAAGTGGTAGAGAATCAAGAGTATAGTATACTACGTGTAGAGTTTTTAAGTAAACATCCTACATGTCAAGCTAAACTTCCTGGATGTACTGTAATGAGTACAGATGTACATCACCTTTATTCTGGTAAAGATAGAAGTAAATATTATCTAGAATCTAGTACATGGAAAGCAGTATGCAGGATGTGCCACAATTTTATACATGATAAGCTATCATCTGAAGAAGCTATAGAATTAGGACTTAAACTTAAACAGTAATTTGTTTATATAATTTATATGATGTATATTTGTAGTATAAAACTACAAACATGCATCAAGATAATTTTTATGTATACACTCATACTAGAACAGATATAAATCAAATTTTTTATGTAGGTATAGGTAAAACACCACCTATTCATAAAGTATATAAACATAATACTAAGTATTCCAGAGCTTATGAAAAAACTAAAAGAACTACTTTTTGGAAAAACATAGTTAAGAAAACAGAATATAAAGTGGATATAGTTTATGAAAGTTCTAATGAAGAAGAAGTTAAGCTTAAAGAAATAGAACTTATTTCTTTTTATGGTAGAAAATGTTGTGATGATTCAGGTATTTTAGTAAACTTTAGTCTTGGAGGTGATAGAAACGATGGACCTAAAAACTGGGGTATTAAAATTAATCAAATAGATATTAGTACTAAAAAAATTATTAAAGTTTGGGATGAACTAAAAGATATACAAAATGAATTAAATTTTTTAAAAACAAATATTATAAAATGTTGTAGAAAAAAACAAATTACTGCATATGGATATATGTGGGAATATACTAATGATAGATCTTATGATAATATAAGATCTACAACAGCTAGAAAAAAAAATACAAATAGACGGGTTGGTATAGATGTTTTTACAAAAGATGGAATATTATATAAATCATTTACTACCCAAGAAGAAACTTCTAAATATTTTAATATACATAGAGCAACTATACATAAATATTTAAATGATAAGTTTCCTAATAAACATCCTTACTTTATTTTTAAATATAAAAAATGGTAAAAATAACCCAGATGTAGCAAAAGAATATGGCTTTAGTAAAACAAGGATATGAAAACAGAAACAGAACACTTAGAAGATAAATTAAAGATGGCCAATATTATTGGTTATTGTATTGGTGAGTTAAAAGGACATCATGCACATTATGCAGGACCGCAAGCAATAGAAAAAAGCTATTTAGAAGCAGAGAAACAGTATAAAGAATTTTTAGATAACCTAATTAAAAAACCAGATGACATTTGAAGATTTAGAATTTAAACCTATGACTAACCATGATAATGGGATACATGTAAGAGTAGAGTTTCCTAATGGTTATGGTGCTAGTGTTATACAATCCCCATATAGTTATGGTGGATCTAATGGTCTATATGAGTTAGCAGTATTATATGGTGGTCATATATGCTATGATACAGAGATAACTAATGATGTATTAGGCTATCTTAACCAGGCGGATGTAACAGAGTTACTCCAAAGGATAGAGGCACTATGAAGAACCTACCAACAGCAAAGGAATTTCTTAACAGAGATGAGAGTGGAGTCTATAATGAAGTAGACATTACTCAGGCTATGGATGCATATGCTAAACTACATGTACAGAGGATTAAAGACTTCTTAAATTCTGAGATATGTGAGCGTAGAGAGTATACAGCATCTCGTATGTGTGAGGAAGTACTTAAGTTCATACAAGACAGTGAAAAACTAGATAAGTTTTTAGGAGGTGCATATGGAGAAATCTATCAGTCTGATGCACTTGCAAAACTTAAAGAAAGAGTTGGACAACGTAAAGAATTTAAAAAAAGAAAAGAAAATATGGGTAAAATAGACAAAAACAGTAAATTTTATAAGCCTCCTACCCTACAAGAGCGCTTACAAGATATTAAGTATTTCTTCTTGTTCTGGAGAGGTAGAAAGAGAGGTATGATATTCACCCGTAACATTGAATTAGATGATTTCCGTTATATCTTCTTTCCCAAAGGATTTGAGAAGTATGGTTACTTAGGAGTACATCTATGGCATGAAGAAGGTGATTACTTTAATGCTCTTTATCCTTTAGTACTTGCTATGGACCATGACGCTAAGCCTAAATTCTGCCCTAGGTGGTTTCTACGCTTTCTTCACGTGTTTGGTAGTGATAGATCTATTGTAAGAGTACGTAACTGGACCTTGCATAACTTACTTAGAAAGCTAACTAAAGGTATTGCCTTTGTAGATTGGAAGACTAAGTGGCACAGTTATGACCTACGTATCTCTATACATGCTCCTATGCACTTACAAAACTTAGCAGATGACATAGAACAGGGGTTTTACTCTAGAGGTGCACAAGAAGAGTTAGTAGCTAAGATTAAGCAACTAGACCCTAATGCAGGTATTATCTGGGGTAGTGTAGATAGATTAAAAAAACAACTAGAAAAATTAGAAAACAATGACACCGATTAGCAAAGATTCATTACGAGACATATTAGAAGCTAAAATTGAAAGCTTTCCAAAGCCAAAAAAAATAGTAGGATGGTATTGCTTATCTACTAAGATTATGGTAAATACTATTGCATTTGCTACATATAGTAAACCTAACTTTATTAAGAGATTCTTTATGAGAACCTTACTAGACTTTTACTGGGTTAAAGACACAAACAATGACAACCAATAAACAACAAAATGCAGTGGGCTTATTAATAGAACAAGCCCATAAAGAATGGGGTGAATACAAAAGAACTATGACAAAAAATAAACAACAAACGGAAGTTGATGTTGCAGAATTAGCGATGAAACTTTATCCATTCAGTAATTCAGAAAGAAATGCTTTTATAACTGGGTATAATAAAGCCCGTGAAATGTACGAAGACAAAATGGAAGCCGAAACCATCAAACAATGTGCAACACTTTCAACGATAAAGGCAAGTGCTTATGAAGACGGATTTAATGACGGATATATGAAGGCATCGAGAACAACAGGCACAACTGAAAGTGGCATCGCAACAGGTAATAACATTTCCACAACAGGCACAACAACAAACATAACACATTTTTGTGAAGTATTTGAACCCGCATATAAACCATCGCCAAAGGTAGCAACTATAACATGTGTACCTTGTAAAAAATGCGGAAAAAGTTTATGGCAACACGCAAAGTGGACAAACATAATATGACAAACAATAAACAACAAACGGCAGTGGAGTGGTACATTGAAAAACTACTCGATTTAGATTATGAATATGCAAAAGGACTAATAACTTTGGGAGTTTGGAGTGAAAGAAAAAATTCTTTAATTCAACAAGCCAAAGAAATGGAGAAGGAAAGAATTGAAACTGCATACAACAAAGGAACAGTTCATGGAATTGATTATCCTGAAAGTACATTACCAATAACTGGTGAACACTACTACGAACAAACCTACGGAGGAGGT